CAGGAATCAAGTCTGGGATCAAGTCGGAGATCAAGTCGGGGATCAAGTCGGGGATCAAGTCGGGGATCAAGTCGGGGTCGCTTGTTTTGGTAGTCATGACGCAGGATGGCTGAGTTTTTACGATGTATTTTCAGCCGTCGTTAACATACCCGAAATAGCCGGAATCATAGAGGTTGCAGGGGTATGTGGTTGGTGGTGGCCGTTTGAGCACGCATGTATCTACACCGATAGGCCATCTGTTATCCATCTGGATGATCGGGGTGCTCTCCATAACGAGTCCGAAATGGCTATTTGTTATCCCGATGGATGGGGGGTTTATGCCTGGCATGGTGTCAGGGTGCCAGACTGGATAATTACGTCTCCAGAGCGTATTACACCAGCTATCATCACGGATGAACCCAACCAAGAGATTAGGAGAGTTCTAATTGAACGGTACGGGATGCCGCGATATCTTGCGCATTTGGATGCCCACGAAATTGACCGATCAGAGTTTGGGGTATTGGTTGAAACAACCAAACTTGGAGACGACGCTAACCCAGCTCGTTTTGTACTGGTGAAGTGTCCATCGACAGGCCGGGAGTACGCCCTGCGCGTACCCTACGACATCCCGACGGCCCATGCTGCAGTGGCATGGGGCTTTGACATTGCATCATCGGATACCTACGCACCAATACAAGAGACTTAGAGATACCAGTACACACATCACACACCCACCTCCGACAATACACACACCTCCGACAATATTTGAAGTTTTTCTAGCTTGCTTGCCCCGATGAATACCTTTTACCTTGAATCCCTAAAGAATGGCTGTAGGTGCGGTGTTTAGGTATCTCTGTCTATACAATCAAAGGAGAAGAGAATGAAGGAAAAGAAGAAGAACCAGTGGTATCCGGATCTCACAACCAAAATCCCACCGGGTTTCACAGTGTCTACCAGCCACCTGGCAGGATGTTCCGTTGATATGGCTTTGAGGGATGGGGATCGTGCAGGAGAGATACTGTCAGGGATGTGCGAGAGAGTTGACACTGCTGGTGTTACGTTCTCTCGCACATGGCGAGGAAGTCAGGAAACAATCATGGCGTCTTGGAATTGCGTTCTGTACATAGAGCGCCGTCTCGACAAGGGCACAGGGTCGAATTTTCCAAACATGCCATGGCCTACCCCAGAAGGTGGGGGTGTTTGGTCGCATGTGGTAGGGTTTCCAGCACGGGTTCGGTTCAGTGATGGTGGACGCACGCAAACTGTCCCGAACGCATTCATCGGGGCAGTAGACACGCTTGGTGTGGGGCTGGCATACGCCAGTTACGGGTACGAAAAGATTCGGTTCATCCCAATGTCCAATCTGGTAGACATTGGGATCAGAGTTATTGAAGAGAAGGAAGATGACGCCGAGTAATCAATAGGATCAATCTTAGAGAGGGGCTACAATGGGTTTTGATCCTGGTAAGGATAAAGAGTTGATCTGCGTAGGGGAAATCATGAGTGACTCAATGCCCATCCACGTGGGCGTTGCGTCCTACGACAAAGGAGAACCGAAGCTGGCAATGACTAGAAGCGTCACAACCACCAACAAAGCCGGGGAAGAAAAGACATTCTCTCGGACACTGGGTCGTATGAATGAGGAGGAAGTGGTGGGGTTCATCCGAATACTTGGGTTTACTGGCCCCAAGGCAGATGAGAAGGTTAGACAGTTGTTCCGGAAGGCCAAATTAGTCGTCCGGAAGGCAAAGAAGCAGTAAAGTAGGCATGGTAGAGTAGGGAGTCGTTACCTGTAGACATCAACACAGAAGGAAAGGAACCGCCTAATGGCAAAAGTAATGGCAAAAGAAGACAAGAAGAACAAGAAGAAGATCTCCGGAACTGATACCCCAAAGAAAACTTCGACAAAGACGAAGAAACTTGCTCCGGATCCGGAGGATGAGGAGGAGTTCGACGACGAGGAAGAGTGGGACGATGTCGAAGAGGAAGAGGAGGAAGACGAAGACGAAGAGGAAGAAGAGGAAGAAGAGGAAGAAGAGGAAGAAGAGGAAGAAGAGGAAGAAAAGGAAGAAGAGGAAGAAGAGGAAGAAGAGGAAGACGAAGAGGAAGAGGAAGAGGAACCAGACCCAACACCCCTGGAGGTGACTATCTCGGGAAAAGGTGCGTCTGGGAAGCTCATCGTTCGATCTTCGACCCAGGAGGGTGAGGATCAGGAATATGACAAAGACGCGCTGAAGGCAGTGGGCTTGTCGTTCAGCCGCAACAAGGCCATCAACGGGTACTTCATGGATGACGCCACGAAGCCAAACCGGGTCAAGCTTCAGAAGGCACTGGTCAAGGCTGGGTACGAAGTCAGCTTCGTGGAAGCTCCAGATGTGGAAGAGCCGAAGAAAACCAAGAGTACCAAGAAGACCGAAGATGTCGCCGACAAAGTGACCAAACCGACAAAGTTGGCGAACCGACCGTGCTTCAAGAAGCTGACAGATGCCGTGGCGCTGAGTCTCTTCGGTCTGACATCCTTCTTTGAAGAGGATGACGTGCGGAACGCACTCGCATACATGTGTGAACACCCAGACAAGATCGGATTCGAGACAGAGTAGCATCTTACCGGGTGTCTATGATCCACATTGATCCTACCTTACTACACCCAAAAACCCTGAACTAACGCCAAATCCTACCCAATTCTAGTTTTTCTTTGACATTCTACCTTTTCGCATATATAATAGTGATATGTGCTATGCTAACTTGAAGAACCCGATGGGGATCCTGTAAAGTTAGACGTAGTACTGCCTGTGCAACACAAAGGAGATCGAAAAGGAGATCGAAATGGGGAAAAAGAAACACACTGCTCGAAAGGTAATGCTACCATTCATGAGGGTGGATGCATTGCTTAGTGAGCTGAACCGCATCCGGGTCATGTACAAGGGGGATACCTACAGTATGGCTGATATCCGTAGGTTCTCCGAAGAGACCCACGGTAGGGATGCATGCAGTAGGATCCAGTTCCTGGATGAGTGGATATCCACCTATAAGGAATGGGCGCCTGCTTTTAAGAAGGCTGGGGTGGGTCTGCAAGAAGCAGACAATGCGTTTATCAAAGACAATGGGGCTGGTATTGGTCCATCTAGATACGCCGCCTGGGCGCAAAAGTTCATGAATGAACACATCAATGCTGATCTCCCCAGCAACCCGGCTGCTTCTCATGAATGTGTCCAAAATCCCCCTGATTGTGACCAACCTGTTGCTTCGGATGGGGTTGAATGCGTTCCTGGTGTGAAGGTAGACCTAAAGATGATCAAGTTTATTCGGTTACCACCCGCGTCGTATACCCTGATGTATCAGTGGCAACGTGTGGGTGTGGTTACCCGACTAAGCAAAGCCCACCACAAGGGGCTTTGGGCTGGTGAGGTTGGTACTCGGGGGTTTCAGGGAAATACTCGGTTGGCAGTAGCTATGATGATGATTCTGAACCACCACTAAAAGTCGCCACGGGGCGAAGGAGAAGAGATGTACGAATTCAATCCGGTTTTTTTGGCGGAGTTGGGCCGCTACCACTCCGACCTCCGGAACGGGGAAACTGCCGGAGGGAAGTTCCTTGAGTACAGATGGCCCAACGGGAAGGACATCGAACGAGTTTATTTTTCCTCGATCGGAGATCGATCCCCGATCGAGCCGGTTGGAAGTCTCAGGCTCAGGGGGCTTTACACAGCCATCGTGTGTGCGGAGGCGCCGATATGGTGCCCACCGACACCAGAAGAGGTCCGGTGTGCCAGGAACGGTGTGCGGATCCGCTTGGGTCTTCCGATCGAGCCCGAGCCAGAGTAGTTTTTTTCCGTCCCTCCCCTCCCCCCGACGCAGCGGGACCGGACGGCATCTCAGGCTGCGTCGGCGGGTTATAGTCACGGTCCCGAGAACCGTGACCCCAGCTCTATCCCGGGATGAGCTCCGGAATAAGAACCGGAATAAGAAAGGGGTAGAAATGAAACAGATCGAAGATCTGGCTCGAGAAGTCGAGTGGGGGGAGCGCCCCCAGGAAGATCTCGCGTTGGCACAAAAATTGAAGACACTGACGAGGAAACTTACCCAATGCCAACGTGAGATCGAGGTGTTGGGGTTTGAGACTTACGGACGCATGGCCGCGCACGTCGGCACCGTGAGTGCAGCAGCCGACTCCGCTCATGCGGAGCTGGTGAGGATTTTGAAACAATAGGCGGATGTGCCTCGAGAGTGTGGATAATGCTTAGACATCCACCCATTAAAAGTAATCGAGATAACTCATGTTTCTACCTACCCCCAAAGCATGCATTTTACTCCAGGATATCCACACATCTCTGGTCACACCGTACCCAGACTACACCACGTTATCTCGATTACTTGCACAGTGTATAACACAGACTATCTTGTGTTTAGAAGACGCGGTCGGCACACGCATCCCATTACTACGCAGACTAGTGACTGTGTGTTTTTGTTTTGAGACTGCTACCGTGACTGTCTCGTTGAGTTACAAGGAACTGCGTTTCAATCCGGGGTTTTTCACCCAGCATATCAAAACGGTTAATGACTTAGCCTTTGTACTCCTACACGAGCGTGGTCACATAGTGCTCAATCATATAGTCGACACTAGTAGTGTGACTTGTTTTGAAGAGGACGCAGTAATAAACCCGTTGGCTACCTGTATCACAGGGAGTGATCTTACCGGCCGGGTGTACACCACAGGTGTACACTTAGTCCTGCAAAACAACTCTAGGCTACTTGAAAACCTGATGACAGACCCTGTGTTTGCTGTAGAGCCGGCACAAGCTGTACTATCATGGCATACCGGAGCCTATGGATACCGCAGGATCCACCAACAGGGCATTCTGGATGCTATGATGTGTATCCGAGTTTGGCGGGAGAATACTACAGACCCTGCTTGTTTCAAATTTAGTACATACTCGCCCGACGGTTCAGCCGATTCACTAGAATTCAGCCCAAGCACGGGAAAGGATTCCAGTCAACTACCCGCTGCACCAAAAGATGCATCTTATATCTCATTCGCATCTCTTCATCTTCCGTCAGATGTTACCTTTCTTCCAATGGAGGAACAACTCTTAGGAATCGCTAACTTACAATCGACAGGGGATCATACCGGATTAATCACAACCATATCTGGGGCAATGGGTGGTGGATTTGACATAACCCGTATGGATTCGACACACCCACAGAGAGTGTCTTCCGGAGATGCGCAAAGGTTAGCACTTGGGTACCTTCCGTCTGAGTGGGAGCACGTCGAATTCCCGACGTATGAGAAAGGGGATATCTACCTGGACTTTTCCCAATCCATGAAACCCTATTGGGGGACCGTACTAGGAATTGCTAAAACTCTCCGATTCCGAGTACAGAATATGTATGGTTTTGCATCCACACTGGTTAAGTTAGATCTTTCCCAACCGGGTATTAAAGTTGGGAAAAGTACTGAATTGAACCCAGTGATTACACAGATGGAAAAGTCAAATACCAATGTTGTGATCTGGGTCACCGATTTGGATTTTTGGCCCACCGTAGCATCTTCTATCGAGACTAATATATTGCCACCATTGATCCGGAGACTGACCAGCCTAATCGTTTGCTGTCCTGGCGTGGTTGGTTCCTCGGAGAAGCTTATGCAGACACATTTCGGGAACCTTCCACCGCACATCTTGAGGAAGGTTAACATTTTGATTATATAAAAGGAGAATAATCTATTTCTGTAAAGTGTCAGTGTGCTAGTGCTAGTGCTAGGGCGCGCCCTAGCACTATATGGTGTAATCATCAAAAGACTCGCCGATTGAATAGGCAAACTGGTAGGCAGTGTGCGTAGCGGTGAGAAAGAACAAGGAGTAATCTAGAATGGCAAAGACAACAGGCAAGGTCAACACCAAGGCCAATACCAAGGCTGTAGGAAAGGGTAAGTCATCCACCTCGACGACACCCAAGAAGGGTGGTAAAGAGGAAGACGATGACGACGATGACGACGATGAGGACTGGGACGAGGAAGACGAAGACGAAGACGAAGACGAAGAGGAGGAAGACGAAGAGGAGGAAGACGAAGAGGAGGAAGACGAAGAGGAAGAGGAAGAGGAAGAGGAAGAGGAAGACGAAGAGGAAGAGGAAGAGGAAGACGAAGAGGAAGAGTGTCTCATCGTCGTCCCCCATGACAAAGTGACTCTGAAGGTGTCGGGAAATGAAATCCCTGACAAGAAGATCCTCACCAGCGCCGGATTCACCTACGACAAGAAGAGCAAGGCGTGGCTTCTCCCGAAGAAGGGGCTGAAGAAAGCCACTGCAGCCCTTGAGGAAGAAGGGATCACCCTGGAGGTCGGGGAGGTTGGTGGCCTTTCCACCATGAAGACGGCATGGGTCAAGATGACCAAGGCGCTTCATGCGCTGGAGCTGGCGCGCCAAGAGTTTGCGGCGGTACTGGAGAAGTAGGTTCCGCGAATGACCAACTGGCGTCAAAGAGGGCAGGAGAGGATCAAACTTTCCTGTCCTTTTTTTTTGGACCTACACTATGCCGAATAAAACAATACCCGAGATAATACTGGAGTTGGGGAGATACCGGTATTTGTGCGGAGATATCCCAGCATCTAACCGGCTGTACTACATTCGAGCTGCCCAGCGCACAAGGGGGATGTCTAATCCCGATCAAGCATCAGTAGATGAGATCCTCGGAGGTACCTCAGCATCCCATGGGAACAGCATAGTAAGCCGCGACATAGAGAGTATTCTCTCGGGAAGGTGGCGTTTTATAGAGAGAGCGTTCCCACCCGAATCAGTATTCACTATGACGACTATCCCTGGAATAGGGGATAGTCGTGCATATCGGTTCTACCTGAAATATGGCATTCGATCCCGCGCTGACTTATTATCTCGATTCCAGAAACACACATTAGACCACGAAATGGACAAGATTGTCCGCGTTGCATTTTGTCTCTTAGATACTCGCGTGCCCCGGGCAGATATTCACGTACAGCGCGCAGTAAGCATAGTTAGCAATACGATTAAACAGGTTGCACCCGGATCCGACGTGCGCTGCGTAGGATCCTACCGCCGTCGAATGGACACTGTAGGGGATTTGGATTTCCTTTGCCTGGGTAGCCCGTCAGCCAGCATACACAAATCGTTCCAGCAGCTAGGGGAACCGTTGGTTCGTGGAAGATGCAAGAGTAGTATCCTTTATCGCCTTGATGATCGAGGTTGGATCCGTATAGATCTGCTGGTTATCTCAAATCGGTTGCAATGGGGGTCTGCACTCTGCTACTTCACCGGGGGTGATGAGCATAACAAGGCACTCCGCTACCGCGCCAAGCAACAGGGCCTTGTGCTCAACGAACGAGGTCTCTGGTCACCCTGGGGGAACGTACTCCAGGGGGGAACAGAGAGTGAGGTATACAGAATCCTGGGAATAGTACCTACCCCGCCATGGCTACGAAGCTCTAAGCTTCGTATAGCACCAGATCGAATAGCCTGCCACCCCTATGTATACTTCGCAGCCCAATTGCTGGGCATCGATGTACTTCAACAAATGATCCCAGAAAGCGTCCAAGCGCGTGTGGAAATTAAGGCAGAGTTCCGATCACAATCCATTCGGAAATCTCACCTGATCCAGGCCATCCTGCGGCGGATGGAGAGATGCATAACCAGTAAAGCTTAGACAAGAGAGACAATAACGTTTGGAGATCAAAATGATAAGCGCAGCAACATTTCAAAAGCAACTTGATCGGCGGCTGAAAAAGGTAGGAATTCGTATTGGATTGGGTGATGACTTACCAGGGTTGGTGTTACATTATATGCGGGGGTGCCGTCCGTATGACACGTTAGTGCGCGATGGGATGATATCCGAGCAAATCCATGATGTTGCCTGTACAGCCGGTATCGATTCCGAGTCCGACAGAATTCAGATGATTTTTTGGTTGTCGGAACTCAACTTCAGCCCCAAGGTGTTCTCGTATGTGCTCACCCGAGCGATCAAATGCCTCACCAAAGTGGAAGGTCTTGGGAACGAAATCAACAGCAAGATAGAATTGCTGCGCGAGGAACGGGATAACCCAGTGCTGAAGAAGATCTTTCAACTGACACTAGATTGGCGACTGTCGTTTGGGTTTGCTGGGGCATTCGAAGTGGACTTAGACATGGATGGGGGATCTTCAGGGGGAAGACACTGGCAAAAGTTTATTGACCTGTTAATGAAATGCAATACCCTCCCGGCCGTAAACAACAAAATCCGAGAGCGTATGAGGGGGATCTTGGAGAAGATGCCCAAGGATGTCAGAAAGTGGGCATATCGCGTATTGATGCGAGACCTACGCATCCGCATTGGCGTTACCACAGCCCGGAAGGTGTGGCCCCAGATGTTTCCGATGTACGCGGTGCAGCTCTGTCAGACTATCAAGAAGGACGCTCCGCTGGAGGCATTTGTCCGAGGGGATACACTCCCCGAGGAATTCTCCGTAGGACCTAAGTTGGACGGGTTCCGAATGGAGATTTGGGTTACCCGATCAAAAGAGGGCAATGAGCGTGGGGTTGTACGCAGTCGGAGTGGCTTGGAGCAACCCCAGCTTGCGTTCCTGGTGCCCCAGGCGGCGGCCATCATTCAAGATGCCGGACTTCGATCCGGCATCTTAGATGGAGAGGCAACAGATATTACCGGAAAATCTTGGGCCGAAGCGGCTAAGGCAATCAAAAAGAATGATCCCGATCATGCGCGTGCCAGTATGAGATTTTGGGCATTTGACATTATCCCAATCGCAACATTTCTTCGCAGGGAGGGCAAGACAGCTTGGGGGGATCGTTGGAAGAAACTGTTCAATCCCTTGTTATTCCCTGCTACGCAAGCGGCGGCTCCTAATATTCAGCTGGTGCCCATGTCTACTACTACGGTGCGTAAACCGGCTACGGTACGGCGGTGGCTTCTGGCCGAGTATCAAAAGTACCGAGATGCTGGGTACGAGGGTGCGATCATCTATGATCAAAACGCCCCATATCATGCGGGGGATAACGAGTCAGACCGCAGAAAGTCCGGTCTGTACCGAATCAAACCATTCGAGTTCATTGATGTGATGATTGTGGATTCCTACGAGGGGAATGGGATGTACAAGGGAATGCTCGGTGGGTTCCTTTGCAAAACCGAGGACGGTGTCTTCATTCGGGTTGGGGGTGGATTCAAAGAGCACCAAAGAAAAGAGTTTTGGGCAGACCGCGAGGGACTGAAGGGTAGGGTCATGGAGGTAGAGAGGCAAGAGGACACTCCGGGGATCAAGTCTCGACACACCAATTTCAAGCGCCTGCGCCCGGCAGATGACAAATCCTCCGAATTGTTTGAGTAGAAACATGCCTGGATCAATCTCCCGCCCAGAACCACAATGCCAGAATTGCCTCTGGTGGATTACACCTCGAAGAAATCGGACATGCAAACATGACCGAGTAGTCCCGATTGGGTATCGAAAGAAACTAGGTACCCCCCCGGACTACCTCTGCTCAGAGTATGTTTGCCGCCTAGTGGCTACCTGTGGGGATTGCACTCGGTGGATAGATCTCCCGAGGCCACATAAGGGAAGGCCATGTTCCGAGTTATCTCTCACAGACACAGCACAGAGACCTAGATCCCCGAAGAGTAGGTACTGCCGCTATTTCGACCAGGACATGCAGTTCAATATCCGGAACAACTGGAACCTACGGAGTGACGGTAACCTAGTGAAGCTGCTGGATCTGGACAAACACTCGGAACCAGCAGCCTTCCTCATTCGACCTGCACCTAATTATGGGTTGTTGGTACAATGGAATCCCGTAGGCCCGGGGGTAGGTCGGTGGGATGTGTTGCCAGTCAATCTTACCTCTTCCGAAGATGAAAGCATAGAGCTAGAGCAGTTTTCAGATCCTTACGAATCTTCTGCTCCAGATGAGACAATGTTTGCTGGTGAGGCGGAGTTATGCCTGGGGAAAGGTAGAGAAGTTGACCGAATTGGGTCGCAGGAGCAACGTTCTGATCCGAGAGGAAAAGAACAAAGACCGGGACTGTCGAAGATCCAGATCCATGTGGCATCTCGATGTTTCCGGGAGTGGGACGAGGATCTTCCCGAAGATACCCCGGAAGACCCTACGGGGGAAGTAGGGGAGACACCTGCTCGTATACAGGACGAGCCTTGGGGTCCGATGTGGGAAGATCTTAAGGATCAGGTAGACATCTTGATCAGTTCGGGGGTTGCCCTGGGTGGTGCAGTAATCGCAGTGCAGCGAGGATTCTTTCGAGAGAAGGCCGGCTCGGGGTTGTCCGTGGATGATGGGAAACGGTTACAGCGGCAATTGATGTCGATCTTTAGGGAGTAACGTAGTGATAAAAGGGAAGATTTCTAACGGAGTGTACCTCCCCGCATCGGCAGTACCCCCCAAACTCCTTCGGGAGTTCACCTATCGATTCCGAGACATCGAGACCGTCGAGGTGATTGACTCCGATGGGGAAACCCAGTTTGAGGAGCGTCCGATATCCGTCACAGTAGAGAACTTCCGGAGACGAGGGAAGACCATTCGCATTCACAGTGGACGTTTGGCACTGATCAAAGCAAAACTCCCCGAAGTAACATGGAAGGATTGTCGTGCGTCGGTCCCTCTCCCCCGAGGGATTAAAATGACCAGCACCCCGCGATACAATCAAGAGACTTGTCTGCTTGAGTATCAACTAGCGGATGGGTATGGCTTGGTGTTGGCTCCAACTTCTTGGGGAAAATGCTTTTACGGGATCTATGTCGCAGTCCGACTCAATCAAAGGGTCCTCGTGATTACCGCACGAACGAATTGGTGTGAAAACTGGATAAGAGAGGTATACGCCCACACCAACGCAAAGGTGCTTGAATCCCGAGGATACAAACCACTAGCCGGGATACTACAGGCAGGTAAGATCAAGTCTGTTGACGATGTGTTCCCTTTCAGTGTAGCCACCCCTAATGCTTTCATGTCGCATAGGGGGAAGGCAATGCGGAGAATACTTCGACACGCATTTGGGATGGTTATCTTCGACGAAGCGGTGATGCTTCCTGCACTGGAGACCAGCAAGGTATTCACAGCGTTCGCACCTCGTTGGCGGATGGGGCTATCCGCAGACGAGGTGCGCCGGGACAGGAGACATAAGCTGACCTACGACTACTGTGGTCCGGTAGTCACGCAGGGAGTATTCCTGGGATGTCAAAAGACCGCTGAAGTGGTTCCTGTAGAGACAGGGGAACAAGTTAACTCCCGGTACATCTACGGTGCGCAATGGTATGGATCGCTTTGTACTCAGCTATCACGTAGACGTGCGCGGAACTCCTTGGTGGTTGATGGGGTTCTAGACGATGTGATCAGTGGGTACAAGGTACTGGTACTAGTAGACCGGAGGGCACAGGCCCTTCAGCTCCAGTCTATGCTCAAATCCGAGCGGGTACCTATCATTGGTGATGGAAAGCAAAAGACTCGCGAGATAGTTTCTGAGATACTTATGGGGGGTGACTGTAAGCAGCAGCAAAAGATCCTGGCAGTTGGTTCCCGAGAGTATGATGTGCTTATAGCTACAGATCGATCGGTGGGAATGAACACCGATATGCCGGGAATAGATTGTGTACACGATCTATCTCCTACAACCAACGTGCAAACACTCAAGCAGCGCCGTGGGCGGGTACTGCGCGATTATCGGATGTGCCAGAGCTGCAAGCGCACATCTTCCGACGGGAAGGATGTCTGCTCTAAGTGCGGGGGATCGATGCTCGACGCCAAGCACTGGCCAGTAAAAATTGTCATATATCACGATACAGCATACCCGGAAGACTCACGCATTGCCGGGTTCCTCAATCGATCATGGGAACTGAAGATTCAGATGTATGGTGGCGATGAGAACGTTGCATCTTCACGAAAAGGTTCAAACTATGGCCCAAAAGAACCTTCCTACATAGTGAGAAAGAAAGATTATGTGTAGGACCGCGCTCTGGATCACACTACTATGACTGAGGATAAAGAGCAACCAGTAACCACAGAATCCTTATCCCACCGAAAGTTTGTGATATGTCCCTTACATATCGAGGTCCCCAATGGAAGCGTGCATCTATTGATGAGCGTTTGCTCCTTCTTGCAGGAATCCCTTCACAATACTGGAAACCCCTCGTAAAACTCCCACCTTTCTTAGGAATCACGATTCCGGCGGGTGATCATAAGATTCGGATAACACCAGAGCGCCAACTCGATGTCTACACTAGACTATTAGAACGGGCAGACACACTCCTTTCCTCCGGGGTGGTTGCCATTGGGTCATCGGAGACCGATGATGTCGCACTCCATCTAGGGGTGAACCTCATTCGACATTACTTGACTCTGCCTGCTAAGCCAGCGAAAGTAATCGATCTGGGGCGTGTTCCCAGTCTGGATGAGACAGACCATTCGGGGAATAACATCGGTAGGGATTGGTGGCGCATTGCAGACGCTGCACCAATCGTACTTCTCTACAACATCATACCTCTTTGTGCATGTGATAGCCGAGTAGTCTTACTACGCGATCTGCTATCCCGTTTTTCAGAGGCTACACGCATAGTAATTATAGCGGGAACAGATCCTTTTGACTTTATGGTCGACCGCGTGCATTATCGACCAGATGTTATTTTACATACCCGGGGTGGTTTCTCTGCTAAGCGGGAGTCTCGGTGAAAAGAGTAAGTCCCCGGTTGGAACTGCGTGCGCTTGCAACGATCCTGGATGGTCGTGGGAGCATACGAAATCAAATGCTCTCAGCAACAAGAAGGGAGCATTTTGGGCATCGCCCGGCAGCAGAGATATATGATCGAATCCATGGCTATATTCAGGCTAATCGAGATATCCCATCTGCGAGGATTATAGCCGAAGATCCTGCACTTAGTACACCCGCGCGATTGTTTATCAAGTCGGGTCTTTCTCCAAAGCAGGCTCGACACCCATCCCGTCTTTCTCGCCTAAGTGATATTGCGCACACAGTAGAGAGGCTTGATACCTATCGACAACAGCGCATATTCTATATGTTGGCGAAAGACTCCGCTGAAGAGATCAGCCGAGATAACCCCAACCATGCTGGGTTGGCATCCAAGATCGAAAGTTACTTGATGAGTGTGAGATCATCGACTGGATCGATGATCTTCCACGTAGGGGCTAGCAACGAGGGTGGGCTTTTCCAGTCTGTCCTTGACGATAATGAGTCCATGGAGTTGATCCCTACGGGATTTGAGAGTTTTGACACCAACACTGGCGGATTTGGTCGTACCAATCTAGTGTTCTTCGCATCCAATTACGGAGGTGGAAAGTCTGTGTTCGGGATGCAAGTGGGCATCAACATGTACCTAGCTGGATACAATGTTCTCTGGGTATCGCTGGAAATGGACGAGGGTGAAGCTTGGGATCGGATTCATTCCAATATCAGTGGGGTAGAACACGATGCCATTAGAAGAAGGAAGCTTACCCCGTATCAAAAGGATGAACTACAACGGGCACGCAAGCGTTTTATTGCACACGGGGTAAAACACAAGTGTCGATTTTCAACGTACCATCCTGGGTATATTGACCCATGGCAACTTCTAGCAGAGATTCGTGGCTATGCATATGATGTTGTCATAATCGACTACATCGGGTTGCTTATGCCTCCTCATGGGACATCCAATGAGGAGAGAATTCAACTTGGTGAGACGGCAAAGATACTGAAAATCATCGCTGGTAAGCGTTATCTCAATTGCGCCATGCTGGTCATGGCGCAACTCAACGATGACAACCGTCTGAAGTATAGTCGAGCGATGGCTGAGCACGCCAACAATTTGATTTGGTGGCGATTGGACGATGCATCACGCGAGCGGGGGAATGTCATAGCCCACCAGGATAAAGCCAGGAACAGTCGTCTATACGACATTCAGTTGCTTTTGGACTTCCAACACATGCGTATTCAAGACGGGGGTGTGATGGAAAAGGATTCTATCCGAAAGGACATGATGTCCACCAAACGGAGATCTTCTGCACATACTAGAGAGATGCACACCCTTAAAGAAAAAACAGGAAATAGTAACAAAGTTTTGAGGGAAGGGAATGGCAAGCCTCAGGGTAATAACGTCAAGATGTTACGAAGCAAAGTCAACTCGGGAAAAGGGGTTATGCCGGAACTAACTTCACTCTGATGAGGAGTAACAAGTGAGATCGAATACTGATATGCCGCTCGAACTGGTGTGTGTTTTGGCCAGTCGCATTCGAGACATTCTAAGCCCTGCATTCTCATTGGTAGTAGATCATGGGAATGAAGTGGACGTGATTTCCCGAGTGTACCAGGTGGAGCGTCCGGAAACCACTAGACTGCGGGCCAGCTACGGTATACAAATTACGGTCGCGGTTCCGGAGTGCGACCTGGCTCAGGCTTACGGCTGCAAAAAAACAATAGCCTCGGGGTTGGAGTCATGGCTGGCTGCGATCCGTGGAAAAAACAAAGTCCCTATCGACATGACGTTGATTGGGAAAGAGTTGGACCACGCACAAACGGGGCTCTTTGACAACTGTGCATCCTAGTGGGTTTCCTGTGGATATCATCCGATTGCCTGACTTTAATTTAGTGGGTTTGTCCCGAGCGCGACGTGTTATTATCGTAGACTCCAACAATATCGGGTGGCGTAGTTGGCACACCCCTTCGTTGTCTAAGATGATTTACAACGGGCGCAAGTCAGGACATGTTCTGGGCTTTGTCCGCACGATTATCAGTTTTTTGAAACAACACCCCACTATACCCACATCGGTGGTGTATGCACTAGACGGTTACCCGGAACGTAAGTATCGGTCCTATACCGAGTACAAAGGAGGTAGAGAGGATTCGAGACGGGATGGGGATCCTATGCCTGACATCACTCGGGTCGTATCTATTTTACCGGGGTATGTCCTCTATCATCCCGACGAAGAAGCTGATGATGTAATCTCGGCCTTTTTGTATTGGTTTAGGAAGCGAGAAGATCGGGAGAAACGCCATACTAGAGCCACCATCCAAGTAATGACATCCGATCGAGATCTTCTTTCCTTGGTGGACCCCGTAACACTATGGACCCCGTCCACAAACAAGGATGGGTGGGTCCGGACTCCTTCAGAAGTGGGCTCTCATCTGCATGTTCATTTCCCCGTACTCCCCGTGAATGTGCCATTGTTCAAAGCGGTAACTGGTGACACATCTGATCACATTCCGGGAATACCTAGAATTCGGAAGGAGGCTCTGGCCCGGGCTATGTGGTGGGTTATTGATAAGGATGCATCCAAATCATTCTCCGGATGCGATGGATCGGTACAAAGTCTCATCCAAGCGATAGCTAGAGAGCCCAATTCTCTCTCAAAATCCGAAAGAGCGAAGATATCCCAAGGAATGGCCGCTATAAAGAGAAACCATGCACTCATTCAGCTCAGCAGGATTCGTATCTGGCCGAAGCGTAACCACCACGCACAGTCCGTGCTCCGGGACATCCTGCTCAAGCATTACGGGTGCTACTCTCTTGCAGAAGACATAACCCGTTTCCCCGCAACAAGGTGAAGCATGCGCAAAAAAGAAAAGAAGATCCACCCAGGATGTGCATTCAAAGTTAAGGTAAATGCACTCAACACCGCCCTTGATAGGGTCAACTCTTTGCTCCGGGTGGATGGAATACCCATCCAGGATCAAACAGTGGCATTCCGGACGGATCTCTACCCGGATTACTTGGTGATCCAAGCGGGGAAACATGGATCTTACGTGATGGTGAAGTGTCTCGCGGAGATAGAGACGGCTGGGTACTTCACTACCAATATTGCAATTCCATGGCTGTCGTATGGATCAGAATATGTACGGATGGAGTATGACCCCGAGAATCGGAATGTGAAGTATAAGGGGAACATTCGGGGTACCTTCGTAACCATTGGGGACTTGGATGCAATTGAGATTCCTGAGTTGACGGATCCATCTCTACACATCCCTTTTGGAGCTGTTCATCGTGTGGTGACAACAGCACTCTTCAATGCCAATGTTCTCGAGGAGCAAGAGGATGTACTGATCATCTTAGAAGTGAATACGCTGTCATCCCGGAGGAAAGGGAAGCTCAATGAGCAGGAACTTCCGAGGAAGAAATCCAGTGACAAAAAACCTGCGACGCACGAACTGCGCGTGGTAGTCTTTGATCGACAACGCGCGGCAGTAGTCTGCGAAACCTGCCCGGCATCTGAGGATATGCCGATGTCCAGTTTCAGTTCTGGGCATCTCTTCGCATTTCTTCAGAAGTGTACCGGAGAGGAACGCACTGGGTCGATTGGACTTCGGGTTACCCCCGAACAAATTCTACTGCAGACCGCTACCTGCATCAGTGTTACTCCGTCAGTAGAGAATACCTTGGGAGATCCTACCCGGGATTTTACCAAGGAGTACAAAGACAAACCCCCACTATTCACACTGACCCTGGACACCGAGAAGCACATGCAACATTTCACCGATGTGCTATCGGTGCAAGGAGGACCCCGAACAAAGCTCTCATCCGGGTCCGATGAGAACGCGGGACATGTAGTGGTTACCTTGAAAAAGGGTAATGTGCATCTGCAAGTTTCGGGGAGCGTCGCACAGGGATCTATCACGATCAAACCGGTATCCAGCACCGGTTCTGGGGAAGTAGCAGTTAAGGGTACATTCATTGTAGAATCAATGTCGCTGGTCCACCCAAGCAAGGTGGTATATACAGTTTGGGAAAAAATGATTAGACAGGTGGCTTCGGGGAGAACACACACTCACCACTACTTCGGGACGGTCGATCGTTAATCGATTAACCATCCTCTACTTGGAACATCCTATACATGTTGATTACTAGGTTTGCCCGCCATGGAAACTCCGTTGTAGTCTATGTAGACAGGGACGTTGAGAAAAGCACCCTGCACATGCTTTCCGGATCCGAACTGTCCAGTTTGGTATTCTGTGACAAGTACATCAAGTTCTACGAGTTAAACCACCCTACTCGGCACACTCTGGTAGGGTATCGCCTGGAATTTCGAGAGAGAAAACACCCAAAATACTGCTCCCTTGCTGGGACGTGGTACTTCTCTGTTTTCTATCGTAGACCAGGGCGTAAGTACCCCACAGGCCGAATGTTTCGGACGTTATACTCTGGGTATGTGTTCCTATACAAGTTTGGGAAGAATCACTCCGATTATCACCTGGTAGGGAGAAATCCCCCCCTCTCGGAGCGGAAGAGTGACATTCGGTTTGGGACAATCCCATCCCCCCACCCTATAGAGACGAGTTAGTAATGACTAAGATAAAAGTACTTCGGGATCCCTCTGGGGCGCCTATGCTGTCCCCCGGAAGTGAACGCCATGCTGCAGAGATACTCGCACAGGAGATACCCAACAAGAGCCCAGCGGATCTTCGGGCTCTGTTGGCCGGAATGGTGGAGGACGAATCTTCGGACATGGACTCAGCGGAGTTGGCGTGTCTTCTGATAGGGATGCGGAGATCAAGTCGAAGGCGACAAATAGTAGACGCTCTAATCCCCCACTACCAGGGTATCGTGGATGTGCTGATGAATGAGTTTGGTTACGATTCTGATAGGGATCGTGCCAACTTTACAGATTCCGCACGACGATGCTCCGAGGCTCTGTTCGACAGCCACCCTCCACGATGGTTGCTCGAGCAGGAAACGCTGTACCAATTGAGCAAAAGATTCCCGGGGTACCGGGAGGCGGGGATGGCATCCAGTACTTTCGAGGTGGTTGGCTCCATGGTCATATCCGCCAACAACGTCGTGTGGGGGATGTGCCCCCACCACCTGCTCCCCATCAGATATGTCATCCATATGGCATATCTGCCGCTAGATAGTGGGAAGACAACCGAGTTGCTTGGTTTGTCTAAACTTGTGCGAGTGGCGGTAGCCGTGGGGTCTCAACCCATCCTACACGAGTCAGTGCCGGAGATGATCGCGGACATTCTCTATAGCAATAGCTCCGATGACAACACAGATGACATTTGGTCAAAACTTCGGATAAAATCTGATGGAAGTGCAGTAATTGCGGATGCTATGCATACGTGTATCTGCGCTCGTGGTGTTAGGATGGAGTCATCACGCACCTCGAGCACCGCATTGCGAGGTGCATTCATGGACAATGATTTAGGTGCACGTGATGAGTTTATTCGTCACATTGCGCGGCTAACCGCTTAGGAGATTATGAAATGTCATTACTCTCCCTGCCGCTGTACACCATCATGGATTATCTTCGACCGTTGGTGCTAACTAGTGATTTAATAAGTAAATTCCGTTTTAGTGTAGTCTTCTCAAGTGCAGACAAGGCTCGGGATTTCTTAACCGATTTTTCCCTCGTGGATGACGAAGTTCAAGTATTTGAAATTGGTACGGAGTCTTCTTTAAAAGGAGTAATGGATATGATGAGAGAAGACTCCGTATCCACATTTGCATATGATCCACAGAAGGAGAAAGTCACCCAATTTTTGGCTGTATCTGCACTTATCCCCAAGCTGTACATATCATCAGGGAATGCCCGGGCATGACGACTTTGAAAAGTAATCGACCTGCACTACTGGAGGATTCCCCACGAAGATGTGGGGAGTGTGAATACTTGCATTCGTATAACAGCAAGATCCGGGGAAATTGTTGTGAGATCTACCAGGTTACTCCGAAAAAGATGGCGTGCATCAATTTTGAGATGGCACTGCTTCCCCAACGGTATCGAGGGGATCCAGAGATAGCTGCATTGAACAAAGCAGCATTCACGACATACGCCCATCTACCATCACTAGTTACAGATGCAAGATCTTTGGCAGAAGATGGGATATTTGGTGCATTACGCAAAGGCAAGAGGGGGTATGTCCTCGTAACTGATGCGTTCGATTTCCTCTCAAAGAAACATCCTAAAGCAGAGCAGTCTATATCTGGACTGATTTTGTTGTATGAACGTGTCCAACGCTTGCGCGATCGGACGCTGATCATAGCAGCACAAGCGGAGGAAAATAAATCGGACATCGGGGTGATCTGGCAACGGGCGGAATCACTGCTTGTTCGTAAGTATCGAGAACTACGCTTGCTAAAACCGGCAGACATCAGAACAGTTACTCTTAATGAAATTCTGCATGAGATTGAGCTGCGCCATGCGCAGGTTGGTTCGGTGTTAAGTATTTGTGAGTTGGTCCTCAAAAACTGTCAAACATCCCATGCCACACTTCTCGAAATCCAATCCATTCTCCACACTGGTGGGACTCTTCCCGTGACATCTGGAAAGGTATCTAACGGGTCATATATCCCCCGGAGAGGGGATGGCTAGTGTGTCACAAGATTACCACTGTGGGTCGTCGCTGCCCCACCTGTGGCAGAGTAGTAGATTGGTGGCTAAATTGGATCGGTTCACGAGAGAGACAACCAAGCGACACAGTTGTCTGTCGCAATCCAGACTGCTGGTCGGGACCTTGGAGCGCAGCCACCCCATCATCGAGAAAAAGAAAGTGTGATGATCAAAAGGAGTCAACACCCTCGCTGATGACAGTTCCACATGATCCCGATCCAAGTGCTTATCGCGAGCACTTGGACATGTTCTCCCGGGTATTCCAATTAGAACGCGCCACTACTCAATCCCTTTCCGATTTTGAAACACAGCTCCAGAACCATTCTCGGGGGGATCCGGATGATAGGGGTCATCGGGCAATCTTATTGTATAATCGCAATCTTTCAAGGTTGGCTGTGCTCAAAGGGATGATCCAAATATACGGATTATCTGGATACGAAGATGCCATACTTCGACACGAAATAGACTTTCTATTTCCTAAGTGGGGTACAACAAAATAATGGTTTCGGCTATTAATATAGAGCATGTTATCTATACAAATGCAGATTGTCTAGCTCTATCATCGCTAGGAGTACACTATTTCATACATGGGCGAAATATCATCCAGCAACAACCACTGGTGTCTGCGGCCATACAGTTATGCATGCCCATGTGGCCAGAAATGCCCGTAGAGGAGGCTCGACTAAGCTGGGCTGATCTTCAAAATGCGTTGCATCTCCCCGAAGGGGAACTTCCATTAGACGGTCCCCGAGAGGCAGTCTTACAATATTGGTGCTTGCAGCGTTGCTCGGCTGTCATGCTTTATTTAGAACACCCTGATCAAAGTATTCTCTCCGTGTTGCAGCTAGCTACTCTGGCCAGAATACCTATTATTGGAGTTTCGTCCCGCTATCACGTGGATCCTGTGATCTCATCGATGCTAAGTATCCTAGTGAAGCCCGAAACATCCCTATTGCTCCGGGTGCTCTCAGCAATCCTACATACTTCGGATGTAATCTCATCAACCAAAGCGGATCAACCTCAACCCGAGTAGTTTCTAGGGGTAGGAGGTTATTTCTATTATGGCTATTTTTCGAGACGACCCAACCCGTACACTACACCACGGTGTACGTATATGGATTGCTGGTATAGATGTCACTGATCGGCTGAATGGTGCTGTGTCTTGCACCCTCTGTGGTCGTGGTGGGTATAATTCGGTATCGTTCTCACTCTCCAATGCCAATAATGGATTTATTCTCACTGACGAAAACATTCGGGGGGAGTGGAAACTTGGTGGACATCCTGGGGAATATGGTGAGCAGATCAAACATGCGATGTACCTGGAAAAGAATGACGCATTGATCAATGCCCGTGATACATTCACAGGACAGAGAAGGTGGCCATTAGTAGCGGGGTCTACTATTCTGCATGCATTGGATCCAGTGTTCGTAGCTGTCAGGTGGCCGTATACGCAGATTGTTCGTTGGATCCCACGATTCAAAGGATATATCAGCAACAAACCAGTGGATCGTGACTGGGAGAGCGGGAAGTCTGCAATCTCGGTGTCTTGCTATGACATTCGAGCTCTGATGGCATATATGAGAGTGCAGATGAATTACCTTATTACCAATGAGGTAACCGCAGTCTCATCCGATGGGGTTGGGCGGGGTGGCAGTGCAGAGCAGACACTCAACGCATTCGACCCAGTAATTGTGAATGGCCTACTTTCTGATCTACAGTTACCCACCAACTTGTCTACACCACTGGCTAATATGTCATTGGAGGAAACAGTACGAATGCTCATTGTTGGCGGGATTGTACCCAAGCACAAGGTAGAGCCGGGTAACGGAAAAGCTTCCGCCAGTATTGATTATTTGCAGCGTCTTTTCTCATACTTTGGTGGGACTAGCGTTACCGAAACTCAACAGGAGCCTAGTACCGGAGCAACAGGGGTATCCCGCAGGTTGGCTGGGGTAAAGTCGGAAACAGACGATTATTTTGACGTTAAAGCTATAGGACGGTTTAGGAGTGATCTTGGTGCTGTACGTTGGCCACGGGAGGATGGTACCGGGGGTGATGATAAGAAAATCCTAGAGCTTTGGCATCGATTGACACTGTTTGGGATCGAAAACTCCGGGAATCCTTGGACTGACGCGCAGGTTCAATCCCACGGTAGTCGATGCACTTGGGGTGGGGATACTGCACCTCATGCCGCACAGCTCTATATGCTGCTCCCTCCCGAAGGATCTGGGATGGCTACTCTCACCGAGTATACATTTGATTCTGGTTCAAGTAGTAGATCCTGGTCGTCCAGGAAAACCATTATCGAGGATTACCTAGAAAAGCTCGACTATCATTGGTTTACATCTGGATGCGGGGATCTAGTAGTAGAGTTTCCAATGTATGACTTAGATCCATCCCAGTTCGGGAAATGGGAAGATGCATTTACAGTTCGTCATGACGGTGAGGGGAAGAATGTCAATGTAGAGGATGACCAACCCGAAGTACCAACCCTCGTCCAGGCTACTGGCTCCTATGACCCGGGTGCGTTGTCTGGGAGTAGCGATCTCTTTGCAGACGCATTACTTAGGGGTGATGGTATGTCACTGACTAACACTAGGGTGACACTCTACGCGCCAGTGCTTGCCTCTCGGTTTGGTGTACGCGAGGAGCCTGTTAGCTTCCCTTATGTCACAGATATATGTAGATTGCGACAGTTTGCTATCCTATACTTCCAGCGCAAACTCGCAGAGGCAGACACTCTCTCATCCACGTTTATCTTCCGACCATTGCTTGTCCCTAACAGACCGATGCGAATTACGGGAGAAATGGAGCGCATGGGCTGGATCTCTTCCATTAGCGACAACTATGCGCTTCAACCGGAGCACGGTACACCCAGTTCAGCTGCAACATTCAAGTATGTCCGTAGGCGGGATGAAACCGGGCAATTCGTGCTTATCACGGGATCCAAAAATTTACCCCTCTCATACAACGGTTCGGGACCGCTGATGAACCCTACTAGGGGGATTCAGGTGCTTGAATCTTATTCCCCTGCGGGGAATGCAACCAAGCCAATCAACTCCAGTTGTCCCGATGAGAATGTGCAGGGAAGACCAAACATCAGCTCGGTTATGCAAACCATTCAGACAGGTGAGGGTGGGCTTAACCTTGTTGCTGACGCATGCGAATCAGATGAGATGTTTTTGACCGAACGTGCACGTGAGCTATGGAGACAACTCCGCGCTACTGCAGAAGAGTCGTTCGGGTTTAGTGTTGCATTGATCTGCACATACAATCCTGGGGATCGGCACGAGTCAATTGATCCATATCTTCACGGGTCCAACCCATCCCCAGATTTTGATATCATCATTACATACAGCGATGGATCCCCCGGTGTCGGGGATGACTACAACAAGGTAGGTGAGCTCGGAAAAACACTGGGGTTATGGTGGGGTGGTGACACCCCGACAACCAAAGGAACGGCTCAATTGGCGCAAGAAGAGATATTGGCACGGGCACAATATCATGTTGCCCGTGCAACACCTTATGTGTGGGGAGGCAATGGACCCAATGACAAAAGCGCGCCGGGCTATCCAGGTGTGGATTGTGCTGGTTTGGTGGTGGATTGTTATCGAGCTGTGGGGATCCTCGGACCTAAGCAAGACTATGGGGCGGGGGCGTTGAGGGATCTATTCCCCGCAACAATCGATCGTGAGCCTGTTCCGGGGGAGCTAGCATTCTATAACTCCGGGAGAAATCCCAATACATCCGCAACACACGTTGTAATCATAGCTGGGGCTAAGGTAGGGACTGGGTACCCAATAATCTCCGCATCTGGTCCAGGCTCGGCGGCGACTAGTGTGGACTTAGCCAAGAAGAAAGGGTGGAAGGTATGTCTGAAGCCCACCCATCTCTACCGAAATGATTTCGTCGGGTTCGGCGCAGTGTTTGATAGCATCGCCGCCAGTGTTGGGTTTCTAAATCATTTCTCGACAGGGGAAGGTTGATTCGATGTCGGTTAAAGAACCTTGGATACTCCAAATGGATCGAAGTAGGCAAAGGCCTACGGAGGCTGGTGATGGGCAGGCACGTCCGGCACAAGCTCACTTATCAGCCATTTCCGGAGTTACAGAAGGTGCGATAGCTACCGATTTTGGTGGTGGCCGAGCTATCCAGCTGACTCACCCAGCTATGGGTATTCGGGCATGGATTCGATTCATGCCGGAGGAGGGATCCTCTGCTGTACTAACACAACGTGCTGACACTGCTGCACCGGAGGTACTTTATTATTCTGGATCAAAGTCGGCTACCAAGGTAGACGCATACCTTCGGGGCGTGGGGCACTATCGCCCTATGAACTTAGGGGAGGCAGAAGTTAGCAGTTCCGGCTTTGCCCAAACCTACTGGACGAAACAAGGTGCACTTCGTCTACGTGGCGGCATTATCACAGGGTGGCTTGCACAAGACGAGTTAGAGGTGGGGTTCCGGGCACCAATTCACCGAAGGTTACTGCATGATTATGCTCACGAGTCTCCTTTGGTAGCAGAAGAGCGTTTCGGGATAGTATGGCGCAAGGGAGATGACCACACCAAGCGTACATACATTAAACGGGACGGTGACTACGCTCGTGAGTATGTTCGATCTCTTAACTTCGAGGGATCTCCGGGCACCCTGGTACATCATCAGGAGGGACACGTCATTGATACGGATGGAGTGGACATTACCTCCCCGGTAGGAAACCCCCTCCGGGCATTAAGTAAGTGGTACAACACCACAGGTTCTGGTGCAGTGTCCCACCAGATTGACGAGGCGGGAAATGTGTGGTGGAAGTTGCCCACATCCGCGGACATTGGCTGGGCGACTGATATTCCGAAAGGGACCTTTCGGATAACCACTGGGAGGAAGATTCAACTCAGTGCAAAAACGAATATTGACATCGCATCTTCGGGGAACATGACTCTCTCCGCCAGAGGGGTTCTCTCCATTGTCGGGGGACTTACCTTGAATCTTTCTTCATCTGGTGCGATTACCATCACCGCCCCTAATGTGACTATCAAGGGCCGAATAGTACAAGATCTCCCCACCCCGATTTGAGGTAGTATATGGGACTCACCCCAGCAGAAAAAGTAGCTGCGCGGGCAGCATACCTGGAAGAGGCGGCATTAGATCTCCCCGCAACTGCTGTAGCCTCAATTGGTACTCTTTCCGGCCCACCTTTCAATATCTGTATTGATCTTCCTTGGGGTGTGAGTCTGTGCAGTGTCATTGACACAGACTTCCCGGATTGTCGGGCGTGGATGGAGAAGATACTAGGGCCGTTGAATGCATTGCTAGGGAGTATCCAGCCCATATTCATGATCGTGGATGTACTGATGGCGGTCAAAGATGCCATCGCAGCAGTTCCAGAATCGATTATGTCACTCTCCCCACAACCGGTTATGGATGCTATGGCAGCGCTGATCTCTGCAGTAGCCGCTTTGGTCTGTGCGGTATACCCACCCTTCGCATGGCCGGGGATGATTATCTCGATTGTCAATTTTCTTCTGCACATTGTGGAGTGTGTGATTGTTAACGTACACTCCCTTTGTGATGCGCAAACTCGTATCTCTAACCTCACGGCACTACTAAGTAGTCTGCCGGAGTCGCAAATGAAGGGATGTCAATCGTTACTGACTGCTGCACAAGCCAACCTGGATGCACAACGTGGGGGCATCCTTGGGGGGCTTACTGCACTCACGGCATTGCTAGCAGTCGTCAACACGTTTATCCAGATTGCTAATGACATTGCGGGTTCGGAACTGATGCCATTGATTCAACTTCCGGTAGTTGGGTCACAGGATAGCTGTGACGTGATCTTAACCACTTTGGAAACATTACAAACAGTGCTCACAGCATTCACTGCTATCATACCGAGTTGCCCATGAGTGACTACTTCTGCTGGTTACAATCGGGGGATCTTTCTCTCGACATAGACATTATGGGACCCACTGGTGAGACGGAAGCTCATCGGATAACAATCCCGCGTGCCCGGATGGCCAAGATGCTCTCTGCCACTCCGGAAGGGATTCGATTCTTTCTTCGAGAAGTAGTAACATCAATGGCTCAGAAAGTAGAGATTCCCCGCGATATTTGGGATGGGATCAAAAGTTTCCGGAAGGAGGCACTGACCCCTAACGGATCTCTTACCCATCATGTGCGTGCAGATGATATTTTAGGTCCGGATCTAATCCGAATAGAAAATCGGATTAGAGAAATGACATCCGAAAAGGAATAGCCTCTATGGCAGGGATTACTTATCGAGTATGTGGCATCGAATCGGATTTGGACTCGGTAGTAGACGCTATCCAGGCAAACACGCATACCACACACGAAGCGCTAAGAGGATCGATTGCTGCAGTAAATACTTACTTGGGGCAGATGTCCGCAGTCGCTACAGTCAACTCCGAACTTCTTACCCTTATCCGCACATATGGTCTTCCTACAATTGCCGCATTCCGCACGGCAGTGGGTCTTCCAGAGTATCCGAGTGACCAAAACAGTCGCGCATACTGGTTGCTTACACGTACAGGAATAGCCTGCATTCACGGTATGTATGTATGCACCCAGCACACACGTGCGGTGAGCGTGAACCCTTATAGGAAACTCTACAGTGCTATTGGGCTTTCGACAATGGAAGCCACCCTGGGGAATGCATCACCTCGTGGATTTGAATATTACGTCGCATTGAACGGAGTAATTCTTACGGGTCAATCCCCACTAGCAGTAATGCAATCTTCTGGAGTTGCTTTCTCGGATTTAGCTATTACGTTCGTGTGGTTTGTTGAACCCAACGCGCACGCCAAAATTACACTCACCCAGTCTGGATTCCCGGGAGATGTAGTCTACTACCTCCTCCGAGGGGTCAGTACCAGGAATGTTACCACAGTAGTGATCCCACGTCTCGATTTCTGTAGTAAACTTCGAACAATGGGGTACACCGATTCCGACATGAGAACATTATTGGCGGAATCATCAAGCATAAACAAAGTGCTGATTGACTCCCAACAGACCCGGGCAGACGACGCTTTGACCGAGGTGTCCGGTGTATATCAGTCTTTCCCATACCCAGGGGAATTGGCACGAGCGTTAGCGCAACAAATTACTGATGCACCAACGTCGCAGGAATTAGCTATCTCCGGGATGGATCTGTACCTTCCTCCGAGCGTCGCACTGCTAGCTGCTATTTCCCCGTCCCGAAGCTTCCCTACCCAGGCATACATTACTGCCCTGGCGGCCAAGGCATCAACAGAGAATGCTGGATCACAAGCTATTCTCTCCGTACTTACAACTGGGCTTTCCGAGATATTTGACACATGGGATGCCTTGGCCGGAATTGCTACCCCGGCATTAGGTGCAATCGTCGCTGTTTGTGAGAATATCCGGGCGTTCTTATTGGGGGATAATTATGGGAGATCCAATCCAGCAGCATGGCCTTACATGACCACACTTGACCCGGATACCATGGAGATAGTTGAGGATACCCTTGCAGACAATTTCGGGATTGCTTGCGCACAAATGGATCTTACATTCAGTCTGATCTACTCATTAGTTTCGGGGGTGAGTGTAGCCGTTACCCAACTCATCGATTTCGATGGGATTGCGGAGAAAACCACGGGGATGGATCTTAGCGGTGATGGTGGTGGCTATGACGAGGACGGTGCAATCCTAGCTGCCTTATCCGATCTGTCTGATGTTCTCACTACGCTTCAGCAGGTCCTAGACATGGTCGCCGCTGATCTAGGGGCACTGAGTCAGACACTCGTATCGGTGGCCAATGAAATACAACAGCGCAGGGTAACCGCACCCAACTCGACCACGATTCAGCTTACTCAAGCGCTGACCGCGCAACTCTTCCGTAGCTTCCCACCGTAGACAAGACTCAGGTTACCCTAGAAGATGGAGGATTCCGTGAGTACACAAGACGCACAGCAACGCCTGGCTGCGTTGCGTCTACCCGTTAATGACAGACCAAAATACTACGACGCTCAGGTTGGCGAATCGGTCCCCATCTCTGACGGGTTGCAGGACTTTGCAATCACAGTAGACCCCTACTTTCGAGAAGAAATCCTGGGACGAATACAGGATTCGGAAGGGGAGTCAGCGGACTTCCGAAGTATCCTCCTCACTGCTTGCGCAGCAGAGATCGCAGACTCCGAAGTCATGTTGCAAGACTATGATAGCCGGATTGGTGACTATGACACTTTCAGAAAGAACAGTGCGTTAACTCAGAATGTTTCGGAGCTGGCTAAGGTACAAAAGGACATCCAGACCGGATATGGTGCGTTGTTGGAATCCCGAGATCACCATTTTCATCGGAAGCAGCTGGCATCCCTTATCGAGACTGTGTACACTTGGGGTGAGAACAACTCGCAAACAGATCGCCAGAAGGCATCCTGGCCCGAGGTGTTTCGTAGCTATGAGTAGAACACTAGCATTCAAAGATGGGGATTGGGTAGATGGGTCCAATGGTCAACCCCAAATGTGTCGGGGTTTGGACAAGGGCGCGCAAGATGTTGTGCATGTGCTCTCGCACCCCTATGATCCCGAAGATGACTACGGGTTTGAATTCCTTACGTCTGGTCCCTTAGTGATAGAGACGCTGGCAGCACCCGGTCTACTGCGACGGGATGTGGGTGCGGCGATTTCCCGCCTACGCAGAAGTCAGGATGCCTTACAGTTTGCATTGGATGACACAGAAAAGGTATCCAGTGTACGAAGGGTCATAGTGGAGCAGCAAGGAAGTGGGCTAATGTATCGTGTTGACTTGGTGATGGGTCGAGTAGATCCAGTGGAAGTAGCCAAGGCTTTCATCATTACCAATCAGCATCAGTTCGTAGAGGGGGTGGGATAAGTGGCTCGAGATGCAGCAACAATCACAGCGGATCTACAAGATGCCTATTTTGAAATAGATCCCACGGCGGATACAGAGAAAGGCCCAATCCGGGATCTATTTATTAGACCGCAGTCTGTGGTTATGGCGGATATTGAAGCACGCCAAGATCGAACAGACCGCTTGGCTTCTGCTGACTTCACCGCAGTGGCCACAACTACTGAGCTAGAGCGTATGGCAGCTTCAGTTGGTGCGGGGGCATCCCAAGGTAAGGCATCTGAAGGATATGTCTACTTTGGCTCGCGCAGTCGTCCACGGGCTAACCAAACTATCACAATCCCCCAGGGAACGCGGGTTGGAAGCACTACGCTTGACTACGTTTACCAGACTACCCAAGCCGTAGTAATTGACGGACGTTATCCCGATAATTACTACAACCCAACCAAACGCACATATGAAGTACTAACCCCAATTCAAGCGGTTGCTGTCGGGGTGGCATATAACGTCCCAGCTTATCGCGTGACTAGGGTATTGTCTACTATTACAGGGGTGGACTTCGTCGAAAATAGAAGTAAAATCGACAAAGGTGTGGATCCAGGAGGGACAAGTGCGCTGATAGCACAGGGACAAGCCAAACTAATCGGACAGGATATGGGGACAGTAGGTGGGATTTCTGCTGCTGTTATGGCGGCATTTGACAGTGCATTGAGTGTAAAGGTGATTACCTCGGCAGACTATCTGCTTTTCCGGAGGGCAACCACCAAACCTGGGATCGACATCTACTATTCCGGGGAAGTGTTGGTGTCTGCTGTATACGAGTACACTGCATTAGGGGGTGAAATCACGTTGCAACCCGATAATCTACCAATTCAATCTGTAGAATCCGCGACTGTTAATGGACTTGCTGTCGCATATGAGTTGGTCATAGACGACGACCCAGCTACACTAGGCTCGTCTAATGACACATCGCATGTGGAATTTGCTTCTCCACTATCTGGTGGTAGCCTAGTGAGCATCAAATACACGTGGGACTCTCTTACGGGGGACATAGCGGAGGATTATGCAGGTGTAGACACCGGTCTTTTTGAGACAGATATTTTGGTGCGTCGAGCGGTACGGGTCAACCCCACAATCGAGATTAGTGCAGAGGCTGATTCCGGGTTCAACTTGTTTAGTCTCCAAACCAATGTCCTTGCTCAAATTCACACATGGTTTGAGGATTCAGTATTCGGTCAGACATATAGTCCTGCAGAGTTCCTAGCCAATCTAGTATCCGAGGTAATCGGACTGCGAACAACCCCGACCATGAGTGTTTTTCATCTGTCCGAAAGGGGGGTCCTGGATGTGGAGACTATTGCACTGCAGGATAATGAGATAATTGAAATTGATGATTCACTGATCTCAATTAACCTTGCATATCGGAGATGATTATGAAACCGGATTACACAAACCCTAACAACCCCAACAACCCATTCAACCCACTGGCTAATACACACAGAACACGTGTTGTAGCGTCCCGTCCGTCTATCCGAACTGGAGATGTAGTTGCCGGTAGCGAAGAGGATGCTCTTCCGGCAGAAGAGGATGCTCGGTTAGACACAGAGAAATTCCCACCTAATCTACGGAAGTAAGGTTGCTTTGTAATGCTGATCCTAGAGCCGGCTGCACTACAAATTGAGACATATACGGATATCAGAGCAGCCGTGTGGCCAAATCGAATCTACTTGGGATCAGTAGTAGCCACTTTGCTACCATACGACTTCCGGGGCAGTGCGTTTATTCTTACGGTTAGCACTGTGGGGGTGAACGTCAAGATTACAATCACTCGATCTACAGATCCAGATTCGCAGAGTCCTGCTGGATCCCCACCTACTGTCATCCCGTATATTCCCAGACACAATGTGGAACAAATCCGACTACCTCTCTCACCGGGTGTCAATCGGATAGTAGCTGAGTCATCCATAGGCAGTACTGACATGTGGGTTGGCGTGGCTCGCTACGCCACTGCATTGTTTGTGCAAGCATCTGATCTAGATACCCATATTGTCCAAAGATTGACACTACGGGAACAGGCACTACTTTCGCCTACCGGATCTGTATTGATAGAGAGATGGTTCCGTGAGTATGTTAACCTCCTTCCCCGAAGTAATGCTACTCACAGATTAGCCATGCGAATGGTAATTGATGGGGTATCACATGCTACACAGGGTGGTGGTGTACGGAGATTGGCTGCTGCGATAACCGGGAACAATCCGGTAATAACTCCAATAGTGACTGATCAGAGTATCTTTGATCAGGTATCCCCGCGGTATCTCTGGGCAGAGGACTTTGCTGGATGTGACTTTGATGTCTGGACATTAGATGTTAGTACCGCACTTTTCGTAGCAGCGGGGAAATACCTGGAGAATATGCCGAATCTCTGGCAAATTCAGGAATTCACCGCATCTCGAATTGTCTTTCAGAGGGTTGATCCTACAACCTCGCTACCCGACGGGGACAATCAGGTTTTGCAGAATTTTGAAGGAGACTCGGGATCTTCCGTAGAGGATATTATACTCACGTCAGGCTGTTTCTCGCGCATCCGGCCGTGGGTTAGCAAGGACAAGGAAACAGGGTTTGTTATCTGTGCGTGGCAGTTTTCTGTCGCCCACATAGTAGAGGCATGCTACGCTCTCGGGACAGTGTATTTCGATTGCTCCGAGAGGACGATGGAAGAGACCATCACAGATCCTGATTGGGTAGACATAGAGGACCCAACAGGTGATGGCTGGATGGGTACACAACTCGCAGCTATTACTGGGAGTGGTGACGAAACAGTCCCATTTGATATTGCCGATCTGGGAGATTGTCCAATTGATACTGGACCCCCAGTAGTGGCTTTGATGCTTACAGCCACACCTTCGGAGATCACCATTACATTCGTAGGGACAATGACGCTAGACATCTTCACCATAGGCGGTCCTTTCTTTGCTCCTATATGGATGCCCTAACCAAAAGGGGAGTTTATGCCGGTTATTACATACTCTATTCCGGTGTCTGCACTGACTATCCCTAGTGCACCTTACGATGCAGCAACGTTGGGAATGGTACAAGGAACTAATTTTGACTATCCGGTGGCACAATTCTCGGATGATGTCAATGACGGGTTATTCCTTGCTGTTGCTCTTCCAGAAGTATACGTGGGTGGTGGCATTACACTACGTCTACGGTGGCTGTCACCCCAAATAGTAGGCGATGTTGCTTGGGAAGCAACCTACATGGAGACCGGAGGTTCGGGTGAGGTTTGGGACGAGGTCTTCGCAGACGGGCCAGACCAGGTGGTCAGTACCACACCAGGTGTGGCAGGTGAGACTGAGATTGCCGATCTCGTCTTGACAGGTGTAGCTGCTTACGCTGCAGGGAGGCTCATTCGCATCTTCCTATATCGAAATGCCGCAGCAGGTGCTGACACTCTGGTAGGAGAAGCCACACTTGTAGGGGTTGACATCCTGTTCACCGTACCCGCAAGTGCCACCACCACAACAGTCAACGGAATAAGCCCTACCGTGACTATCGACGCTGTGGTGGATGAGGCCAGCGTGTCTACTCTTGGCGCTACCATTTCAATCGGACTACCAACCACACTCCCTGCGGGGCAATACGTCGTCGAGTCGGATGGGATTGGGGGTGTGGCTTATGTCCCTTTTGAGTGTTCGGGGGGGTTGTTTTTCGTAGATGATGCTTGGATCACGTTTTTCTCCAATGTTGCTGAATTTATCGGGGACTTACTGGTAGTAGTGAGCCCCGTAACGATTACTGGCTTCTGAGAGGTAACCGATGGGCGCAACTACACTTCATTATGGTACGTCCCCTATTATACAGGCGGTAGGGGGGGCGGGGACTTTTCTTGATCTAATGGACGCATTCCACACTGGGGCAGGATTGCTTACTAAGTGGTCGATTGAATCGACCGTTGGTGGCGTAGGGGCTCGTGAGGTGGTTGAGATATCTGCCAATGGTGGATCATTCCCCGATCAAAGGGCGGCCTTTGCCGGAAAAGCAGCCGGTACGCCACTTATGCAGGCACCGGACACATTCCTAGCAAATGCTCTTCACATAGGTTATACCCCAGATCCCGGGGCTGTCTTTGTTGGGGCTACTTGGGCCACTGCAACCCCCGCACTCTGGGGGGCAACACGGGCTATTCCCTTCTCTAGATTCGCTAACATTGGGACTTTCACAGAGTTATTACTCTGTGAAAGTGATGACGATCTGTGGTTTATAATCAAAACCTCAGTGCCGGCGTGGTATGGGGGTAGGGTGGGTGCGTGGATGCGCACACCAATCCAAGCGAATGGTGAGGGTGCGACGTTCTGTCTATGTGGGTACCAAACATCAGGTTCAACTGCAATCACGTCAGCGTGGTCTAACATCCACACAGCCTGGTTAGGTCACCACACGGGTGTGGGGAACTTCCACTCGTATGTTATTCAACCTGGAACATCGAACATATGGCCGGTGGTCCCATCTGCAATTGCGAATACGTCGGCTGGGAAGGTTTATGATACGACCGCTACAGGTGAGCGGCTGTATCGAACAGCTACTTATCAGCATGGGACCACATTTGCACCAATAGGTGAGGCACGCGAAATGGGTTATGCATCAGGACAGTATCGGACCATTGCTAGAGAGGCAGGTGTGGAAAAATACATCCTAATTGGTCCTTCGGTCACTACTAATGTGGATGCTGCTGCTATTCTTATATAGGGGAAGTTATGGGTACTGAAGTTACTGCAGTGATTACCGATACAGCACAGGCGCGCCATGCGCAGCAAACCATAACCGGAAAGAGCTTCAAAGTAGTTGGATTCGTGCTTGGTAGCGAAGGTCATGACCCGCTCGATCCGTTGGTTGCACTGACACCAGACCCAACGTTGACTGAAATACCGGGGCAGGTCTTTGGTGAAGAGTCGGTTGATGGGTCCGGGTATCTCACTACCACATGTCCATATTGGACATGTATTCTTGAATTCTCCGAGGCTGTAGGCGCATCTGTCTCTAGCCTCGGCTTGATAGCCGAGATTGTGTTCAATGGGGATGATCCAATTGATGAGATTGGAGATCATTTCCTCTATGCTGTAGCAAACACACCCTTGAACGTCAAGACATCAAACGATAGATATACATTCACCGTCGGAATTCAGCTCTGAGGATATATGGAAGCGTACATACCGTATAGAAATAATGCAGTAGATGCTACCGGAAACATCCTAAAGACTCGAGAGGATCTGTTCCGAAAAGGGTTTGTTACTGCATGGAATGACCTTTCCCTCCCAGGGCGACGAAATGAGCAATCTGCGCCCTATCTGGAGCCAGTACCGGGGCTCCTACAGGTACGGGTGATATCTGGGTTAGGGATTGGGTGGGTTGCTTTGGGCGCGGACGGTCTATTGGTGAAGAGCGATGGGTCGGATGGTCCTTGGACTCTCACAATCACAGCAGGGGTCAAGTATTACATTACTCTCCGAATCCAGTATGTTGCAGTGATGGGCGGGGAAATCTACGAATTCGGCGTCTTCTCAGACAGCGGCTATACTGCTTCGGCATACAAAGACAGCCTGCTGATTGTGGGGACAGTACAGACAGCCCCGGGGGCAATCGAAGCAGTTCTTGCTGACTTCTCCTATGCAGAAAGACACCGTGTAGAGGGTCTATTTGATTCAAATTGGCGCCCATCAGTCAGTACGTATGCTGATCTTCCGTTGGCAACAGTTCCGGACTTGAAGGTAGGGGATTGCATCCTTGTCCGAAGCAGCCTATCGGCTTATATCTGGAACGGGACGATCTGGTGGTGTGCTTGGGGTGTAGCAGCGCTTAACAGTCACTATGCTGAATCAGAGAATGATCGCGATCTCCGAAGGGCGCTGCATGGCTCCGGGATTATTGCAGGTGACACAGCTACTGATTTTGCTTACGGGGAGGATCTCCTACTCAGTATTCATGCACACCCTTCCACAGGTACACGTCTCGGACTAGGTGAGATTCGGTGTTTAGTGAATGGGCATTACATTCGCACGAGGATGCTGGACGTAGATCTTGCAGCCAAGCCGGGTATAGGAACCCGCTATGATCTGGTCTACTTGGAGTGCTATCGTAGAGAGATCGTATCCCCTGAGTCATGGGGATACTCAGGAGCCGGAGGGGGTACCCTTACTGGGAGTCAAATTTCTCTCGCATTGGAGACTTTGACCAACAGTGCATCGCACGCCGATACAAGTTTTGACATTACTTCGGTAGAAGTAACTCCGGATGGTCACTATGTTGCCAACTTTGTGAGTATTCGTACAGTAGATGATGTATCTCTGGCAGAAATGGCTGATATCTATGATCCAGCGGCCATGGCCGCTACCCCAATGAACAGTGACGGAGTAGCATGGGGTTACTCAACAGCACAAGCGGATACCCGCTTGTGGCTAAGCGCACATACTGGATCATACGATGGCGTAGCCTGGGGAATGCCACTGTGCGTAGTCTATCGAAGATCGACGGAGAACCCTGGGGTAGGTGACGGCATCCAGCTATACAGCACTACCGGATCGCGCTGGGTCTTTCCAATATACCCCGTAGCTAACCTAGGACCTGCAGGGAGAGACGCTGACAGGGCCACTCGAGTGGCCCTGTCTAAGGAAACCCAAACCCTCCCTTCGGGGTTGTTGACTGATACCACCTTTGAATCGAAAGGTGGGTTGGTGATGGGGTTTGATAGGGATATTGTAGTCAACGTCCGGGGTTATCGACTAGTGATCCCTCAAGCCTCGTCGGAGGTGACTCTGAACGCCAGTCCGGCAGCGGGGGGTTATCGGTCCTGCGTAGTGCTGCAAGTCTCTTTTGTGGCATGTCCCGATATGAGTGTCCCACCAACTAATAGGGAGATCATTGCACTCGGCGAGTATCATACAATGCCGTATTCTGCTGGGTATGTCCGCGAAATCTATGCGGACATAAAGCTAATAGATGTTGGGTCGGTTTCATTGGTGGAAGACACCCCCGAAGCAATGGCGGCTGCTGGTTACAGTGCAACCTCTGGGGACTTGGGTTTGTGGGAGTACGTCCCGGGGACGTTTGATCCAAGAGTCATCCTCTTCGGAACAGAATATGCCATACCAATATGCCTGATCTCACGGTTCAACTCTCTAGCTTTTGACGCAGCAGCAAATCCGAATGGAGGACTGGCAGGGAGTCGTCCGGATGGCTACGCACATGATGATATTGCTTGGTCAATTACCCCGTTATTCCACCGAGTCGGATTGGGGGAAGCAGACATCCGCAACCGGATGGAAGCTACTGCAAGATCATTGATGCTAGGACAATTGGATACGTTGATGGCTCGACACCCAGTACACGCTGATGTAGCTGGGAATCGACTTACTATAGGAGACGCTATTGCGTCTCTGGCTGTACTGGGATACTCCAAACTGACAGCTGACCCCGACGGGTGGCGTCATTGCTGGAGTGAAGCAGAAGAAGTTCGCCCATTTGGGTTAGCATTTGATCCAACCGGTAACTTCACAGATGGCGTACACACTTGGGCCATCGGTATCCCTGGACACATGCGTATCCAAGCCCCAGTTGGGATGTCTATTTACGTCGCGGACACAACATCCCCAACTGACGGTCCACATTTCCTTCTATACAGTGCGGCAGGCCCACCAGCACACCCATATCAGTGGGACAATTTGGACACGGCTATTGTGTCGTGTACAACCGCTAATGTTGTAATAAATGCTGTTGACGGTGATGGGTACCCCATTGATATGGAATTGGATTTGACCACTCCGGACAATACACTAGTGCATTTTTACTACTGGATGATCCATCGGAGGTCTGATACCGACATCCAACACACAGACAACGGTGGTTTGACTCGGGTGCCTAATCGAATGTTCTGTGGTACTTGGGGTCCTCTAGGTGTCGGGAATGTGCTAGGGGTTAACCCAATGGTAGCCGATATCACAGTATCGGCATTCAGCGGTGCTGTACTGACATTGGTACACGCAGATCTGGAAGCAGCGGTACCTGAATCGGGGGCAGCCTATTTCCTGGGGTTTTTGGGAGTTACTGTGATAGGTGTAACTCGAGCAAGTTACACATACGGCGTGACCATTAGTGATGACAACCAAACCTTGGAAATTACCTTCGGTGCACCTATAGTTGCGCACGATGTACATGTAATGGTTGCGTATGATACCGCAGACGCTGACAGATGGGTAGAGGTAACCCGCGGTAGTCGTTGTATTACGGGTTTCTATAAGTTTTACACACACGATTGGACCGGACAAATCACAGCTGGTGCATATTTGTCCGGATCCACTAATGCACATTTCTTGCGCTTCGTATGTTTGCTGTGGAGAGACACAGCTACAGCAGACCCGTGGGATGTAATCCCATATGATCAGTACACCATGGAGGTGTACGAAGGGGTAGATGGTGGTCGATTGTCGGCACTGACGGGTGGCTATCAAAGTGCGGGTAAGGATTATCGTGCGGTATTCGTAACCATTACTCCTCCAGCTGCAGCGGCAGAGGACATCCTGGTGTGGTATGAAAACACCCCGTACCAGGGAATGTCCGCTAAGGATTGCGTGGTTGATAAGGTTGCTTATCTAAAAGGCATCCTTCAGGGCGAGGTTATCTGTACTGGAAAGACTTTTCTCTCTACCTTCGGAAGACTGCCACAGTATATTCACCCAGAGACAATGAGTGAAGCTAACAATATGCAGCAGGCATATGACTATACCGGCGCTAGATTCCAGTTTGCTGGTCGTGCAAAAGCATTGGCATCATCAGGTACATCGTTTTGGCGCTCTCGGATGAGAGCAGAAGTTTCCGGTAAACCATACTTCCTACGGTCAATTCTGAAGACACTCCAGATTGGCTACGATGGGATGCTGGATCATCTTCCTTGGCCTAATTGGAACATCGCGGGAGATCTCTATGCTACCGGTGGGGGTGTGTATAATTGGTTCGGTGTAGTCATAGCTGAATGGGAACTTACGGGGAGAGAAATTCCACTAGGTAGTGCTGACTATGCGTCCGGCGGTGCATTGGTAATGATGGATGATAGCTTCTCCGGCGAGCAGATAGGTGGGGCCCACAGGCCTGTACATGGTGCTGTAATAGAGTATAGAGACTACGCTAGTCACGAGGCCGCAATGGATAGCGCATCATTTGCGGATGCAACTCGAGGAGTTGCAGTAACCCTCTGGGAGTATGACGGGGCAGATTCTTCAACCCGTAGGTTTGTGGCTGATGGTGTGGCATACCTTCCTTTTGGAAATTTGGAAGGGTTGCTGTCTACTGAAATACTGCAGGGTGTCGTGGGTTGGGAGTTGCTACCGAACCCACCAACATACCTCCATCCAGGTATTCCTTTCCGGCTGCGGTCTGAATCGTCTTGGTTCGGAAACTACTACGGCGGGCACTACATGGTAATTGGCAATAGTGGTACACCAATACTCCAGGTATCTGGTGCACCAAAATCGCTCTCAGGTATCCGTCCTCGTGACATCTACGCTCCGCAAATTGGAGGTGTGTTTGAGGCTTACTATCTGATTGGACGCCCGCTCCTTTCCAAGTGAGGATATCATGCCAATTGGAAGTGTAATTGCGCAAGCTACCAATGGTGGCCTAGAGTTGCTGGCGCGGGGTATTATGGAAGGCCTGGCGTGGAAACTCACGCACTTCCGGGTAGGTTCTGGGGGACATGATCCGCTGGATCCAACTACTGTGATCGCAATCGATCCGCTGCTGGTGGAAATAATTGGTCCAGATACATACCCGATGTTGGTGGCAGATCCCGAACCAATTGATCTAGTTCAATATGCTAATGATTCAGCATCCGCTTCTACTTGTCGTATCTCCGCAAGTGAAGCAATCATTACTGTCAGCGAGTGGGGGATATACGCAACTATCCTAGACTCTCCCCTAAATCCACCAGAGGTTGGCACCCGGGTACTCTTCGCAGTAAGTCATCGACCAATGATCGCCAAAACCACATCGGATGTCCTGATCTGGAGATTAGTGGTACAGTTCTAAGTACAGTTCTAGTACACAATGCATAAGGTTTGCTGGATGTCATGGAGGGGTAATGAGTAAAATCGAAGTCTCTCTCGAAACAGCTCGAGAGATAGCTAAATACACCAGACTACGTGGGGATGGTGTCCGCGCAGTCTGTAAATCTTTGTTGCGAGATGGAGTGCATGGGACAGTGGGGAAGTTTCCACACATCCCGCACTCAATAGTGCTTCGGATTGCTAATGTACTCACACAGAACGTAGCCCCCGTCAGGGACCTAGACACTCGTGTATTCTCTACCGCAGGACTTCGTTGGAGTATGCCTGAGCCATCTGGGTTGGATGACTTCAAGGTAGCAATCTCTTATGCGGACTCCGTTACCCGATGCCAGTTGAGGGTGTCATTTCGGATCCATGACGCGGTATCCGGAGAGGGGCGGAGTAAACTACCCAAGCCTACACTTCTCCGACAAATTGAGTCCGATTCTGTATTGCGCATGAATGTATCTCGTGCAGTAGTACGAATTGCGCATGATTATCTAGCAGATGCGCTGGACAAATCCCAAGAGATTCCTCGCCCTATTCTGCAACATGCTCCGGCGGTGGCGCAGTCTATTCTCAGCCTTACTCGGGTGTTCCCACATATTAACTTGCGAGCTCGGGTGCTGCCTACTCCGATGTGTGAGATAGACGACTGCAATATAGGGGTAGATGTTACCTTCGTGTCTACAGTAGAACTGTACACCCCAGAGAGGTCCGAAGGGAATTCCTTTAGCGGCGTCGGTATCCAAGACAACGCCGCTTACTTCGAGATAGCATCCAGTGTACAATCCGATATCCAAGGTGAAATCAAGCAGGCTGTAGGGGTGCTGCAGCGTCAACCCGAGGAAAAATACCACAGAGCCGCACACTACATTGAGGGGATCTCTAGCCAGCGAAGGCGTAAACGGGAACATGAAGTGCTTGAGAAAGGTCCGCCAGGTGCTACTAGGAGAGAAGTGATCCAGGTAGGTGGTCCCGAGGATGCTACGACCCCGAAGGCGGTGGATATCGTCATCCAGAGTGATGGGAGTCCGGAGCTGGTGAAGGTGGCTAGTTTACAGTCGGATGTAGCGGATGCGGCTGGGTGGTGGCGGGGGCACAAAGGGTTGATCAAACCGAGTTTGGGTGATATTGCCACTGACACAATGACGAAATTTGGAGAGGCACCGTCAAAAAACGATGTCGATCTCTTGGTTGATATGTCACTCCCAACATTGGGTAGCGTTACCAAACGAAGAAAAGATCAGTTCATGGATCTCTTTGGGGTAGATGTGGCTACTGCCGCCTTGGCTACTCTTCTACGAAGAGAATTCCAGAAACGTTTGACATAGGGGCGCTACCTATGAACGCTGCACGCTGCATCTGCAGACGGGATCGGTTTTCCTGTCCCGTACACCATCTCACAACCTCTCAGCAAAAGGGTAGGAATATGACAATCCACACAATTCAATCGAACAGGCGCATGTACACACTCGATCGAGAACCCCTTAACAAAGTCTCTGCGAAGGCTATGCAAGAGGTACAACCAGTACCCTCGGTCCCAACCCCGATTGTACAGTCAGATATCGTACTCGATTGTACAGTAGAAGAGGTTGTTCCGGAGGATATTGATGATGCCGGGCAGTTGGGTTCAGAAGAAATATCGGGGGGACCTGTCTTTGAGCAGGAAGTTGCAGTCTCTGATCCCAAATCGGCTGTTCTCGTAGAAGCACCGGGGGATATTGCTGCCCTGGAGCTGCCTCCTGATCTTTCGACCCTGCTGATCACACAAGGGGAGACCTTGGCGAGCCTACTGCGACGGAACGCCGACAGAACACTGGGGGAGATCCCTACGATAGGGTCGTCCCGGGAAAAGAAAATTGCGAAGGCCATTCGGACGTATCTGGCATTGACTGAGTGACACTATGTTGATCGACCTTCGCATGGCTCGAGTTAATCAGATTCTGGACTCCGCTGCCCAAGGATACGCATACGTATGTCAAGGATGCGGGGCAGAGCAACACATGGAGCGTACCAGGTGTGTTCTCTGTGGGGATCGCAGATATCGGATTTCCGCTATAACCCATCGGGATCTTCCACTTGAGGTGGTAGCCTCCGCATTATCTATCCCTCCAGGGAAATCATTCTCCCGCATCCGCCATACTTCGGTACTAGTCCTTGCGCAGGCTGATCCGCAAAAGATTGAGCATGCGCTACAAAAAGTTGTTGAGCACTTCCGCGAAGGATCGGTAGGATTCCTAAACAACCCCAATCGATCCATAAAGTTAGCTACCCGTGCGGAGCGATTGCTCCAATCCTTGGTAATAAAGGGGTAACCTCCCATGACGACTGCGCTACAACGGTTCTCACGAACACGAAATTTTTTGGATCAAATTCGGGCCGCAGTACAGACCCAGTGGCCAGAAACGTACAATGATGATCCAGTGTTTAAGCGGGGTTTGGACTCAACCTGGATCCCCCGTGTGGCAGTGCGTGCAGACGGTATCCCGCAAGGGATTTATGTACTCTACGCCAAAGAGGCTGCGCTTCCTGTTAATCCCTACCAGATCAAGTCGGCTCAAGTGGGTACTTACATGACATTGGTATGGTACCCTAAAGATACCGATTTTTTGGATGATCGTTACGCTGCGAGTGAATCAATTGCTCGCACTCGGAGTGTGTTGCCTATGGTAACACAACGGCGTACTGAAGCGTTCAACGCACCGGGAAATCTATCGCCAAAAACTTGGGATCTTATACAACAATGGATCAGCGCGCAAGGCCACAAGGTTGATTTTTCGGAAGTGTATGATTGGAAACACGATATCAAGGGCGCACTGGCTTCAGACGGGACTAGGTTGCAAGCATTGGTCGAAGAATTGGCAACAGATACAGAGTTTGAACCAAGGTTCGCTGATCTTGCACTAGATCTTCAGATCCTGCCACCTTCTGCACAGGGTCCTGATTCTGCACAGAAGGCATTTCTTGACTTAGCCAACAACCCGAAGGCAAATTGGGCTACTCTGGAAAGGAGAGCACGGGGATTGGGGTGGACGTTTGGGGATGACGATGTATCCCCCCCAGCCGACGAACCTGAAGATCCTACACATTCGAGATTGTTAGCAGAAGTACACGATATGGCGGATCGTATCCAAGGGATGCTTGAGAGCGTAGACGATGAAATGGCAGTAGAGATTCTACGGGATATTGAGCTCCCTTCAGAGGATGACATTGCGGCGGCAGCCGATGATATTGATGCCTTGACAGAGATTGTACGAAAGCAAAAATCAATACTGGTAAGGCTTTCCAAATTGATCCCAGTATCCCCCGACTCTGGCGAGGATGTTCCTATGCTTCCTCCGGGGACAGCCGTCCAACCGTCAAGCACCCCAGCACCGCATGATAAGCGACCAGATAGCACCAAAACTACCTCGGAAATTCCCTCAAAGAATGACGCTGTTCCCGCAATAGGTATGGAAGACCCTCAGGAGTCTGGTGGTTCCGATGAGACAGCAAAAACTCAAAAGGATCCCGAGGACGCACTGGATGACGTGGCCAGTCGGGTTAACGTCAAGTCTGGTGGGAAGATCATTGATGTGGGTCTCCCTAACGACATTGAGTTTACACTCAAACGAACTGGACGTAAACCAGACTACCTCTGGGATGTTACGGTTGACAACTGGCTTGACGACGACGAGCTGGCACAGTTCCTGCTGGCTCTCGGGGGAGAGTTAACCAAGAAGCAAGATCGTTTGAAAGCGGGGTTTGGGAAGAGCTGGCTCCGGTTCAAGAAGGATGGGGCTAACTGGGATATCACTGTCGATACTGCAATCAGTATGGTAGATGCTGCGAAGTTGATTCAACACTTCGCGCACATCAACACTGGAGCTACCGGCGGTGCGTCTCCTGAAGACGAGCGGGATTTTGATCTTCTGGAAGGGATCTCCTTTGCCGATGAGAAACCGGTAGCTGATGTTGATGCGCCCGTGGGAGATACGGTATACTACACCGTAGACGAATGGCACGATACTCTGATAAACCTGCTGGAAATGCAGCAGGAGAATCGGGTACGTTACAAGCGGGTCGTGGATGGGGGCAACCCCATTGTGGTCAAGCTGGAGAAACCAAAGGGGGATGACTTCTTCGGGGGGGATGAGTACAAACAGGCGGTCCTGCTGGTCAACAACAAACCAGTAGGGACGTTCATTAATCCCGATGAACTGCTCGAAAAGATTGATGATTATCTTCCTCAAGTAGCGGCGGATGCGGATCCCGGGCACGATGAAGTAGAAATTGACACTGGGGATACTGTCTCGGCTGATGTCACTGTGATCAAGGATATCTACATCCTGGGATGGGACGGAATTGATTTCCTGGCATTGGATGGAGACGAGGCGGATACCCCCTGGCTGGTGCAGTCTGGATTTGTGTGGCATCCCGGGCTGTGGAAGTATCACTTCTCCGATAAGGCACGGGGATTGAGAATGTTGGATCTCCTGAAAGCGGGGAAAATTGAGATCCTCAACGAAGGAGATGCAAAGAGGGTGATTGGGTCTCAACGTCTCCCCCGAAAGCTATTTCCAGAGATCCTCAAAGAGCAGAAGGGTGAGAGGAGAAAACAGCCGCAGGATATGGGCTTCTCGGTACATGTCTCTCACGATGTGGATAACAACCGTGTGATGATCTGTACTCAGAGGGGAAACAATAAGAACGCTGACCGGATCTTCCGCAAACATCGTTGGGAGTACGAGGGATCTGGATATTGGTGTCCTATTAAAGATCGGACCCAAGCAGTCAAGATACTCAAAGCATTGCACACAAAGGGTCTGCGATTGGGGGATTCCGAGGACTTTGAAGATCGTTGGAAATCGGCTTATGGTGGGAAACCACCCGTTGACTTCGCAGCAGGTGGATAAAATGATGCTACGTGTGTGTACACCCAGTATTTCGGGAGTCTTTCGTGTTTGAAATTAACCTTTGGTCCCTCTTGGCATGTGCTGGCATCACTCACTTCCTAGTCCAATCGGATGCAGCAGAATTCATCCGAAAGATTCTGTCTCGATTGAACTTACTGAAGCGAATGCTTCAGTGTGCATTCTGCACCGGGTTTTGGGTGAGTATTCTTCTAGGATGTGGTCTTCTCATCCCTCCGAAATACCTGATCCTCTTCGCATTTGCGGGGGCTTTGGTTTCTACCCTTGTCGATCATATTCTGTTAGCAGCCGAAGCAACTATCAACACATATGTCTTGTTGGCGCAACACGATTCCACCACAGATGAAGTAATCGTTTCTGACGATAAGGTGTGAGATGATAATATGTCTAAACTATCTCGAATTGCAAACCTTATCACCAACAATGTACCGCTACACCAGACAGCCACTCTTGTCCCTCGAGGATATGCCATTCCTGTTGATATGTCTCTCCACGGGGTGACCCGTTTTGCCCGCCGGTTGGGTGGGACGTTTTCAGTATTGACTCCTCACAATACCATGGCTATCAGTCAAGCAGTCAAGCAGGGGGATGCATCAATATATGTGATAGAACCAATCCAGAACATGCCGGTGGGATCCATTGTATCCTTCCTCGGCAGAGAAAGTCACTTTGTATCCGATGTAGTTACACACTCCGATGGCAAGCAGTCGGTGGAACTAGCCAGCTCGACCGGGGTGTTAGCATTAGGCTACCCCATCGACACTTCACTGTATTTGCATTCCGTTCCTGTCACGACCACGCTGGCAGCTAGTGTGGGTGGTGTAACTTTGGCCGTAAGCTCAGTATTCCGGATTGTGTTGGGGGACTCTATCGAGTTACTAGCCGATCAGGGAATAACCGGGAGTGTGGTAGCCTACACAGTCACAGGAATACCCTCGGCTGTAGAGACCAGTTCCCCCTATCTGTATACATTGGGATTGTCGCCACCTCTTACCCGTGATGTCGCACTGGGTGAAACCATCTATCTCCGAGCATTTCCAGCATTCTTATCTGATCTCATCCCGCTACCCACACAGCCAAACGTGTTTGGCGGAAGTGTGGGACCCTTCCTTTGGGATATTCTTGAGGGTCGAATGCATGATGGGGTTGATCCCGTGACCACTACTTTGGCAATGGAAACTGTATCCTCGGGGTACATGACACTGGATGCCCTGGCTGTTATCTCAAAAAATACTCCACATTGGCGTGTTGCACTGGAGTCTTCAGCATTTCTGTTCTTTGATTTGATCCACGGAACTTTGGATTTCTATCAAGGCGCTAGTCGATTGGTACAAGGTATATTCGACACAGAGGGTGACTTCTTGATCAGTAAAGAGGTCCGGCCCGCGTTTCAGGATGTCACCTGGCGGGCGGCCTTTCTGGCCTTGGGTGGTGATGTGTCGATTAGAATAGGCTTTCATTTGAAAGATCCCCCAAGTGCTACACCAACACCCCCGACCGGCTATACCTATGATGCAAGCCTTCGCGTATACTTCAAAGACTTCGTATGTAATTCTGCAAGTGTCCACTCAGAGATAATTGCATCACCTCCTGGGTACCTCTGTGACCGAATAGACTTAGGTGCGTATCAGGACTCCGGGGCAACTGGGGTTGTCTTACGGGATTGGTCTCAGGCTGGAGGAAAATCCTCTTGGGTCCGCTACACCATTGTGGGTCGGGTACATGGGGATTATGTTTGGGGGTCATCGGGGTTGTTGGTCAAACCAATTTTCTTCGGAAGGGATCATCTGCAACTTGTGCAGCGATTTGATTCCGGGGTAGCTATGGTGTAATAACATGGCATCGTTCACATTCTCCCCGTCCATTCCAAGATCCTATGAGGTTCGGACGCTGCTCCGGATTATCAACAAAGATAAGTCAGTCGATGGGGAAACTATACCACAACGAGTCGAGCGCATTGTGGTAAGTATGCTGGAAACCAATCCGGAAACACCCCGGCAGGATGTGTACGGGTTGACAGCTATCACCCTTCATCGATTGAACTTGTTACGTGATGCACATTCGGTGGTATGCGCTCTACGCCAGGTTAATGCAGACGGATCAATAGAACTGTTGGCTAACAACCACCGGTTCTATCGTTTACAGCAAGGGACAGTAGACCCCCTCTACACAATGCTCACCAAACAAGGTAAGCGGTTGGTGTGTGGGCAACAATACCGTATCCCGACATATCCAGTCGCCTTGGCTGTCGGATTAATAGCACAATTGGAACGCAACGTCAATTACGGAAAACGGACCCAGCAAGATCAGACACAGGGCTGGTTTGACAACAGCATTCACCGAATAGCGCGGAGATACCGACTTCCCCCGGATCTGTTTGGTATCCAATCTGGATCACGATCAGACGGTGCATCCCCACAGTATAGTCGAATGCGCCAGAAGTTTGAAGGAATCCTCCGGGGGTTTACTAAACGGATGGCAGAAGAGTCGGAGCAATGGAAGGCATACTTGGCCAAGGCACTTGAGGGGGAATTCCCTGAAATGTCCCGACCTGAGCGTATTGGATTAATCCAAAGACTGGAATCTGTGCAAGGCCCTCCCTTGCCCCGTGATGTATACAGGCAGCGGAAGAAGGTCAAACTGATTGAACCAGAATTGGGTGGGGCCAGTGGGGGTTCTCACTAAGAGGATAAGATGACTATTCACACACGCATTCCCGGTATCAATCGTAGGGTTCCACAGACATCTGATCTGCTCGAATACCTTGACGGAATTGTTGAGGGTGAGCTATTGGAGAGGACTAAGCTTGTAATGGCTGGGAATCTCGATTCTGAATCCCCAGGGATTGTTGCAGAGGATAATCCCGCTTTGGAAGACGGGTTGGACCCTACAGCACCCCTCATTGTCACTGTCAACAGTCTCAACCCATTACGGGTAGATGTTCACCCCGGGCAGGCGGTCTGTGATCTGGGTCTTCGGATGGAAGTCACTACCACAGTTGTCGTTGACTTGGTGTCCACCGATGCTGGTGGTCAAAATGTGGTATATCTAGAATACCAAAATGTGGAGTCCGATCTACGCCCGGTACGCAGTAGGGTAACCGCGATCAATGCCAAGCGAGAAAGAGAGACCGATACCAACTTGGTACATGTAACCACACTGGCGGCGTATCAAGCATTGGGTTCCACAACTTTATCTCGAGTAGTGGCGTTGGCACTGGTTACTATCCAGGCGACTAGTGGTTCTGCTAACCTGACAGTAGTAGACATGTCTCAGGATATCCTCACCACAAATCGACCCTGGTTCAGCTCAGTAGATATGTACCACCGGAAAAGGGTTGGTTCTGGAACTACTTCAGACAGTAACCCCCATGGGATGACTGTCAATGACTTCCAAGTAGTCGGAGATCTCTCCCTGTATGATGTACTCATCGGGAGAGGATTGGTGGTTAGTCGACCTACCAATAGATCCTGCGTGTTGGGCACTCTCTGTACGGAAACGATCCCGCGATCTCGTTGGGTTTTGGATTCCTCCGGAGGTGTGACCGGATATGTCAATGCGCTCTACGTGCAGTTACTGGGATACCCGATTGTGCTGGGTAGCGCGGAGTTGCAAGATGTTTATGCCGGTACTGCAGCCGCAACTCTTCTCCCGCTGCAGCTGGTAGATCGCACCAACATTATTTTCATTGAGAATGAGGAGTACCGGAACATTATCATTGTTGGTCCTGGAACCGACACCATTGTGGTGAAAACTGCTGTTAGCGGACTGGCTGACAATGTTATCGAGGTAGATGTTAGCAGCGGTGGTGCCGAAACGGTGACATACGATGCGGCGACCAAGGTGCTCACAGTGGTGTACCAGGATGGAGTAAGCACCACCGATAGCATTGCAGTAGCTATCCTTGCGGTTGTCGTGGCACTTCCGGATTTCACTTCGGTGACAGACACCGGGACGGCTATATGGAGTAACCCGCCTGTTGTTGACCAAGTAGTATATAATATAGCCCCGGCGGGTGCTGTCGATTATGAAGTGAAGTACGCCAATACCCCCGCCATTGAACCTCCGGTAGATTTTGCTACTGCTACCACATTCACATTTGGAACCCCTGTCGCCGGGGAAGCTGTCATTACGGAAGGCTTGGCGTTTTCCTCAGTGTCATCCCTGTTAACGCTTGACACACTGGGGCCTATTCCCCGCCGCGTGTGGGTGGTCTACGACCCCACAGCGGGATTAGTCCACATCCCGCAGATAGTAGTACCCTTCACGCGGTTAGATGACTTTGCCAGCGATGTGGTGGATGTCGACATGACTCTACTAGGACCCTCGAAAATCAGGGTGTGGTTGTCTGGATCTACACCTGGCTCGCTGTTGGGGGTAACTCTGCAAATCACCGGAACGGATATTAACGGGGCTAGCCTTGTAGAATCAGTAACATTTGACTCCACATGGTCAGATAATCCCGCAGGATCGGGTGTGGAGGATCCTACTCAGGCAGAGACAGCAATAGCAACATTTGCAAGTGTTACTGAGGTACGGATAACCGCACGTGCTAATGATGGACCGTTCTCTGCTGTAGTAGTAGACGCAGTTCCGGATTTCTCCAATCAAGCCAGCAACATTGATCGATCCCTATATGTTGCGTCGTTCTTCTGGAATGGGTATCGAGCAAATGATATGCTCGATATGAGAGAGGTAGTGCCTACACTTAACCACGTAGATATTCCGCTATGGAAACAGGTTTCCGGATCTCTGCTAGGTGGCTATACAATTCAGAGTGCAGAGCCTAGCAATGTTTTGGTGTTATGTGGGGATGATTCGGACGATTTGCATAATAGTGATTTGATTCTGACTCAACGCATGAGTCTACGGGTGCAGAAAGACACTGATGATCCAACCATGACATCTGCTGATCGTAGAGCACTGGACTCGTGGTATTATTCGAGGGCGATGAAGACCCCGAATACTACTCAATACATACAAGTCACACTACTGGGTGATGCGGAACACTTTAATGTGGGGGGTGGTGTAGCGGTCCAGTATAGGTATGCTACTATTGACCTCCCAGACACATGGAGCAATTGGAATTCGTTTGTAGCAAGCAGCCTTGTACATGGGAAGTATGACGGGACTGCTATAGTGTTTTTTGCGTTCATGCCAGACGACACACCTGGATTCCAGACAACCGACATGGTACATAAAGTCCAGCTTCGTATGGTGGCAAGGTGGCGTGGTTATATCTGTGTCGTGGGGGATACGGACTTAGATATCCGGGGATTGGGTGATCTTTGGAACGCAATGGAGGTTGAACATTGGGTTGATCCTGTATCACCCGATGATGGTGAGCATAAAAGTATCCACATTACGCCGGAGATTGGCGCGAATGTAACACCTAAGTTGTACTCCGAGGCTCATGCAGACGACAAACTAGGTGCTGGACTTGGTAATAAGCAGATTGCTGTCTATGGGTGGGATGGGCTGGGAGATCTCGCACCCTCTGAGGTGTTTTACATCAATGTAAACGGGGACTGGTGGTTTAACGGGGGCTACCAAGGCACGTTGCAGGTAGATGGGGATATACAGGTAACCAATCAGATTTTCACTGACGATTTGTCTGCTACAGGCCAAGGTCAGTTCGACGCATTAATATCTAGTTCGGTATCTACTTTGACTGTACTAGCAGACAGTGTTGCAGCAGCGGCACAAATATCATCACCTGTCTACATCTTTCCTACTACAGTGAATGTCAGGGTCATTGTCCCGATCAATGATTTGGAGAAAGATCTGGCTATTTCGGCAGGACATGGTGCGGCAGTGATTGCTTATCGCCTGGACATAGCACCAGGTAACATAGCTGGTTTCGCCATTGGTATGGTTTATACTGGACCAGTGGCTTTCTCTACAGATGTCGACTGGTACTGGAGTATTGATATCGATCCTTTTATCCGGAGTACCTGCACTATAGTCAAAGTATCTCTTGTAGGACTGGTTAGTGGGGGGCCAGCCGTGACAGTAGAAGTGCGATGTACTCTGGGATCAGCAGATGTTCTCTCCCCGGATGACTATGTTGATGGTCCGGACGTGGACGTGACGTGGACGGCTAATCTACTTTGTAATAGGAGTAGACAAGACTACGTGTTCAACCAGGTGGTAACTCCGACGCAGCACAATCGATTGCGTATTAGTCATCTCAACGGTTTAGATGTGTTTTATCTGTTCCGCGTGGAGTTGGTAATAAAGCAGACGGACATACATAACTTTATTGGCAAGGATGTGATATAATGAGTGAGACACGATATCATGACTTCGGTCGGTTCATCCAGGCCGAAGCACAAAATAGTCTACAAACTAGGCTATTTGAGACTGGTGTGCTCGAGGGGAATGTACTCTCAGTTTCGGTGGATCACTCGCGCATCCAAATTGGGAGTGGTTCGGTCATTACCACAGATGGTGTGGTAATTGTCAACTCTGCTACCCGAACCATACTTCTCACACCTCAAGGATCCGCCACCATATTCACTGTGGCACAATATCATACATTTGACGTGCAGGCAGGGGGTCGTGGATCTACTTACGAGCTAATAGAGTTAGATGATGGGTTTGGGAATCCGATATTTGGGGAGTCTGGGGATCTTCCAAATCCAGGGGTGGTGTTGGGGTGGATTCGATATCCAGGTGGAAGTATAGATTTTGAGAGTTACATGCTCCACGAAGCCCCTAAGATGCGCATCCTCAACACGTCCGTGACTGCTAGAATTGATCCCATAGAGGCGACCATGCTCTCCCTTGAGACGAGAGCACCTTTGCTCGATAGTCCTGGATGCCTACTGGTTTTAGATGTCAATGTCACGGCGACGCACGGATTGGATGGCACTGAGCGACTTTTGACTACGTGGACCAATAATCATGGTGCGGTGGCACACACTACGGCAATATATCTGGAGCCACAAGGGCCTGCAGTTTACCGCCCGAAATACGTGCTACTTAGGGGATTGTCGCTAGCGCATATTTCGACTTCCGCCACGGTTTCTATAGTAGTCGATGGCGTGGAAACACTACTCACCACCATCATCGGAGCCATACTTGTGGATGGTAATCAACAAATCCTCGTGCCAGATAATCTCTTTCTTGGGTCACCGGAAGCACTGGGTACAGAGTGGCAGATCCGTGTGACATTCAGCATAAATCCTATGTCAACAGTGTCCCTTCGTGGGGTAGCGGTATACTCCGGGCCAATACCTTTTGCCCCTTAACCCTTTTCGGATCTTTATATCTCAACAGCCTCTAGGAGTCATAATGCAAACCGTAGTGAAGTTGCACCGTCGAGATCCTCCTCCAGGATCTCGACGGGGGCTACCCATAGTGTCATCAACGTTGGGGAAAAAAGGTCTAATCGAGACAGAGTGGCTGCCGTTAGCCGGAGAAGATTCCCCTGTAGCAGGGGAATTCTGGCGAGTAATCATAACTGCAGAGACATTCCCCGGAACTAATCGTGGTTGCTTCAAGCTCCAGCCTATCCATAGGGTGCTGCCCGGCAGTATCCGAAAGCTAGTTCCAGGTTTTTTTTCTACAAGAAAATCTCCGGATGGCGGAGTCCTTATTGTAGATCCCACACACGGAATCGGGGATGTCTCCGCCAAAGATGTCGATTATATCCTCCAATTGGATATGAAAAAAGTGTTATTTGCCTCCGAGGGTGTGTACGCTATTGTGGTCGATTTAGGTGGAGATTACTGGATATCTCCGCACACTAAAGGGGTGGTATATGGGTTGGGGCAGTCCAGTGGAGGTACCGATGATCGATCAGAAAAAATACCCAGTCGTTGAAATGTTCGACTCATTCCAGGGGGAGGGTCCGTCGATTGGCTCCCCGGCCAGATTCGTTCGGATGGCCGGGTGTAACCTACACTGTCGGTGGTGTGACACAGAGTACGCATGGAAGAAAGGTGTGCTCGATCCGACAAAGATTACTATGATGACCGCAAAAGAGATGACCCTGGATCCAGGATTTACGAAAGACTATCTGCAAAGAAGACTATTTGTACTCACGGGGGGTGAGCCCATGATACATGTGTCAGAGGATTTGGATCTACTGGCCATCATCTTAAATTGGTTTCGGGTCGAGATCGAAACCAATGGTGAAATCTACCCATCTTGGGAGATACCGGATTACGTCAAATTTACCGTATCCCCAAAGTTAGCTTCCGCCGATTCAGGGTCCACTGGGATCGACTTCCGGGAATGGACTAGTCGTGTACCGGCTGACTCACTCCGATTCAAATTTGTAATATCTTCGGAATTAGAGTTCCACATTGTATCACGCATTGTTAGTGACTATAAAATTCAACCAGGTAACGTTTGGATCATGCCAGAGTGTAGGAATCGAGAGGGTCTTATTCAGAGACTTCAGAGCTTCTCACTAGAGGGTATTTTAGACAAGATTCTACACTCCGGGTTCAACTTATCCACTCGGCTTCACACATTAATCTGGGATGGCGAAAGAGGGCGGTAGCTGTGTCCAACTATAGAAAAACTCGATGTGTATCAATACAACCTCGACAGGTAGTGTTGGCTCAAGCCACAGTGTCAGATGTGACTATGGGTATCCGGACTAAACCAAAATTGACGCTCCAGATTGAGCACAGAGAAGAGTTTGTTGATTCCGTGAGGAAGACGGGGGTTTCTGATGGCATGCTGCGGGAAGAGTAGACTACCCATTGTAAGAGACAAACTTGGATCTCTCCGGAGAGACGCCATTTTAGGAAATGCTCCGATGCCTGAAGCAGTGGGATCAATCCGACCAAGCACTCCACTAGGAGTATGTCTGTTGATAGCAGAGAATGGCGTTCGGCTCCCCCTAGAGTTTACTCAGGGAATGCTTACCGTAACTTTGGGTTCTCGGAGATTTGAGCTTTTCTCTGCCATCCGATCACAGGGTTGCCTGGTCGAACCCTTCGTAGAGTTGCAAGCCAAGTGGCTGGCAATACGTACTCCGCAGAGAGAACAAGTGATCAAACGTATTGGATCACTTACCCTACAGGCATTGCTACAACACTTTGAAATCCCCCAACCCGACTAACTCCCTTACCCTACCCTGCCTAAAGACTACAAGGTAATACCAAATCATTTCATTGAGGTAGCAACATGCCAACTTCCGCAGAATTCTGCCGAAGGCAACGGCAATCCGTGTGTCTAAATTGTCCTCTATACCATGCTGATCATATCACCACTTCGTGTGTTCCGCTGGAGTTTCACCCCTCCGTAAGCGGGAGTCTTGACGTGCTTTTCAAGGGAGATGCTCCGGGTAAGACTGAGGACGAGGATGGCATACCATTCAACCCAAGGGGTAAGTCAGGGGCGCTACTTCGAGATGTGCTACACCAAACCAATGGCGGATTAGAAGGGTGTGGGTTTGATAACGGGGTGAAATGTCGCCCGATTGATAAGCAGGGTATGGACCGTGCACCCACTGCGGAGGAGCAGACGGCTTGTGCACATTACTTCCGGGAAAATCTCAAAAAATACCACCCTAAGGTGGTTGTTTTGCTTGGGAATACCGCAGTGCAGGAACACTTCCCGCAAGCTGATGGGATAACCCGCATAAGAGGGCAAGTAAAACACCAAGCGGGGGTAACCTACCTCTTTGCATACCACCCCTCGTATGTTCAGCGGCAGGGTGGACTTGCCACTGATGCTGGGAGGGAGTTTGTCAAGGATATCCGAAAAGCGATTCAGCTCTCCGGAAGAGCTGCCGCATCGGAGAGTTTCAAAGACATCCGAGAGGGAAAAAGTGTTCTTGTAGAAACGGTAGCGGGGGTACGCAAGATAGTTAAACAAATCCTTACACTTCCTCGGGGAAGTGTGGTTGCGTGTGATACGGAGGACCGCAACCTCCATCGAGTCTACGACAATGACATGGTATCTATCCAATTCTCGTGGGATGGGGAAACAGCGTATGTCATCCCGCTCAAGCATCCACAGACCCCGTTCTTCACAGACGATTTTCCGAAGATATCCGCACTCCTACGCAAGGTATTTACTGCTGCGACTGTCAAACTGGGTGGCAAAACACGCAAGGTCAATCGCTGGATTTGGTTGATGCATAAAGCAGTGTTCGACTTGCATCAAATTCACCGAGAGTTAGGGGTGGATGTCACTAATAACCCAGTGGTCGACTCCATGCAAGTGGCATACTTGCTGGATGAGAATCGGATAGCAGGATCCCGAGATCCGAAGGAGTATTACTACCCAGACAGAGAACGAGGGTTATCTCTCTCATTGCTCACTCGGATGTATTTGGGGGACGAGTATGCCTACGATGGCGATGATAAAGCAGACCGTTGGAATGTAGTCAACTGGACGCTGGATCGTCTGCGGAAGTATGGTGGGAAAGACGCATGGGGACTATGGCGACTGTTCCAGGAACTACTGATTGAGGCGGAAGGGCAGGGTTACCGGGAGAAACTCCTTCGCTTGGTTTACTTTCTTTACTCAGATGCCTACCTGGGTATCGTGGCGATGGAACAGAATGGGTTTCTTGCCGATATTGATGAGCTGCGTAGGCTCCTCGACCCAAAGAGAAGCGTCTTACTTAAATCAATGTACGGTCTGGTGGACAAGCTTAAAAAATCCAGACCGGCTCAAGTGGTAAACAAACGGATATGGAAACAGGAGTCAAGCAATATCCACTCACTCTGGGGTGGAGTTCCCTGGGTGATGTCCCTAACTAAAGATGCCCACCTGCGGATGCTGTTCTTTGATGAGATGGGGCTGGAGCCCGTATCGTTTACAGAGAAGGGCAAACTCCCCCAAGTCAATGCATCATTTTATGAGGTATATGGCGAGTGGGACGAAGACGGGAATCCACTGAACGAGGCGGCTATTGTCAAAGACTGGAACGGCTTGCACGTTCTCGTGTCAACGTTTGTTAACGCTATATACAAATGGGTACACCCGGACACCGGGGACCCCGATATGCGCACAGATGGTCGAGTACGCGGAACCTTTGGGTTGACATCAACAGTGACCGCTCGGTTGGCACACTCCAACCCCAACATGGCAAACTTTCCGAGAGCAAATACACCCCCCAAGAAAGCGGCTAAAAACATCCTGATTAGCCCCCGCGATAGGGTGTTAGTAGGAGCGGACCTCATGGCGAACGAGGTCCGCATGGGGGCTAACGAATCAGAGGATAAGGTACTCGGGAAGCTCTTCTATCAAGGCCGGGCTGCACGGGATGCCTATCGAAAGGTTGTCAATCACCTTGACCCAAAGACACATACCCTGTATCGAGAATACCTTACCCTCGAGAAGAAAGCCAAATGGTGTGACCGGGGGAAAAAGAAAAAGTCCGTACCACTGAATTCCGAGGCCATACGGATCCAGGAGATTGCTCTCGAGGGTGGGGAAGCTCTTAAGCATGTGTTATTCCTTCGGGTTGAGGCATCCCTTAAAGGCGACATCCACCGGATGACGGCATCGGAGTTTTTTGGGGTAGACATCCACGATGTTACTAAAAACCTCCGCACCGAGACAAAGACAATTGTCTTTGGGTACATGTATGGTCGAGGGATCAAATCGATTGCATCCCAGATCAAAAAAGATGTAGCTGCAACGAAACGGCTTTGTAATGCTTTTGATTCTAAGTACGTGCGATTTGCCCGCAGATTGCAAACCTGGCCGGATGATGCACGCAAGAATGGTTATGTCGAGTCCATTCTGGGGCGACGACGACGGTTCAACCCAGCTATCTGGGAAAATGCACCTGAGTGGGTTCAGTCCCATGCTGAGAAGCAGGCTAAGAACTCCCCGATTCAAGGGGTAGCATCGGATGCCTGCTTGATAGCTATTGGTATCCTCCAGCGTTATATCCTGCGCAACAAGCTGCAAGGGCGCTGGAAACTGGTCAACACCGTTCATGACGCTATCTATATGGAAGTACCGTTCGAGGATGTGCCACGCGCCGTCCGGGTTATGGAGCTATGTTTATCGAAGTGGGCAATGCGACACATGGTTAAACACTTCGGGGTGAAGTTCGTGGCTCCGATGGAATGTGACTTTGGGATCGGCATTAGGTGGGGTGATCTTCACGAATGGGACTTCTCTATTCCTATGCTCGAAGTAATCCTAATGAGGGTGGCATTGGAACATAAAGAGAAGTGGGGCAAGTATCCGAAAGGGGCGATGCGCTATATTAGGTATCTCAGAAAACAACAGCACAGCGGGAGAAAATCAGATGGGTGACCCTAACGAAGATATTATCGAAGAGGAAGAGGAAGAGGAAGATGAGGAAATTGACGGAGGTAAGACAGCGTCCCCCGCTGTGTTCGATCAGACGTACTTTGACGATCCGGGTGGGGTGCTCAAGGGGTACAACGAGGATTACCAGGGTTATCTTGAAGATGATGAGGGAGACCAGACATGGGATGCGATGGCCGAGCGATTCTTCCATATCCTAGAGAATGTGGATGTTATTCGTGACGGAATGACCATTCTGGACGTAGGATGCGCTCGAGGTTATTTTGGGAAGGCGGTAGAAGATGTCTTCCTCGAACACGGGTATCATGCATCTGTGTTTGGGTTGGATGTGAGTGAGTATATTATCCGAACTGCGTGCCCTGGAACACATCTGATGCTGTGTTCGGCGTCGGACATCTCGTCGGAGAGACTGAAAGCCGCCGGATTTCCTGTACGGTATGATGTGGTATGCTCATTTTTGACACTGCAACATTTGAGTCTCGATGACATGGGGGCAGCAGTCTATCGAATAATGCAGGTAGTCGACAAGTTAATCTATCTTGAGCTAGCAGTTCCCAGTCTCCAGAAAGAAACCGAATTCCTAAACCACTACGACCCAGAAACGATACTGGAGCCACACGGTCCACCTGATCCACACAGCAACGTCTTTTCTTCTGAGATTTGGCGGGACACAATCAAGGACAACCTCCACCTATTTTGGCAGACTGAGGTAACAGAACCAGGGAAAGTCTACAGCGATCCACTACGAAGAATATGTTCCGTAACTGTTAGACATCGAGTTCCGCGTTATCTGTTCCAGGATTGGGGCGACATCCGAATTAGGACAGTCGATTACATTGGGGGGAAACTTCCCTTTCAAACACACCCAATGTATACCCCTAGTGGAGTGCAGGCTGTTCTTGACATGGGGTACCATACCTTCCTCGAAGTGTATCGTGGATCCAAGTTGCTGCTAGCTTATCCGCACTACAAACATGAACTCCTGGCGAGGGGACCATCATTGGTGTCGTGCCAACCTACACCCTCGTCAAGCAGGATGTGGCAATGGTTTGCGCCGGATGTAGACTCTCTGATCGATGGGGTAGATATCCTCCGACAGTTGCGGGACAAACAGACATGGAACGTGGAGTTCGATGATCGGGATGATCCATCCTACAATGTTTGTGGGACATTTTTCAATATTGGAATTCATCTACTGCCTCATCAGGATCTGATTGCTCGATTCGGAACAACCCCCTACATTTTCAAGAACTTTTCAACCCCCATCACGCGGACGTTTCCTTCTTTCGAGGAGTTTGCAAACTCATACCCATCCAAGAAAGCGTGGAAGTGGCGGAACGCAAAGAAGGTTCACGATGAGATGGGCTGGTACTACGGGGATCCTCTACCCTGGCGTATGCTTCCCGTGGAAGCATACGCCAGTATTCGTAAGTGGTTCGACCTATTCGAGGATCCTATCCCGACCATTGGAAACCCATGGTTTGAGCTGAACTTCCGACTGCTTGGACACTCGGCTCAATACTGCAGGGACTTGGGTAGGGAGCAAGATAATATGCTATGCTTCCCGGTCTACGCACCAGATGGGGAACTGTTTGGAGTAGACATATTCATCCGGCTGTACGGAAAACTGTGGGAGCGACTTTGGTTCGCACATAACACGCTGACCGATCGTAAGAAATATCAACCGGGGAGGTTCTTCTGCTGGAGTGCCGCGGTGGCACTTCACAAATACGGCGTCCTGGCGTACAGTCATGGCGGGGAGGATGTGGAAGACGGTGTGTGGAACGATAAAGATATCGGAACATATTACAAGTACACATATTCCCACTACGATATGATGTGTTGTGGTGTGAACAGTGATCCCCACTACGGTGTCCCAGACCGTAGTGAGATCACCAACGTCGACATGGATCAATTTGGTAAGGACTAATCATGGCTGCTGAAGTAATCATACACCCAGTAGAGCATCCCTGGTGTGCTCGATTCCATCAAGATCTCATCTGGAACCAAGAGTTGGCTGGGATGTACCAGCGGACATGGACTGAGTTATACCAACAATGCCTGGATGACAACCCGAGGACACTCGCCACCCCTTATCGTCTTTTTGATGTGGTTCTTGATGGAAGATGCATCTTTTCGATGCCTCTCTACCAGAATGAGATCGGAGAGTGGAGTGACTTCTCCATTAACGGGGGATATGGTGTCCCATATCCTGAATTGAAGCGATGGGATTGGTTCGCCCCGGATCTTCACTGTATCTCCCGTGCGTTTGAAATTGCACAAGAAGAGGGATATGTTCTCGATTTGGTAAATATGTGTGATGTCACCAGCATGGGTAGCAATCTCCGTAGTCTCCCAGGGTTTACCTCCGGGGTGATAAACCACGCGATTATGACATCAAGTGCGGAAGATTACATTAGTCAACATCCGTCGAGTAAATTTAGAAAGAACACTCGACGGATGTTGACAAATACTAAGGCACTTGGATATGCCTATGTACTGCAGGACGGCAGTACTATTACCAAGACAGAGAAATTCGGATGGCTCTATCAACAGTGGTGGGAGTGGTACGGCAACGTCCCTGGATCACACACTTATGACATTGGCATCCTGCGGGAGATCGCGCAGCAGCCAGATTCTCAGAGACAACTCCGAATATATGGGATCTTTCGGGGTGACAATTTAGTCGGAGTTGATGTGCTTTTCCACTTGGGTGTAGGTGGGTGGATGTCGAGGTCAACAATTTATGACGTGAGCCTTCGCGAGGAAGAGGTCGGGAATTTTGCCATGCTTGCGTTGATCCAAGAAGGATCATCCGTGCTGCACGTCCCAGACGTAATCATCGGAGCAGATCATTACGGCGAAGATTACTCAGGAGATTTCGACAACAGACATGAATACAAACGTCGGTGGGCAACCCACACTGTACCATCATTTGGGGTAGGGCTTGGTATGTGGGAGAATCGAAACTCTCTACCTAAAATCCCTCTCCGCACGTATGCACACTTGGCTATCTGTGCGGTAGAGAATGCTGGTCGGATAGGATTGGTAGTAAAATCGGAAGATCCCGATGGTGATCCGCTGATGGCATCAGACATGTACCCCGATGAACGGGAAATGCTCCCTTCCGAATGGGATACTCAAGAGTATCTTGAATGGGCATGGTCGTCTCTTCTTAGAGGCGCAGGCTTACCCTGGATTACTGAGGAAAGACGGTTGTATGAGTTAATGGTGGATATCTTTGGAAAGGAACAAATCGATGCTCATATCATCCAAGCAACTCGGTCAGGGGATATTTGATACACTGGCACTGCCCCCAGCATTGGAGCAGTACCGGTTTATTGTATTTGATCAACTCTACACCAAGTGCCCTTCGGTGATCTTGCAGAGCGTTTGTTGGGCGACATCCCAGCTGGGTCTTCCAGTCAATGACCAAACCCCGGTACAAGTGTTCCCCGGGGAGGAGGCATATCGGATGCTAGCGGGTAAAGATGACATTCCCGACGGAACCCTTGGGGCAACCTGCCCACACCATCGGGAAGAGACATCCTGCCAACCTGTAATAGATGAGATGCCCGAAACCGGATTTACCTGCAAGACTACGCATCACTGCCAACTACCCCCGACAGAGCGCCCACTGTTATGCCGACTATGGCCTACTTGGTTAGAACCCGGGAACCCCCGCTCAGCGGTTATTAATGCCCCAATAGGTGCTCGAAGTATGCTCCAGAGGTTGGGGGATGTCCGCATAAATCAAATGCTCCATGACACGGCTAATGTATTCATCTACCTCTGGAACTTCCTTATCCCCTCGTGGTGGGGATATTATCTCAATTATACCCCGACAGCATGTGACAAACTGACTACGTTCACTTTTGAGTTGTCGGATGATCTAATATACTCCACCATTCGAGGAGCACAACCAATCTGGAGAGAAAGTCTTCTTCAAACTATTGCTCGGCCAGATTGTCCTGCTTGCGAGGGTGTGGGGGTTGAATTTTGGGACAGGTATCGAGATCTGACCACTGGGGAATCCAAGTTCCTTCCAGTTCAAATGCGAAAGTTTGATCTTTGTAGAGAGTGTGTCCTTCCGAAATTGGGAATGTTCCACAAAGGTGTTGTGGTGTCACTAGATCGAAAGATCCTTTCTCCAGATGGATCCTTTGCTCGCGGAGATACCCTACTTAAAAAGGAGTTGTCGTAATGTCAAAAAAGGTGAGCATTGGAGATTTGTTACTAGACCCAAGAGTTATACGGATTTCCGAGTATTCTCTGCGCAAGCAATATGGGTTTACCACCCGTTACGCACGTGATACTTGTCGAATTTTCCGGACTGGTGAGGTTAGGGTTGACGTAGACTTGGAATTTTGTTCTGAGTTGGCCAGATGTGAGAACACAGCAGCATGGTATCGATTGTTCCGCATGACCAATACGTGGCAGCGGTTCTATATGTTAATGCGGTATATTATCCACATAGTCGTTCGTGAGCATACAATAGTATTCAAAATACACCCTCCTGATTTCGAGTTCCTCCTTTCTTCGATACTGATGCCTTTTCCTTCTCAAGAAAAGGCAAGACTCTCGTTTGTCAAGGCGGCTATAGAGTTGAAAACAGTACTAATGAGTACTGCCCCCCACTTCGTGTCTTTGCTGGCGGAACTTTCTCTTGCTGGTGCAACGTCTTGGGTATTATCCAAGCTTGGGGATCTCTGTACAGTGTCTGAAGTATCCCAAGAGAGTGTCCTTGGACGAATGGAGAAGATTCCTGAAATTGTTGTCAATTGTTTTCCCATAACATATAGGAATCGAGTGAGTGAAGATATTCTCCCCGGGATCCTTCAGAGACTAATGATGGTAGTACTCTATGAGAACGAGATGGATCAACAGTACATCAATGCAGAGACGGCGCGACTAGTGGAAGAATTGCCTGCAGATGTGCATGCCGAATCGAAGGATCCAATCCAGCAGATCCTCCCGATCTGCTACGGTGAGACATTGAATGATGCGGCGCGGGTAGCTGTGGAGCACCATTTCAACCCCGAGCATGTTCGGTTGCTGTCCCGAGGAAGCATCAAATCTCGAATCAAAGATATCACCTACGATCGAGATCACCTGTATGGAATAAGTGAGGAGCGGTTAATTCTGCTAGCCAGCAAGGTAGGGTATACATTCCCCACATAGGAGATCAATCATGATTAGATTCGCAACCACATCTGATCTTGACGGCATTATCAACTTAGAGACGCTAGTCTGGGGGAGACCCATGTCGAACCCTTTCGACATGGCGTTGTCCGTGATCTCTGGGTCAGTATGTGTATCCCAACATGATTCAGGCGTGCTCGTGGGTTACCTATGCTACCGACTTACCTCATTTGGGTTGGGTAGGCTTACCATGATGCATCCCTATGCGGGGATGGAGATGCATATATGGATAGAATCATTGATTGTCCACCCCGAGTACCAAAGACAAAGGGTGGCGACTATGCTTCTGGAGCAGGTAGTAGTGCACTGGCCCGTCAGCACGATGATTTCCAACACCAACTATTCGGCCATGGCCATGGCGGCGAAAATGGGGCTGTGTTTTTCGGGGCTAACTTTGCTGGTATCAAAGGAAATCATGGGTATATGGTCGCGGTATACGGTTGTCAACCATTCGGAAGTCGTCGCATACTTGCCAGAGGGTATAGGGTACTCTCCGAATAACCGTACCGAGACATTCACGGATTCAAAGGGTGGAAAATGATTCTCACCGGTGCGGAAATCAAAAACCAGATTACCAAAGGAACGATTGTAATCAACCCGTTCGATCCAGCCTGTGTCAACTCCAATTCCGTGGACCTTCACCTTGGAGATGAGCTGCGGATGTACTCAGGGGATATCGTCAATGAGGGTAATAGAAAGATTGCATTAACGTCTGATGCATTCGGGGGTAGATTAGCTGGTGTGATCGACTCCAAAAGGCCACCTGTAACAAAAGTGGTTCCGCTAATACTACACCCAGTAACAAGAGAAGATTGCTGGATCCTTCGACCTGCGACACTTTATCTCGGGGTTACACGAGAGTACACCGAATCGTGGGGACTTATACCCTACCTCGACGGCAGATCTTCTACTGGCCGACTCGGGATTTTTACCCACGTAACTGCAGGTAGGGGTGACAACGGGTTCTGTGGGAGGTGGACTCTCGAGATTGTAGTAGTAGAGCCTACCATAATATACCCAGGCCAACGACTCGTTCAGATTACCTACTTCGAGAGCCGTGGGGATCAGACATTCTACGGGAGTACTAACAATCGTTCAGGAAGATACCAACATCAAATGTGTCCCACACATGCGCTTATGGATGATGTATCCGAGGGTGGGTGGGTCCCTATAGCGGATTTGGGTGAAAGACTACACTCGAATGCACCTGTGGTGGATGATCGAGGTCAACATGGTGTGGTGACATATACCGGACCATTGTTGGAAAACCCAGATTCCGATCAGGATCCTGAAGAGAAAACTCCAGAGAGACAAGGGGATGTATATATTGGGATCTTGTGGTCCGACGGGCGAAAATCGGAAGGGTGGTTGGCTGGGATGCGGGGCATATACTCCCTACCAGGCTAACGCGGCAATGCTCATTCAGTCATTCATTTGAGATGGAGTATGTACATGCGTAGTGCTACAATTGGAACATCCTATACCAACGTCACACAGGATTGCCAAATCGATAAATCTACCTTTAGAGCATTCATGCCGGCCAGTGGATTGGGTGATTTTACTCCGGCGGAGTTTTGGTTGGCAGTGAACCTGATTGATCAAACACTACAGGCAATCACATCAAGAATGCGGCTAAAGCTTCCGAAGATTACTTTTCAGATAGGTTTCACACGAACCGACGACAATGCTCATCGCGGAGAATGGTCCGCGTTTTCTCGTCATGATCGTCCGTTTGTGGCAATGGGTGCGGTTGACGAGCGTGTCTTGGTACACGAAATTGGGCATATTGTTGCGTCTCACGTCTTGACATCAAGTAAATTCAGTGTCTTCGAAAACTTGTACAGGCAGGCCATGGAACGTGTGGCTACTGTATCTCTTATAACCGTATGGCAGGCTCATGGTCAAAAGTGGTACAACTCGTTCATCCCGTCTCGACGGTCGTTGGTCAATGTAGACGAGTATGCTGCTGAGATTTTTGCCGCATGCTTCTTTGGTCCGAGAACCATACCAAATAATCGACGTAAAGAATTACACCAGCTAGGTTACTTGCGTTGAATCCGATGGACTGAAATGGGGGAGTCGAAAAGGAAATCTGTCATGGCCAAATTGAATGAATCACTAGTCGGACAAACTACACAGAATGCGCAGCACCTTCCAAAATGCTGTTACGCAACCGGATACGATTCCGGAGGGTCCGATGACAGCGATGTCGGACAAATGCTATATGCCATCTATAATTCAGCGGGAGTCAATCGGGGGAAGAATTTCCTCGGTGAGGATTGTCCCGAGTGGAAACAACTTCCCCAGGATGTGCGGTTGAAATGGGTCTATATGGGGATTGCAGTCGTGTCAATCCTGGATCCCTATATTGTAGAGAATCCAAATATTGTAGAGAATCCAAATTACTCAACCAAAGCAATGCAGATGCAAGCTGTGTTATCTGTATTAGCGGATAGCTTAGGATCCGCACATAATATAGCACATACTACTGTAGATGGTGTGGAGTCAGTTCAAAGAGAGGATCCTCCGGGAACATGTCGCACACACGAGTCAGGGCGTGTAATCAAGAGAAATCGATTGACTAGCCAAGTTTTTATTGAATGTGCAAATCTAATCCAGTATATATCCGGGACGCAGGATAACCCATCAGAAGTGGTAGTACATCTGTCTAGGGATCTCTGGGGAAGTGTAATCGGAGGTAAGCTAGCACAGTATCTTGACCCGCAAACTGATTTGAAGAAAATACTGAACGGACACATTGGCAAATTAGTATTTCCTCCATGTATATGTGATTTGCACACCGATGTGCTTTTGCCTAGCAGAACCACGACCTTTTCAGATATCGATAACAAGCATGAGATTTCTGTAGAAATTGGTAGAGACACTACCCGACTACCAATACCAAGTGTGAAGCAGCCTGTACATACCCAGCTAGAGTCTGGGGAATCAGAATCCGCCTGTAGTTTAGATGACATAGCTCGAATAATAAAGGAGATTTTTCTCGATCACAAGGATTCTGTTATTAGAGGGGCGTACCCAAAAGGTGTGAGTTTTCGATTCACTATGCTTGAGTTACTGTCAGCTGCAAATCCTCTTGTGTGTTATACTGTATACCCTACGACTACCTCCTACAAAACACTGTTTAAACGAACGTTCCATCCTGGTGAAATAGTAGGGATACTGCATACTGCATTGGTGCATTGGTGCACGTCCGAACCTAATGTAAGTAACCACCACCAAATGCGAATTACTATTCCACCACAGGGTATCTCCGCTTCAGAGCAGTTTGACTTTTGTATAACGGTGGTGTACTAACCAAAGCCGTTGCTTGCACCTTATCTGGTTCCTCTAAAGAGCGCACAAGCTAATATCAGCGGACATTACATAGGAGCTATGCGTGGCAAAGACAGTGTCTACATATGATGCGTCATCTATCCAAGCAATGGATGGGGTGACACACATCCGGTCCCGTCCAGGGATGTATGTCCCCGATACGGGCAAGTCCGGACTCCACCACCTGGTGTGGGAACTAATCGACAACGCCGTAGATGAATACCTCGCAGGACACTGCAAAACGTTGGGGGTGACACTGAACACTACGAAGCAAGAGGTTACAGTGTCTGATGACGGACGGGGTGTCCCAGTGGAGAAGCATCCACAAACAGGGAAACCCACTATTGAGGGGATCTTCACTCGAACTATGATGGGGGGTAAGTTCGGGAAGCAGGCTTACGCCATATCGGGGGGGCTTCATGGTGTTGGGGCGAAAGCCACATGCGCACTCTCCGATCGGATGGTGGTAACCACTGTTAGAGGTAGACTGCTCTACCAAGTGGGGTTTGGGAAGGGGAAGGTGGTGGATCCCACTCGAAAGGTTGGGAAGTCCAAAGACTCCGGGACTACTGTCACTTTCCACCCTGACAGGAGCATCTTCGGGAAGACTACATTTGACCCGGATATCTTGCGCGAGCGGCTTACTTCGGTTTCATATCTTTGTCCAGGGCTTAAGGTAACCCTGGATATCAACGGAAGTGTCACAACCTTGACATCCAAAGAAGGCTTGGCTGGGTATCTCCGGACAAGATTAGGAAGGAAGGAAAAGCCGGTGCTGGACGCGCCCATTTCCTTCCGAGTACATGGAAAGTTCGTGGACCGCAAGTTTCAGTTAATGGACACCCCCAGACCCGACTCAGAGGCATTGGACGTAGCCATCTGGTGGACAGATGGGGACGAGGAGCAGTGGTTTTCGTGGGTCAACATGATCCCCGTGAAAGATGGTGGCACCCACATAACCGGAGCCAAGCGGGCGATTACTCGAATCATGGCGGACTACTGCAAATCTGACGGAGTCACTGGGGATGATTTCCGGGAAGGATTGCGGGTAGCCACACATGTGATGCTGCGCGAGCCTCATTTTGAAGGGCAGGCAAAGAACAGGCTCAACAACCCAGAATGCGCAGGAATGGCTGATACGATCTTCAGTACCCACCTCGGGAAATGGGCTGCTGCCAATGGGACTGTGGTTGCTGCTCTGGTGGATAGAGCAGTACGCATGGCGGAAGCAAGGAAAGCATACAAGACCGCAAAAAGTGTGGCTACTCAAGCAGCCTATGCAGATGTGAAAACGGGAAGGACTGGGCTCCCCAGTAAGCTCACCACCGCTCTACGATGCACCAAAGAAGAACGAGAGCTGTTCATTGTAGAAGGCGCATCCGCAGGGGGCAATGCAGTGAGAGCACGAGCACGCAACGCTCGTGGGGTGCTCTTTCAAGAGATCCTCCCCCTGAAGGGTAAACCACCGAACCCGATTCAGGAAGGGCTTACTCGAATAGCCAAGATCTTCGACAACGAGGAGTATGGGGCCATAGTTCGGTCCATTGGGGCAGGGCATGATCTGGAAAACCATGGAGAGACATGTGATCCATCCAAATCAAGGGTAGGCAAGGCCATCATAATGGCTGATGCCGACCAAGATGGAGGTCATATCTCTACCCTACTCTTGGGATTTTTTCTCCGATATATGCTACCTTTTGTGGAGGACGGTCGCTTGTGGATTAGTCTCCCACCCCTATTTTCTGCAAAGTGGCCACGGGGGCGGGTCTTCGGGGATACCCTGGAGTCGGTCAATACACTTGCGGGGGAACGCGGATATCACGGTAAGCTTACCGTGACTCGGATAAAGGGGTTAGGGGAGATGCAACCCGCCGAATTGGCGGAAACTTCCATGGAGCCCAAAACTCGAAGATTGGTGCGGGTCCAAGGGGATCGAAACTCCTTACAGTACGTTGCCAACCTGTTAGGGAGTGACGTAGGGTTCCGCAAAGACCTACTAGGGTTGACATAACGGTGTTTTTCCTAATCCCCTAAAGGCTTCTTGTCACTAGTAGATGAGCGCCTTGTGCGTTTCGTAACACAGCAATCTAATAACTAATAAGAGGGCGGAAATCATGTCAAAGAAGAACAGGGGAAGTCTGCCAGGTGTACGGCAGGATATTCCGAGGATGGACGACAAGCACATGGTCAAAAAGATGAAAGGTCCCGTCGTGCCGGAGACTGAGGGGGATGCTGAAGACGATGACGATGAGATCGATACCGATCAGGATGATGACATCCCCATGGCGGGAGAAAAAGGTTCATTCCCATTCGCTTTGTCCGATGCGAAAGCGCTGTATGCGACCATGGGTGGGTGTACATGTACGCTGGATGACTCGACCATATCCGAGATTATCCAAGAATGCTCATCGGAGACTGATATCGATGACTTCAAACAAGCTGTCCTGGAGCTGATGCTAAGCGTGCAAAATCCCAATGATGCTGCTACCTCCATGGCGAACGAAGATACCGCCATCCCCACAGATCCTCTGCGCCCCCGCATCGAGCTGGTTGCGGTGGGGGATCTTCCTCAATCTCCAAGTGGGGATGCTCCAAGTGGGGATGATGCCTCCCAGGAAGAATCGCAGGATCGGAGTTCCGAGTTAACTCCGAGAAATGATGAGTATCCGCAGAACTTCCCGATTCATCAGATCTTCTCAAGGCAACGGGAGGTGGAAACCATCGCCGAGATGATTGCTCGCCAGAATCAGGAAAGCACAGATCAAGCCACACACATCTTGCACCAGATGCAAGATGGCTTCTCGATGTACGGCATTTCCTCCCAGGCGATCATCTTCTCTCGAAGGATCATCATCATGAGGGCTGGGGGAAAGAAGAAGTTCGGGTTCCGCAAGTACATCTTGTTCTCCCATGAGGTCACCGACCGAATAGGTGGGATTCTGGGGGTCTTTTCTGATGCCCCCAGAAGCGGAATCAGTTGTTACAACCCGGGAGCTCCCGCAGACCGGAAAGCAATCGGTTCACTTTGGAAGTGGCTCACATCCCCCAAAGAGTTTTCCGATCGAGAAGGGCTTAGTGACGATCCAGACTCCGATCAGTTCAGTGCACTGCCTATTTTCATCCCCGAGGCGATCCGCCAAGGACACGAGAGGGGTGATCTGATAGTGACTGTCAGGAGAGCGATGTCCCAGGACGGATGGAATCCTCCGGAGGGGACAAGTGATGCCAATGTGTATGACCTGCAGCCGCCAAGCTACTCCGCTGACGATCTGGACGACATCGACATCTGACACCCACTGCGACCCAGCATACCCCCGCTACAGCACATCATCAAATCCTCTAAAGACCACTAGAAGTCATCTGTTTATACACAATCGACTTGACCATAGTCTTTTGAATGTAATCCTGTGCGTAGTTTTCTTTCATCGGAAGGTCGCATGAAACAGAAGCATAAGAAGCACGATACTGCCAACGGTGACACTATAGCCGCAGAGGATTATGCAGCAGATAAGTATCGCGGGTACGGTATCTACACCCTTGAAGATAGGGCTATCCCAGAGATCCATGATGGGTTGAAGCCTGTTCAGCGTCGATTACTGTACTCTATGTGGGAGCGGGGAATCCGCTCCACAGGGAACTACAAGAAGAGTGCGGCTATCGTTGGTGATGTCATGGCGCGTTTCCATCCGCATGGAGACCAGAGCCTATATGATGCTCTCGTGCGCATGGTTAACCCGGAGCCCATGGCTATCACGCCAGATGGATCTCATCCGTTCTCGCCGATATCCCCACAGGGGAACTTTGGTGGATTTCCTCGAGCATTATACCCACCTGCTGCAATGCGGTATACAGAAGTGCGCCTTTCCAAAATAGGTGAGGTCCATTTTGAGTGTATCAATGTGGCACCTATGGAACCCAATTTCTCGGGTGAGTTCCAGGAACCTCAAGTCATTCCTACCCGTCTACCAATGCTTCTACTTTTCGGAGCATCAGGTGTGGCTGTGGGTGCGGCTACTGAGATCCCCGCGCATGGATTACCCCAGGTGTTGAAGTGCGCCGAGTACGTCCTGCAGAAAGGAGACAACGCTACAGTCAAGGGTGCTGTTAGACACTTAGGGGGTCCTGACTATGGCCATTCTTATATGATCTCCCCAAAAGAAGACCTTCTGGACATGTATTCCGAAGGGAAAGGTACCATCCGATACATGTGCAGTCACCATATTGCACGTGGCAAGGACAGCCACGAACTGGTGGTGACTAGCTATGCCCCCGGATTCAACCCAGCCGGATTTGTCTCTCTACTGGAGACGCTGGAGGCAGAGAAGAAAATCATCGCCTTCAACAATGAATCGGATGAAGATGGGCCGCGGATTACAGTCCTCTTTAAGAACCCAGGGGTGGTAGAGGATCGAATTCTCCCAGCACTTCGGACATTCAAGGCATACTCCTGGAACGTAGTCGATGTTGTCAACACCGTTGATGGGTCCCCCACCTTTCAACACGTGAACTTGTTGACTTATTTGCGGTCCTGGTTAGATTGGCGGCGGGATGTCGAAACGGTCATGCTCCAGCTGGAACGGACACAGTTGAGAGAGAAGCTACACCGGGAGCAGGCTAAGCTGGCAGCTGCTAGCAATGCAGAGATCCTCGGGAAGATCATGGGTTCCAAAAAACCCATGGAGGAAAAGAAACGCGAGATTCAGGCCCAAATCAAATTCCGGTGGGGCGGGAAAGAAACTACCCTCGCCGATGACCAAGTAGAGTACCTGCTGGAGCAAAAGATCCGGTCGATGGATCGATTGGGTGTGGGTAAGCAGCAGGAAACGATCCGTGAAATCCTGCTGGAGCTCAGGCGGATCAAAAGTGATCTTCTTGATATTGACGCGGTGATTCTGCATCACATTAGAAGGATTCAGAAAGACTTTGCAGCGTTATCCAAGAAATGGGTACCCACCGTGTTGGCTTATGAGGTACCCGAACTGGAGTTACCCAGCGGGCCAGCTACAGGGTACTGGCACATGACTGCAAAGGGTTTTCTGCGTGGATATGATGCATTGCCTACTAGAGGCGGGAAATTCCCTGAAGGTTTCCTAACCCCCGCAGAAGACTCGGTGACTGTGATTGAGGCATCTGGAGACGCATACACCCTCAAATCGGTGTATCTGACACAGGGCGCCACGGCATATCGAAATGTAGTAGGCACGATCCAGGGAAGTCTCCCTGTGCTAATGGTAATGGACAGTTCGGGAAATATAGGATGTGTTGAACACCCACCCAAGAGTCCCGAGTATAGACCGCTGGCTATGGACGTTGAGTCAGAGTTGATTGGTGCATGGGGGTGTCAAGATTCGGATACAGTGTATGCGTTCGCCAGGAGTGGCGGGAAGTGGGAATCTATATTGGTATCTGCATTGGGTACCAAAAGACCTAACAGCCAAGGGAGGAAGCTGCTCAAGGGTACCCGAAAGTCCCCTCTGGTCTATGTGGTTCCAAAGGGTGGCTTTCTAGTGGCCAACGGGGTAGGGAGGATATCCCCGGAGGATGTAAATCCGGGGAGTAGTGTGGTGTTCGTCGTCGGAAAGAAGAACTATGTATCCACTATATCTGGTAAGAAGATGATCCTCGCCGGAGTGGATGTGGGGTCTTGGGTAAAGAGTGACGGACTATCAACCTGTTATATTCTGAGGTGAGTATGGGATTGAAGACGGTGGTAATTGAGATCAAAGACGTAGATACATGGTCGGATGTATTGACTGTGTTCAATCTGCTAGCACGGGGTATTGCAGCAGCATTTCGTGCCACAAAGGAGGATTACAGCACTAATGTCCCGTCCAAGGGATCCATATCACACGGTAAAGCTTACGGGACATATACTATGCGCATGAACCACCCCGTATATCCAGTGCGTATATGCCGCAGTATACCCGCCGATCAGAATGTGGTGGAATAAAACACACACCAGTGGTTGTCAAACTCACACATACACACCGCTATTATACACCCTTCAGGTTCTCTCTAGGAAGTAGCATATATGCCACCCCGAAGTACCCATGTTACCTGGGCCTACACCGATTGTCCGGGGGTAGATGGGAATGTCTTCGTTGAATTTGACGGGACAATCTTTCGAGTAGTTACTGACTCTCGCTTAGGCGTTGTCTCAATGGGTGCGGCTGACAGAAAAGTTAGAGTTGCAATACACGAGACCTACCTTTCGGATGTAGTCTTTACCCGAGAGGTAGGTAACAGCCTGATCGATGATGACAGGCTCAAGGAATTTATTGAAGAAGCATTGGGCTTCTTCGGAAGAATTGGAGCTATGTAATGACACCTGATGATGGATTCTATTACACTCGGCGCTCAGTGTCTACTGCAGAAGCAGTTGCTCAGAATCCACGGGGGCGGGAGGTCAATGTTGCAAAAGCAGCAATCCAGCGGTACATCCAGCTCTGGCTTACCCCAGACACTGCGCGGAGAATACTGCTGGAACGTTACTCACCACGAGCAGCAACTTTTGTACTCAATCGCCCGGCACAGAGGAATATCCACGTGGAGACCGGGTTCTCATGGGAAACGGGGGACCCTACACAGCGAAGGGTGCAAGTTGCACGCATGATGAAGACCCTCCCCGAACGACAACCGGCTATTCTGTTAGTAGACGGTGGTTTTCGGAATCGACCAGCAGGGTTGGGGGACCTGCAGGGTGGAAGGAGACTAGGGAAGCTATTGGCAGATTACGATCTGACACTCTCCCTTACAATCAACATTGATATTATCATTGGAGCCAATGACGAGGGGACGTGTGGGGATCTGGCATTGTTGGTATCCGAAATCCTCGGATCCCCCCTCCGCAGACTCGGAGGAGGTAATCATTTGGTGTGTTCGGAGGGTGATTCCACATATCAAATTACCCTTCCGCTAGAGAACTCATTTGGGGCACTGACCAAAGAGGCGGTGCCAGATGATCCGATCGATCAGAAGTGGACCACATCTACATCTATCGAGATAGCGATGGAGTCTAATAGCTCCCTACGTGGGGGTGTGATCTCCCCTATAACAATGGCTACTGCTGTGAATGCATCGGAATCAATTCTCCCCTCTATCTCTGGATCAGGTCGACTACAAATGGGTCGGATAGGTGAATACTCACTATTTGATCCAGCAGGAAATCCGACAACTCTCCCGGGAGATTGGAAAGTGATTGTTTCTGATCATCGGGTGGCTACTTTGGTCAAATCTGGGAGGTGTATATGCCTGCGTGGGATTCGACCTGGGAATGTAGAGATCCAGGTAGTATCCACCAGGCAGCGGGAAGTTGCTGGTAGTGGACATTCCCACCCCGAAGTATTGGCTCGGAGAGAAGTAACCATCCACCCTTAGACAAATTCTCTAAAGCTGTTTCAGCCCTATTATGGGGTGTGTTGTAATCTGGTACGCGGACGGCGGGTGGGTTGTGGGTAGGCCTCGTCCACAATAAACTAGGAGATTTGTCATGGTGAAGCTGGAGCTGGATGCCCACGATGAGGTTCTGGTTGCTCTGAAAGCAGATGAAGGGACTACAATGGAGACATTCGTAGTCTCTTATGAACCCACAGGAATTGTGGTGAGAGTTCACAAGCCGGGAGCGAAATTCCCGGAAGTTATCTATGCCAGATCAACCCGTGATGTTGGAGATAACGAAGATTGCGTGGTCATTTCCGGGTTGGAGGAAGACTTGGATGACGATGGGTCTGGTACGTGGTATACTGTTCATGTGGATGACTCCTCCGCAGCATATCCCTGATGTATACCGATAGGAGAAGCCATTATATATGGACCATGACTACTACAGTGTGATCACAGGAGATTACGACGACTACACACTGGACAATCTGGAAGATCAACTAGGGAGAGCGGTGGAAGCATCCGATCTCCAGCAAATTATCGATAATTTGCTGGAGCAGTATGATCGATACGTCTATGTTGCGGTGCATGGTCCAGATGTGACACATATGCGTAGGTCGGGGAAGGATCGTATGGTCCAGGCTGAGTATGCAAGGATGGCTGCGTCCAGTAGTGCGCGAATACACTACTATCAAAATCTATTAAGCCGCTGGCCAGTATAGGGAAAGAATGTTCAATCGAAAAAGTATGGTCAGACAGCAATAACTAACCAAGTCTGAGCCTACTCACCCCTCTTGTATAGTATTCCCTATCCTTCTCGACACAAATAAATCTTCGATTCAACCGCAAACACATCACCGCAGTGGTCATGGTTCCACCGAAGGGATCCAATACCCAATCTCCTGTGTTACTAGCCATTTCCAGACATCTTCCTACTAGTGCTTCCGGTTTTTGCGTAGGGTGTAAGCTTTTCCCCTCCGCGTTTTTCAGCCTTTGCTTCCCACCTACCACCGGGAATCTCCAGACATCCCCAAGCTGTACACCATTCTCGGTGTGGGTCTTCATCTGTTCGTAGTTAAATATCCATCCAGGATTCCTTCCGACCCATACAATGAACTCGGTAGAATGCGTGAGCATCCTTCGTGTAAGGTTGGGCATCGGATTGGCTTTCTGCCATGTGATGATATTCAACACGCGCAGACCTGTGCGGCGAATGGAGTACAAAACGGCTTCGATGCTGTGATGGGAGCAGCATATAAAGAGAGTTCCCGTGGGTTTGATCACTCGGAGGCATTCTTCCATCCATCGGGTAGTAAAATCCCGATATGCAGTATGATCTACGAATTGATCCCATTTCGCGTCTACTCGTTTCCAGTCTCCACTCGTCCCATTCGTGTGGGCGCGCCTAAGCACAAGTTTGGTGGACCCTGTGTTATACGGAGGATCGGCGAACACCAACTGGAAATGATTTTCCAGTAGTTTTGGGAGCACCGAGAAGCAATCTCCCCGTATTAGCTTTGACAGCATTGTGCAATTTCCCCATAGCATAATACCCAGTTTTCTCATGCTAATCACTTATCTTTACCCCGTAGAGAATACACATGTCTTTTGTATACCTCGATCCATACGAACAAACCCCCCTTGTTGCTACTGGATCGGCTGACCCAACCCATACATTAGATCCCCGGGATATTGATCTCTACCATGTTCCCCGAAAAATTTGTAATCAAATCCTTGGATATTGCAAACAGTACTGGGGGGAAACCCCCGCAGTAGCGGGGTTTCATTGGACTCGTACCCGGAGAGGTACCTTAGTGGCCCGATTCCGTAGTGCAAAGGATCAAATGCACATGCGGGATGATGCATTGGAGATCACTCCGGATGTTGAGGATGCCTTCCACGCCTTGGGGATTGATGAGTTTCGGGCTACGGTAACCCTTAAACAACAAGCCAAGAAAATCAAATCCGAATCAAGTGGTGTGTTCTCCATTCAACGCGGAATACTCCGTGTTTTGTCTGTGACGTTCACTTTGAATTCGAGTCTGGATTACGCGATTATTCAACGGGTAGCCACCAATGATGGTACAGCAGCCATTGGGCACGAGATGACCCACGCTCGGCAATCTGTTGAGGGATACTTTGTGTCCAATGTCTCTCAATCCGAACGGAAGCGAAACCCATTGAGCTACTACCTCCAACCCATTGAGGTAGAGGCACACGTCCGGGAGATTGTGAATAGCGCACGCGGGTGGGGTTCTGCTTTCGAAAAAGATCTTCACATCTACATGAGTTACATCAGAGACGTAGAATCCGGAATGGTCAAAGCAGATCTTGATCGAATTCAGGAAACCTGGCTACATTGGTATCAGACCCATTATGATGACCGCGAGGAGCTACCAGTTACGCCTGCCAGTGTCTCGCGTGTTGCCAAAGTCGTCCTGGGTCTAATCCTATAAGGATGTTTTGTATGTCGAAAGAGAATATCTGTATTCTTGCGAGGATCCCTCCCCACTTTGCGGAAGCATTTCGAGCTACACAAAGGGATGTGGAAAAGCAATTTGGGGGGAAGATCGATCTGGAAGACCCCGAAAACATGCACATCACCCTGGTCTACCTTCAGGGTGTTGACTCCAAACTTAAGCCGGTCATCTCGGATAAGGTTCAGGAGATTGTGGGTAAGGTAGGACCTTTCGCACTCCAACCACGGGGACTGGGTACCTTCGCTGTCTCCCCTAACTCCGGTGGGCGCATACCGATCTACATCGACTACGTGGACCACACACAATTGGCAGCGCTCTACCACAAGCTGACTGATGGTCTACAGGAGTACTTCCCGGAAGACGTACAACAATTCTCTCGGTATGATCCACACAGCACCCTGGGCTACTTCACAGGGACTCGCGAAGACGCTGAGTTGGCATTAGCCCCCTACCAGAACATCGTCTACCCCACATGGACCCTCAGCCACGTCGATGTGAATGACTCCACACAGGAACCCTATGTTACCCATCGGTTGGGAGCACAACCTTCTACTCGTGAGATTGCAGCCAAAACTCAGAGTTTCCCCATCCTTGCACAGTTGGCATCTCCGGGTCATTGGGTAGGACTGTATCAATCCTATCGCATTGCAGCACACCGATGGCAGACGGCACCATCACCGTACAGCCAAACAGAACTTGGACACGCTCTACGCTGTTTGAAGTTTCACGAGATGGTGGCTGCCAACGGACAATCTACCACCAACATTCGAGATTACAGTGTACTGGCACAAAAGTATGATCCCGCACGCCCTGCTCGGCTCGCTTCGGATTTGCAACAAGCCGCAGAGGCTGTGCAGCAGGGGTGGGTTATTCTGGCCTACGCCAGTGGATCGGATAAGCTTCTCGTACAGACATTGGATGCCAGGAGTGCAACCAAAAGCATTTATGGGCATCCCGTGGCTGTCCTCGATTTGGATACCCCAAATGTTACCCAACCAAAATCGCAACTTGTCCAGGAATGGATAACCCGTGTGAATTGGAAGGATTCGCACCGAAGGATCAGGATGGCGGAGACCCTCCGATATGATCGCCAGAAGCAACAAGATGGAGAAACACCCGAGGAACAGACTGAAGACTGGCCCAATCCCCACATGAGAGACAAGACTATCCGCGCACCCCAGACCCCAAAGCATGTGATGATTGATGTCGAGCCCCAGCGGTTGTATACAACCGCTGCAATAACATCAACCAAAAGTGCCAAGTCTCCGGGAGTGCGATCAGGTGCCTCTTTGATTCAGGCTATTAGATCCCGCCCCAACCCCGGGGATTACAAGAATCGGGGGTTTCTCCCACGTCCCGACTGGTCATCTTTTAGAGGTACCCAACTGGCTAATAATCCGGGGGCAGAGAATGAGGTGATATCCCAGGATGAGGAAGACGATAGGGATGCTACCCTTAGATACAAGAAGCCTTTTGACCGCCAGGATCCAGTGGAGGATGTGATATTCTCAGAGAGTAAAGAAGCTTCCTTTCGGACTGCAGCAGCCAAAGCCAAGTTTCGAGAAGAACGAGATCAACTGGCCAGGACACCCCCCGAAATAATTCTGGCGTACCCTATCTTCGCAGCTAAACCGGCAGTCAACCCCCACCTAGAGGATGGGAGTCCCGAAGTAGCACGCAAGAAGAATCGGGCAGATCCTTTCCCACAAGCATTCCGAAAGAAAATGCGCGCCAAAGGCAAGACGTTTCGATCCCCGCGGACAGGTAACAAAGTCTTGTTCGATTCCCTTCCTTGGCCCGAGCAAGTCAAGTTCTACAAACGGTGGAAGACTTCCCATCATGGTCAGGCTGCTCAACATTCCGCAAAAGGGAAGATCCCGCCAACACAACAAACGGATAAGCCCGAGCCCAAAACTCATCCGACAGAGATCCAACCCGAGGAAAAAGGACACTTTGGACAGGCAGCAGAGCACATGGGGTTGGACGATGAAGGAAGGCAAGCCCTTCAGTCCCATGTCGAGCAGCAAGATCCCGAGAAGGTCCACTCAGCCACTCAACAGTACCCGAAGGATCATAAGAAGTTCGGAAGGCTTTACGCAGTATTCAACTTCATGCGCAATCTCGGGGCATTGGCGGTCCACGGGGTGAAACACTGGGCGCAGGAAGCGGTGCACAAGTTGCGTGCCGTTGCTGAAGGACGCCATGACTATGTTGGGAAGATGGAGAAAAAAGAACGCGACAGCCAACGCAAAGCTTATGTTTATAAGGAGGCGTGCGCTGTACTTCTAGCATCGATATCCTCCTGTGATAATGGTGATGACCCGGCAGACATATGCGCAATTGACACCGACCCTGAGCCAGAGGAGTACAGCGCAACGTCATCTTTTGATGGTGAATCGAGGAAGGTTAAACGGAGAAGGATGCTTACCCCACGAGATGGAGATCATGAGCAAGAGGGTACAGGGTCACGCTGGGTACGATCCAAACATAGCCCATTAGCCACTGCGGTGGTGCAAGCCCTCGTGACTGAGGTATAGCCAATGTCTAATCTTATCCAAATCGTAGCCAACTATACCAGAGTGCCCGGGGACTTGCTCAACTCCGAATATACCTTGGGAGAAGATCTCTATCTTCGGGCAGATAACCTCCAAGTGACGAATGACACTAGCGATGGGATCCTTGACTTGGGGGACTTCACTGGGGTAATTGGGACGGTAGCAGAGGTGCCAGATCTGAACGTTGCCGGCGACCGGATGGTCATTCTCTTGCAAGACGACACAAACCTGACAACCCCCATTATGCGGTTGCTCCAGGCCAGAGAGTTATAATTCGAGGGTGGATAACGCCCAACTAGGAGAGCAAAGTTATGGAGACATCGAGTTTTCTGCGGCCCGGGAACTATATCGGGTTTGTCATTCGCCCATCGGCTGGTCCAAATCTGGCTGGGTACCCCCGCCTGCCTGTCATAGTGGGGAAAGGAAGTCGCCTAGCTCAATATCTCAACTCTGAGATAATTAGGGCGAAGGTTTCCGATGAGACCCTTACCTTCACCGGGACAGGCCCCTACACTGCAGTACTCGACTTCCAGAGTGATGGTAACAAATCCAATACCCAAATTGTGGATTCGGATGGTGTAGAACTGGATGGTTCAAAATACTCTTTCACCCAGACAGTAGTAGCCAACGACAGCGTCATCGTCGCTACACGATATTTCAATACCACCACCACTTACTACATCACGTATCAGAGCATCGACCGAGATGTCCTGGATCCTCTCCCCTATGATGACATTCGCAGCATTATCAGTATGGGTAGGGGGCCTGGTGGGAAAGACTTTACCGAGTATCTGGACTACATCCTTCCAGTAACAGTGACCGATGGGGTCCCGGATGCAGGCAATACCTACCTGACCGGGCAAGCCTACGGTTCAGGAGGAGACTACGCGCTAGGCACAGTGCTGGGTGCCAACAATGAAGATATCACAGTCACTGCATTGACTGAGGGTCCTGCGGGTAATGGGATTAAGATAGTTACTGTAATCGGATTGGCACTGTCAGTTGTAGAGGATGTCCCGACCAAGGTCATCACCATCACCTACATTACGGCTGCTTCTACTACCACAGCAATTGTGGCGGCATCTTCCGCATTGACATTGGCAGAATTCACTGGAGTCGGTGTAACAGTGTGGGGCGCACCGGAGGATGCACAGGAGCATTGGACCACTTCAATGACAGTGGACGGAGGTAATACTGGAGACGGCATTCTCTACTTTGCGTCGACTTCGACGTATACCCACCCTTACAACCGAACTTACTCCATCGAATGCACCACGGGCGGGGCTGGGGGTGCCGCCATATTCGCCTGGTCCAGTACACCGGTTGCGTTGGGTAATGACATGGCACACCACAATCCCACCCATACGACCTACGTACTTACTGCAGGTGTTGTTAATCAGATAACCCCCGTTGAGGGTGCGGTGGTGTCCCTGGAATATGGGCTGAAGTTCTCCGTACAGGATCAGGGGGGCACTTTCGATGTTGGTGACGTATGGACATACACAGCCTACGGGGTAGGTGTGGTGGAACGTTCAGTACTGCACGAGAACACCAATCAGTTCACCACAATCGGGAGTGTAGTACCAGATCCGGCAAACACAGGTACTGGAGTAGTCACAATCCACTCCCTGGCATCCGAGTTCACCGGAGATTGGAATCGATCCTACAAGCTCACCACAGTGGCTATCACCGGAACCACCAATGTGACGTTGGCCTGGACTGCCATCGGAGATGATGGCATTGCCACTGGGACTACTGCGGTCCTGATTGATTCTGCCACGGCAGATCTGGATGAGGGTGTCGAAATAGCGGTAGATTTGGGAGCGACAAACTTCGTAGTGGGTGACTCATTCACTGTAACAATTGCTGCTCCACGGGTGGTCCCGGATGTGAAGGACAATCGAAGCTACGAAGCCGAGGTATCAGTAGCCGGCGCTGGGTCAGTAGCCTTTATCTTCAGCTCAGGGACCCCCGAGGGGGGTACTGGGACGTTCACTGCGATCACGGCAGACCAGTCTATTACCTTTGATGGAAGTCTCACTATGATGGTCCGGAATGTGAGCACCCCGCGATTCCGCGCTGGGGATATCTTCACTTGGACCACTACCCTTGCGGATGTCATTGACTGGTCTGTGCAGATTCAGGAAACCGAGACAGTGAGCGAAGATGATATCATCCTAGACTCCCTGGGGGTCATCACCGGAACCGCCGGACACTACTACATCATCCTCAATCATACCCCGGACACTTTGGTTTCAGTAGTGAATAGTGTGCCTACTCCGATTACTGGTGCAGCCATTGTGGTGGATGTAGGTGGGGACAACACCCGCTTTATTGACCTGGGAGCTGCTGACCCAGCCGACGACCTTACTGTTGTATACCAACACAAGGGTGCAGAGCCAACTCCGGGAGACTCTTACCGCCTATCTGCACAGTACCTCCGGGGTACAGATCTCTATAATGTTCCCATTTTCGTGCGTAGCAAGGACGAGGGGGAGACCCTCTTGTTCCCCATGGGCACCACGAATCACCTGGCCATCATCAACTCCCTGGCTTGGAAGCTCAATCCCGATGGGAACGGTTTCTTCGTATGCCAGGTGGCAGACGCCGATGAGGATGGGATCTACCAAGATTCGGACTATGACACCGCAATTGAAGCCTGTTTCGAGGATACTCGAATCACTGACATGGTAGTACTGAGCGCCTTCGGGACTCTTGGAACCCAACTGCAGCAAATTGACGAACTAGCTGATCCCCTGCAGAAGAATCTCCGGATGCTCTGGGTGGGTATGCCCCTCAATACAGAGGTAGGGGACTCTGTCACTCCGAATACCCTGGCGTACACTGCTATCAACACCCTGGCAGTGTTTGGGGACAACCAGTCGCATGGTACGCGGGTGATGGTCGGGCCAACCGAGTGTACCTATACCATCACTCTGGCAGACGGCAAAACCACCGTGGTGACCCTGGATGGATCTTTCGTTGCCGCAGTGCTCTGCATGCAGTACGCCGGATTTGCAGAACCCTGGATGACCAGTCTTCGGACGCTACTCACGGTATTTGATTCCGTGCAGACGTTCACAGAAGCTGAGAACAAGGTACTCGGGTCCGCACGGATCAACTTCTTGGACTCAGTGGGTACTGGGGTATACAGGTGGGTCACTGAAATGACCACCGATTCCATGACGGAGTGGGCATCTCCCAATCTCCGGATTCAGGACAAGTATGTGACTCGGGCGGTTGACGGGGTCATTGAATCACAGATTATCTCGTTGACCCCGGAGGATCCGTTGGCGGGTGCTGAAGCACTACGAAACGTAGTAGTAGGTACCCTGAGCGAACTGGTTTCCACCCACAAGATTGGTAGATACCTCAGTGATGCGGGGACACCCCGCAAGATCATCTCCGGGAGTGATGTGCGAGTATACCGGGATACCACCAGCCCCAACATTTTCCGGTACGTCTACGGGTACTATCGTAGGCACACCATCACCCATACCTTCGGGTTGGCCGTGGTGGACTCCAACAATTTCGGGATCGTTGAACCCTAATAACAGAAGGATCTTCCTCAATGAACATCATTGCACAAGTCGTAAATAAGTACATCCGATTGGCTGCACCTCCGAAAAGAGGAACCCCGGAACATAAAGAGACTTCCTTCGTCAAGTCCATCGAAGGGAAGAAGTTCAAATCTCCGAAGTCCGGAAGGATGGTGAAGTTTACTTCCCTTCCACCCGAAGAACAAAAGAAGATTCGGAGTACTCATTCGAGACACTACAAAGCCTCGGATGGAGTACACCCCGTTACCAAAAAGCTGTTCGATGGTTGGCACGGGAAGAATCAGGGAAAGGTTACTACGAAGACAACCGATCAAAGCCACCCGGTCACGGGAAAATGGGCATCGGGGGACTTAGGGTCCAAATTCAAGACGGGTAACGGAACGTACTACATTGGCCGTGCCGGCCATGTATCGTATCTTCCCAAGGGAGCGAAACCCTCAGAGAAGGTTCAGCTTGGGCAAGCACACAACTCCGATCATGCTAAGAAAATAGCAGGTGCGCATCACGACAAGATCTCCAAGGTTACTACGACAGAGAAACTAGCAGAAAATCATCCGGGGAAAGGGTGGTCGGAGAACGATGGCAGGCCAGGTACGTTGAAGACATATTCCCGATCCGAAAAACATGGGAAGTATACATACGACCCAAAGAGTAAACAAGTATCCTACAGACCGAAGATTACCAAATTCTATGGGGGTTCGCGGAGTTTCCATGCACCTAATGCCGCGAGTGCGGCCAAGATTGCACAGCAGCATCATCGGGCAGAGAAGTTGCAAAAGAAACCAGTAGAACGAGTCCATCCGGTCGCTGGGACGTGGAAATCACGCCCACGAAACTAGTGTGTTCTCAGATTATGCATAAATTCAACATCCTCGCAGAATCCGTCCGTCGAGTAGCCACCAGTGATAGCAAAGAGTGGGAGAGCCGAGCGTATGCTATCTCGGCGGTTACTGGTGGTATCCCCCGTGTCTTCACATCCGAAGAGTTGTTGCTCGACAACGTATCTGTAGGCATACATTTGAACTTCCAACACCACGGGGAAGTTTTGGAAGTTCGATTGGGCAACGTAGCCATTACGGATATGGTGGAATGGCTTCGAGGGAAGAGCCAAGCTACTGCCATTGGGGATACGGCTAACATCACGCGGAGTCAATTCGCGCAAATCCTGGGAGCTATCCTACGTGACCGGGATATTCAATGTAGCACTCGGGGGGTTGTCACACAGATCACTGGTGGGGGCTCAGACGTACTGCGTACAACCGGATTTCTTCTCGGAAAACGAGTGAGGAAGCTGGTACGGGATTACTTCCAGTCTTCCGTAATACCTTCAGGTCAACAACCAAACGTTCGGATGTGATATGAATATCTTGTGTAAGGTAATCCAAGCCGTATCGGGTATTCCCGATACGTGGAAGATGGGTAGTGGGGATGTGGCGTCAGGTAAGACAGATAAGATGTTTGACAAGGGGATGGCAGAGGGTTTCCGCCACGCTATCCTAGAGAACCAGTTCAAAACAAAGAAAAGGAACTTCGTACCGTTTCGTCTCTTACCAAACGAGATGAAAGAGCCGATTAGGGACGCTTGGAGAACTGCCTGGCGAAATAATCTGGGTAGAGATAGAAATGTACGAGAGGTCACACAACATGCACTTGTAGATTTCAAAATATGGTGTAAAAATAATCATTCAGAGGAATAAGCTTCAATGCCATACCCGGTAGATGATACCAAATCAATAGAAATGGTGAAGCAACGTCTCCGCAAGACGTATTCCAATGTCACCGATAAGTTGGCTCGGACTTTTGCGCATGCCTTTAATGCCGTATACCAATCCACCCACGGAGATGAGGGAAGAGCTATGGCTTCCGGTTACGCAGCAGTCAACCGTGCGGGAGCAGAGAAGTTGCAAAAGAAACCGGTAGCCAAACGGGTGGTCCAGCGCAAAGCCAATATCCTAGCTGCTGCGGTGTTACGGGTAGCCATGAGTACTCTTCCGGCCACGGTGCAGGAAGCGCGAAGCATAGTGTTCGTGCACACAGGTACTTGCCCTAAATCCCCCGAAAGTGTGGGGTTGGATTACGGAAAAGGTCGGACATACTGTCGGAAATGTGGGAGAGATTGTCGGATGTTGCAGATGATCATGCCAGACGGTAAAAGTATCTACTGCAAAGCATCCAACCCAAAGAATCGAAAAGATAAGGATCTCATCCAATGAACATCATCGCTCAAAGAACATCATCGCTCAAATCGTAAGTAAGTACATCCGATTGGCTGCACCTCCGAAAAGAGGATCAGCCGAACACAAAGGGATTTCCTTCCTCGAGTCCATCGAAGGGAAGAAGTTCAAGTCTCCGAAGTCTGGGAGGATGGTGAAATTCACTTCTCTTCCTCCGGAAGAACGGAGGAAGATTCGAGGAATTCACTCGAAACACTACAAAGCAGCGGATAGTCACCATGGTGCCACTAAGAAACTCTTTGACAATTGGCACGGGAAGAAGTATACACCCAAGGCAGCTATACACAAAAAGAAACCAACTTCAGATGGATTCAGATGGACAACCCTGCAGATCAAATAATCACCCGATCAAGTGACACTATTAGTTTACCAATGACAAGCAGCAATATCCGTCCTTAATCTTTCCTTAACGAAAATTAACCCCTACAGAATGGGTTTCGGAGTATTTTATGAGTCATCCTGGGCAGATCGCGTCACCTAGTTTTGGGTCTGCTCCCAACGATTGGGGTGTAGAGGTTTACGCACTCTATGATGCATCCCGTGCCGGAGCCAATATGACATTTCACGGAGTGTCGATTGGTGCCGGTCCCGAGAACGGGGGTGGTCTCACCGGAGGATCCATCGCGCCCATCGGGAGGATCACTTCCTGGCAGCCGCAGGTCTATTCCCGTACAGCACAGCACTCTTTTGAATTGTCGTCTACTACCTTCGGAAAGCCCATCGATCTTACCCCTGGTGGCAGTTCCGGATACACTGTCTCCATGACGCGGGTAGAAGTCTGGGCGGGAGAGGCGGAGGTGGCCTTTGGCCTCACTGACTCCGACTCTGTGTTCGAGGATCTGGTGGACCAAGATAGACCCTTCCGGGCGGATGAAGTGCTGCTCCGGAATGTTACCCTCTATCGCCACTGGCGCTATCGGGCATGCTGGTTCACCGGGCTGAACCCCAATGGGTTCGAGGCGGAAGGTGGGGATACCCGGATCACCCGTTCTGGGGAGTTCATGTACGTTCGTAGGAGTTGTGAGAAATAGCTTCAATTCCTGCAGTCTCTCTTGGTCATCAAGTAGGAGAATCAAGCTATGGCACACGTAGGAAGAAACCTCAATCGAGCAATCTTGATCCCAACATTCACTGTCGGAGTCGAAGTAGCAAACGTTATTCCCGTCACCATTGACATCAAAGACATGGACGGCAATCTGGCGAATGGTACCGCCGAGGTACTGGCGGAGTTGGTGGATGGGGATTGCCTACCAGTTCTCTCCGCAGCCTATACCATGGCTGTCGGTGCCAAGGGTGTGCTCATCACCACTACTGCCAAGGCACAGGTTATGGTGACATCTGACGCAGCCGGCGGTATTGTGCTGGATGTAACGCAGGTAGCCGGGGGTATCGTAGCCACGATCTACCTCATGCTCACCGTGCTCGGCTATCCGGGTGAACCGGTACGTGTCCCTCTCACGTATGACGGTGTGTAATACCTGCTGATCTTTGGAGTCAAATACCCTTTCTTTGGAGTCAGATACCCTTTCTATTGTAGGAGAATTGAAGCATGGCAACGAATTACATTGGCACCGCGATGGCCCGAGCCATCACAACACCCACTGGTGTGGCAGGCGCAGAAGCCGCCAATCACATTCTGGTGACCCTCAACATCGTAGACATCAACGGCAACGCAATCGAAGGTAGCACTTTCGATGTGAAGGCAGAGTTGTTGGATGGGGACTGCCTTCCACCGCTGGCCACAGCATACAACATCGCAGATGGTGGTGCAGGGGTACTCATCACAGCCACAGGCAAAGCAGCGTGTCTGGCCACCACCGACAGTCATGGTGACCTGGTACTCGACGTGGTGGATGTGGTGGGGGCTACGAATACCACCATCCACATGCTCATCACCATCCTCGGAATCCCGTGTGCGCCAATTCGTATCCCGTTGGTATTCGACGCAGCGTAATTAACACAGACATTCCTGTAAAGTAGTGCTGAGTGCTCAAACCATATTGAAGATGGTACGAGTGCTGCAGCTGGTCCGACAGGGTTTGATTCCAAGCCAGTTCGGACCAGCTCTTTCTTTCCTTGTTTCTGTAAAGTAGTTCTGTCAGTAATTGTTCACATGCAAAAGAAAGGAAGCCATCTATGAGAAGCCCACCGTATGCTGCATTTCTGTTGGCGATGATTTGTGCGTTATTTTTTATTTTTCCACTTGAAGTCGGTGCCGACGATGGATGCAATGCCGCTACCACCGATGGGGGATGCGATGCCACTGCCACCATTGTGGACGACACCAATGAACACTTAAATTATGTCAATCTCGATCGACCCGAACACAGGTGTGAGTGTTCTGACGCAATCGTGACCCTGGCTTCAGACACCATTTCCCACAGCGGCCAGTATGGTATCCCACAGCGCAGGTACATCTCGGAGGCTATGACCATCCGAAACTCGATGGTCCTGCTCTGTGAGATGGTATGTGGGATCCCGTGCGATCACTTTGACACCGACGCGGAAGCGCATGCACGTATGAGCATATTCCTAGCGGACGCTTGAACGTGCATCTTATCCTGTAGATAGACATATCGACAATGCCGACAAGGGTCGTGAGAGTAATTTCACGACCCTTTAATTTTGCCAGACACATCACATATTCTATCATCACATATTCTATAAAGTGAATGAGAAACAAGAAAAGCCTAAACTCGAGGGTAATATGGCGGCTTATCAGCATGACACTGCGCTGACAGCTTACTTTCACAGCTTGAGTGCACCCCAATGTAACCCACTTACACGCGAGGTAGAGCAAGCACTGGTGCTTCAAATGATACAAGGAGATGTGTTGGCAAAGCAAACATTGATATCCGCTAATCTACGTTTGGTAGTAAAGCTTGCGCGCGGTTTCTTTTTGAATCCCGGTGTGGATCCAATGGATGTCATCCAGGAAGGGAACAAAGGACTTATAGTAGGGGTATCCCGTTATGATCCCGAGGCATGTGCAGGGGCACGTGTAACTACTTATGCGGGTTGGTGGGTTCGAGCATTCATCTCTCAGTTCGTCAGCAACTGCTGGGAGTGGACAACCAAAACACGAGACTACCAAGGGGATGATATTTTGTATCCAGATAGTAAGATTGTGCCGCCAGCCATAATAGATGATTTCAATGCTGCACCAGCGGCTCCAGATGATCTTGCTGAACAAGCAGAGATAGCGGCTTTCTTACGAGGTTGGGTGAATGACACTAAGGTGTTGTCATGTACACAACGTCGAGTTATTCTGGAGAGGTACCTCGCAGAAGTCCCAAGCAGTATCCCTAGTATAGCCAAGACCATGGGGATCAGTCGGCAGCGAGCATTTCAGATCATGGAAGCGGCACTGGTCAAATTGCGTAAGCACGGAAAGTCTACGGGTATTATGGCTGAATTGGGGTAGTAAAGGAATATCACATAAAACTCTAGCATCGGGGATTAGCAGATGCAGCAAGTAATAACGACGCATGATCAGATACATACTCACCTAATTGAAATCTCGAAGGGGGCAATTCAAATAATAAATCTGACCCTACCTCCGAAAGGAAAACTAAGTAGAATTCGGATGAAATCCATCTTGCGGGTGGATGCGCAGATCTGTTTACTTACTCGGAAAGTAATGGCACTTGCTAAACTGGAAGAGCTAGGTGCACCATTTCCGGAGATGTTCCTTATTGATCTAGCATTCACCCTGTCCGACTTGAGACAGCGGATGCTGACTGCATTGGTCAAACCACTAACCTCCGAAGAATTTCCCGATTGGATTAAGGAATTTGACGGGATAGCACAAAGCTGTTCTCGGCTTGCAAATGGTGTAATGCGCCACATTCGATTAGGACTCCATGATCCATTACAGCCAGGTAGTGGTGAGAAAAAGAGAAGCATCCGAAAGATTAAAGCTCTCGCATTTGATCAGCAAGTAGACGCAGTTGTAGGTCAGTTCGGTGGTGATAGGAAAATGGCCACACTGGCGGTGATAAATGAGCAGCTGTTCGGGAAGAAAGGGGAAGATAGTCTTCCCGAACTTGACACATCGCGGGAGGAGACTCAAAAATACTCCGACCAAGAAATAGGAATGACATCCGAGGTTAGGGATGTTCTACTTGTAGAACGTGCTCACGACTTGTATGATTTGCACTTGCAGACTACTCCCGATGCTGGTGTAGCAACCTGGCCGGTAATCCTGAGTAAGTTCACTTATGATGTTGGTGCGGAAAAAGCACTGTTAGCCGCAAAGATTAGGAGTGACACTGTCTTTGGGACATACAAGCAAATCCACAACTGCCGTTTGCTCGCAGTACCTGCAAACCTCCTCCCCTCCGAGGAGCCATACAGTAGGCGAAAGGCAGAGGAACATTTTGGTCGCCTACTAAAGCGCCCTAAGTATCGGGAGTATATTGGGTACTTCCTTCCGCTCACCCCCATGCGGGTCCGCGGGGAGCATGTGTACTATATTATCCTCCCCTCGGAGTGCAAGGGAAAAATATCAATATCGCAGTGGGATCTCGGAACACCGCCAAAGGACAGGAGTGTAGCAGCATGACATCACGAATAACCCCCGCACAGGAGCTGGTTAATCTATTTCGAGAGGATTTTGGGCTAGCCCAACCCAAAACCCAGAAGGTCGGCCCCATCCGGTGCAACAACAGGGAATGGATGTTCACCCTGTCAGGAATAAACGGGCATTCCGATCAGTTGTGGATTGCGTCCTCTTCGCGGATCTACATGCCTACGTCTACTGAGGATATCATGTCGGCGCAAGTGGCTACTAACATCGAACTCAGTAGCGCCACGGTGGCACTGAGTGTGCTAGCAGTCAACGACATACCACTCTGGATCTTTGTAGAGTGCGCATTCCCGGGGATCTTTTCAGAAGAGCAGAAATCGACAGTGTCTGACCCATTGTATCCCCCAATGAATGTTCGGAGAATGGCAGCATCTGCTTTTCTACGGATGTTGACCAGTGGCTCTGGTTTTGATAGAGAGATGATAACCTGGCTCTACGATCAGTACAACCAAGCATTTCCATCTACCATCACTTTCCCGGAAGATCGAGTACCGCTGAAACATACATTCAAGTGCCAATCTTGCCACTTCATCCAAGAGTATTCCGAGCCAGACATGGTCGTCTTGCGGACACGCATAGAGCAAGACGGTTGGATCTTCTGCCCACAGTGTGGGAGTATTGCAAAGCCCCCCGCAGATAACGTGGAGGCTACAAATACCAGCCCTTTTCCTCTCTCTGGTCAGATATAGAGTCTGACCCGGATTTATGTGATCTTGCCTTCATAATCGGCTACACAGGCCTACCTACGACCCACCCCGCAATCCAAGACTTGACTCATGCACCATCCAGGGTGCGGGTGTTCAATGCCTGGGCCATGCGCAAGCATCAACGCGATAGGGACGAGCGCCTGGGTAACTCGCTAGAGGGTATACTAGGAACCCGCTGGACATCTGAGACGATCCATCGCTTAGCCCGCACTACTAAGTCACCCCCTTCGGAAGAGTCAAAACAACAGTGGGATCGGGGAGTGACCATTCCGCTGTCTCTTCTGGTAGCTCCGGGAGATTTTATCAAGGAGTTGGCTAAACAAGTGCCCCTTCCCGGAGGGACACAGCAGAATCTCCCGATAGCCTTGGGAGACTACGTTCCCAAGGAAGGAGATGGTGAGATTGTCGATCTCTCTCAGGCATCCAAAGCCGAGTTTTTTCAAGCATTGGCTGCGTCTGGGGTGTTCCCCGGAGCCCGTCCGAAGTACAAACCTAGCCAGATTCATAAGGGTGGCAAGAACTCTGACGAATCAGATCCACGCGGTGGTGATACGGTAGCCAAACAGACACCACTACATGCGGGCTCCAAATCGGAGTTTAAACAACAAATGCACACGGGTCTAGGGAAGCAGTACCCACGACCCAAAGGTAAGAAGTAATGGCCGAAACATCTATCCACAAGGCCATCAACAATCTTATAGAGGAACGCATCAAGCTCCTCGAAAAAGAGGCAGAGTTACGGAAAGAGGCAGGTCAAAGTGACCACGAATTCCTCCAACAAAAAGACCGGTTAGAGGGGGTCCAAAAGAAAGTCAACGATGCGTTCGAGTGGGGTAGACGGACCATTGAGAAGTATGCAGCATCATTGACTACTGCCGCACTAGCACACCGTGCCTATCGTATAGCCACAACGTCATCTGCCTCGGCCACCCAACAGTTCCTACTGACTACTCAATCTATCAATACCGCATCCACTTCCTATGAGTCAGTGGCCAAACGCGCTCGAGAGTACCAAAAGGTAGTGCAGCAAGACGTAAGAATGGCTCGACTGTACGGAATTGAGGTCGAGAACATTCGGCGGGTGTCAGACGAATGGATGAAAACCCAACGATTCCTCGGGGGGATCAACAGAAAACAGCAAGGTGAGATAAAAAGACTCACAGACGCTACAATCCGCTATGCCAAAGTGATGGGGGTAGATGGCACAGAATTGGTAAAACAAGCATCAACGCGGATGTTCCAGTATGGGGAATCAGCTGACCATGCGATGAAAAGTCTCTTGGATGTGTACGGTGCGGCTCGAAATGTTAACGCCGAGCTACAGCGCTTGGGATCCGACAAGGCAATGCTTTGGGGGGATGACTTCGCTCGAATTGTAGAGGAAGCATCCACAAGAACACACGGATTCACGCAGAATCTGGGAAATCTATCGGCTGCGATGGCGTACTCAGTTAAACAAGCCAATCTAGCGAAGCAGTCGTACAACGCCACACTGGAAGCCGGAAAGGCCATGGGGCAGTTCATCACCGGGGGTGATGAAGATGCCATGACCATGAATGTTGGTCTGCGGATGTTGGACCGTCTAAAAGCAGCTATTGAACCCGGAGGGGAGTTAGCCAAAGAATTCTTGCAGGATTTCACAGAGACACAACAGGCGGAACTACAGAAGGTTGCCGGAATGGTAGCAACCACCAACGCTCGTGACCTGGGACTTCAGTTGGCTGACACTTTAGCAACATCCAAGATGGGAATTGAAGAGTTGCTAAAACTTACTAAGGAGTTGGGATCGTCTACTGGAGATATCGTACCAATCCTTATGAACATGAGGCATCTCAGCAGAGGCCAAGCAATTGAGTTGGCTCGACAGCTCAAAGATGCGTCCTCCGTAGAAGAAGTAATGCGGGGAATCACCGCGCAGTATGAAGGTCAACAAAAAGAAACTCAAAAAATTACCGACAACGTTGAAGGGATGACTGCACTCATTCGCGCAGAAGGTGGGAAAGTCACCACCATCCCCATTCTGGATCGAGCATTGGTCCCAATTGATCGGATAATAGGTGACATTTCCGCACACTTTGAAGATTTCGGAAATGTCTCTAAATATGCACTAGTCGCCGGTGTCCTAGCTGCTGGGCAGTTCATCAAAACATTTATAAGCATCCGGGGAGCAGTGTCTGGTGTGCTACCAAAGCTCCAAGCTGCCGCAGTGGCTACTCAACAGATGGCGTTGGGTGCTGCCGAGTATTCGGCAGCTATGCGCACATCAGCAGCCCCCGGGGCAGTAGGTAAAGGTGCCACCCCTGCTACGGCTGTAGTACCAGCCGTAACATCTGGTATGCAACGAGCGCTGGCACCATTCTCTGCTGGAACAGCGCTGCGTGTCGTTGGGATGGGTGGGCCTGGAGCTACCTCCGGAAAGGTTCCACCAATCGTAGCCGGAACATCTCCAGAAAGTAAAGCACACGCCCCTACAGTTGTAGGGGCACCTCCTGCCACTACAGATGCACCACCATCAAAGTCCCCAGGTCGAGTCCGGAGAGCTATGACCAACCCGCTGACAATGCTAGCGGCATACATGGCAGGGGACTACATGCTCTCTCCGGATAGCGCAGCAGATCCGGAGTCGGGTAAGGAGAAGGCCAAAGGCATCGGAAGGAAGGGCCTGAGCGCAGCAATGATTTGGGCTATGCTAGGAATGCCAGGTAAGGCGGCATTGGGTGGGTTGGGCGCCAAAGCAGTGGGGCTTGGTGGGAGTGCATTGGGTGCTATGTCCGGCATTTTCGGTGGCGGAAGCGGTGGTGCAGCTGCGTCAGGTGCAGCGGGCACTGGTGCAGTAGGGGGGGCTGCAGGGGCGGGTGCAATATTAGCCCCTGCAGCTATAGGTATGGTAACCGCAGGTACAATGCTCGCACCTGTTATGATGGCGGCTAGGGCTGGTGGGATGAAGAAGGGGCTGATCAAATTGTCCCAACTATTGGGGCACCCCCTATCGGAAGTAGATTTCGGAAAAGGGCAATACTCTGGAGCTGTCCAGTATCTTGCGGAAGATCCGGGGCTTACCAAACAACTCCATACTCAGAATGTCATTTCTGATGAAATGTTTAGGCATACACAGTTACTCACTTCTCTCTCAAGTAGAGGGATGGATCCTACCACAGAAGCAGCTTGGCGGGAGATGATCAAACTGGACAAGCAACCAAAAACCGACGTGCCAATAGAGGCATATCAAAGTACCCGGAGTTCAGTTGCACGCCCACTAGATCGGGCATCTGGACAGAATCTTACATCAACGATTACCGGGGGGCGCGGTGTAGGCAAGGTCACTGGAGTAAACTCGAACGGAATGGCAACGGTTACCGTTCCTATGCAATTAGAGATCGAGGGTGCACTCAGCATTCCCGCTGAGTACGACCGGTTGAAGAGTACACGCGGAGGATAAGATGTCACAAAGGTTAGCCCAGGCACTCCAAGCAGGGCGGGTTGTCGTGGTCAATGATGGGGGTGTCGAGGTGAATTGCACAATGGTCCGTTTCACCCCAGGGAAGGGTAAACGACCTACCCACTCCCCAGAAATCATAGCACTCAAACCTAGAAAGGAAATTGATTTGACCCGTAGGTACAGTATACCCGAATTGCAAGCATCCTGTCAGCTTCCAAAGGGCCTTCAGTCAACAGTGGCGTCCTACCCTATCCGTGTCATTCAGACGTGGTGACATATGCAGTGCATCTGCCGAAAAGACTTTCCAGATGAGTTACTGCAGGAGCATCACCTGACACCCCAAGCGGCTGGGGGTGCAGCAGGACCGACAGTAATGCTTTGTCCGGGGTGTCACCACACACTGCATCGTCTAGCAGAAATGCTTCTCCACGGAAATGGGGTTAAGGCTCAGGATTATGCGAATATGCTCTATACCAAACGTGGGGCCCGCATAATCCTGGAGCTAGCCAATCGAGTAGCCGTCGAATTTCAAAAGATGCGGGAGGGTGATGCCACACTACCAGAGACGGTACGCATTACCATTGAGCTTCCTCGGGCAGTGGTGGGGAAGCTCAAACTCTTAGCCTTCGAGTGGAACCACTCGAAGGCTGGACTTCGCCCATTTCTCCAACGACAACTCACGCTGTTAGCTCTAACAGCAGGGAGGCTTCATCCCAACACTGATAACTCATCGACCTCTGCGGATGGGGCACCAGCACAGCAAACCATCCGGGTCAAGGACTTTTTCTGATCCGGAAATAGCACAGACGAAGGAGAACACTGTATGTCATTCCAAAGTGGAATCAAAGTAACCGCACGGCTAGCCCATGTCGGGATCAACGGCCTGGACGCAAAGACAGGGACCCAGCCAGCAGGCGATGGGATTTCCAGCTACATGATTGGAACCAACTCACAATACCCGACGTCCACATACATCCCGACCGCAATGCTGCATCGGAACCGTGGGAGATTGGCCACCTGTCTCAAGAATCTCTGGAATGGTGGCGCCATCAACATTGAGATCGATGGTCGGGTAATCACGTCCATCAGTGAGTTGATGGCCTACGGAGAACCTGCTGGATACGTGCGAAGGGGATCTGCGTTCCTCACTCCACATACCCATTTCGTAAGTGTGTCTGGCGTGTGGACCGACACATACGATGATACCAACCACCGCAGGTATCAACGAAGAACTGCCGGGGCTGCTGTCGAGAAATTTCTAGTGGAGTTGCCACCAGAAATGCTGACCCGCAATGGCGAGGGTGGTGTGAAACTGCGCAGTCTCGAGATGGTCTATGGTATCACAGTTGCTGCGGTGGCCGACGTGACCCTGGTGGTGTACAAGAACAGCAAGCCTACCACAGGATCCCAGATGGCTGCCGGTGCGGCACTACACACCAGCGGTGCATACGATACCGCGCACGATACAGCAGCCGAACGGAAGACAGCCACATACCACACCATGGAATTCACTTTCTCCCAGACCGTAGTGGACTGGCTGGTCGACGGGGAGTCCGTGTTTGTCGAGGTAACGGTGGATTCGACTGCAATCGCCACAGCAGTCTTTGATTACTACGGTATGAACGTCAACTACTTCGAGCGCGCAGGGATTGCATCCAACTCGGATCAGTCCTAATACATCTCCGATGACCCACCACCATAACCTCTTGTAAAATCACCACAAATTTGTCTCAAAAAAATCCCTTGACACTCGGGCACATTTAGTGGTATTATGTCATTAGTGCCAGTAGTTCAATGCACCTCAAGCTCCGAGGAAAAAATGGCAGACAAAGATAACCGAATAAGACGCATGGGCATCATAGGATGGGATGTCTACGAACCGATTATCATAGGCGCGGTGATGGCAGACATCCCCATTATGATAGTGGGTGCGCCGGGTACAGGAAAGACTGTAGCCGGGAGAGCAATAGCTCGGGCGTTCTACGGGGAAGTAAACTTCAAAGCCTACCATTGTCCCGAACTTCATCGGGACGCATTAATGGGATTCTTGGATATCCCCGCCCTGCAGAAAGAACGCAAGGTTGAGTTTATCCACGACGACCTATCCATCTGGGATAAAGAAGCGGTCCTATTGGACGAGCCTAACCGCGCGCCCCAATCCCTGCAACACTATTTGTTAGAGTTCATTCGCACACGCAAGCTGTTGGGAAGACCAACAGCAGCTAGGTTGGTCATGAGTGCAATGAACCCACCCGATCTGGATGTCACTGCTACCTACCTCACATCCCCCATGGCCCAGCGGTTTTGCTATGTTTGGGCACCATCCCTTTCCGAGTTTCAGGAATTGGGAGTGTCCGCTGATGATAGCAACAATCTCTTCCACGAGGCACTGTTCTCTAATGTAGATGATGAGAACAGAAATGACGCGGATATATTGGGGTCTCTCCGAGTGGCTATCCGGGTAGCCAAGAAAGACACCAACGCAATCTATTCATCCGGGATATGCTCGCGCGAGAGTGTATCCACAGCTATTCAAGAAGTGGCAAAGGTACTGATACAAGAGTATCGAGTGCCGTTCTCTGTCAGACAGGCCAAGTACATCCTCCGGATGTGTGAGCGCCTCGTACTCCTTTATATCCGCGACAAGAATTATGACTTCATCCTTAATCCTGATGTTCTAGGTCGGGTTGTGCACGCCACTATCCCACAGTTTTACGGGGTTGTCCCTTGGTCGGGGCAGGGTGTAAGCTCTGGGGTTATTATAGAGGGAAATTTTCTAAGCAGAATGGGGGAAATTCTGGCTCCTGTGTTTGTACGTAGCAAATTTCGTAATATTAGGTTAGGGGACATTGTTAAACAGGGTGTGACCGGTAGTGCCGCAGTAGGCTTTGACACTGCAGGATGGGCATCTGACACACTAAACATTATGGATCAGATGACCACGTTGGCATCTATCCGAGGATTCCAGAGTGAGATGCCACATATTAGGCAGTGTACCACCATCCCGGGGGATGTCAAGGACACTCTGGTTCGGAGGTGGCGACTGAAAACATTTGCATTGGAAAACCCGCACCATGGTGCATCCCTCTCAGAATTGGCTTTGATTCTAGGAGGGAAAAAACCACGGGGTCGGGGAGATGCCGTTTGTTGTGTTGAAGCTGACGTAGGGAAATTCCTGAGCGTCTGGAATAACAAAAACGTCATAGCCGGTTCGTACTTGGCATTCCTGGCGCAGAGTGGGGATGCTGATGATCTCACTCACTATCAATCGGGATTCTACCCAATCCTGATCAAGTATGCACGTGGGCGGGATACTCTCCCCGAAAAAGACTCACATAGGAACAGGGTGCTAATCCTGACAGTACAGGATGGGAATCCGAAAGTACAGCAGATCATATTCTTGGATCCTTTCTTCGTAGTTGATGATGTCACTTCGGGGCTGATCTTGCTTACGGATCTTACTAGAGATAGCTCCGGTAGAATTATGTCACGAGCTGTTCGCAAATTGGCGTGGGGGGATTACACAGAGCAGGGGGTAGCACTCTTTCGAGAAACTCGAAGTACCCCTGTTAGGGTAGTGCTCAACCCAACATGGAAGGATATCGACGACATTGGGTTGAGTAGTGTATTGGCAGTTACTGGTGGGTTTTGAGAATAAATAGGAGCGCGACCTATGAAAAAGCGAAGTAAGTATGGGATTAAACACCCCAGCATCCCCGATATGGTGGACGGGGTTCTTGGTCGAGAGACAGAAGATGCCACACTGGATGCTATCTGTGGTGCTATTTATCGATACTCACTTAGTCTCTCCGATGGCAGGGCATTCAGCAATGCCTTGAGGTTGTGGGTCAGAAAAGCCCTTAAAGGTGTAGATGATACCGAGGTCACTGCGCAGATTCGAGTTCTGCGTGATAATATAACATACTCCTGGTACGTCATGAGTGACATGTGGAGGGCTATTGTGTTAGCCTCATCAGGAACGGCCATTCCCGATATCCTCCGAGTATACAAAACCCACCCCGGTGACATCAAGCGTTGCTTAGATCTCCTCACCCCATCCGAATTGGCCACAATTCAAACTCGGAGCATTTATCGAATCTCGAAGGAGGACTACGCATGGGTCCTCACCGAGTCGCAAAAGATAGCTAAGCGTCTGGCTTATCTGAAGCTACGTTTCCTTTCAAAGTATGACTCGGGTTTCGATCCGGAGGCAGAGTTGATGGTAGAAGCCGTGCGGATTGCCAACTACTACAGTTCCTATCCCAGCCGGGAAAGGATTATGGGGTCTATTGCAGTCAGCCTCCCCCGCGAGGCTGAAAGAATCAGGGAGTACTGTCTTGCAGAACAGCGCAAGCCCATCCGCAAGGTCCCTGAGCTGCGTTGCCCCCATTGCCTACGGGAGTGGGAACACCGCAAAAACAAGGGGGTACTCACTATCCCCGATGTGCTAAAGAAGTTCCCTTTGTCTCCTGAGGGGCTTTCCCTGGATGACTTGTTTTGTGGGTACTGCGCATGTTCGGATAGGGTGGTAAAGCTTACCCACTTAGACACTGATAGGGATTACACACCCACCACAGTGTCTATACATCAAACATCCGAAGATGGTGGGTGTAGTATTGAGGATGTACTTGCGGAAGAGGACGACGGTGGGAGACATGGGGAAGATCAAGTATACGATCATGAGTATGTCGAGATCCTCTCAAAGAAGTTAGGGGAAACGGAGCAGACATTCCTGCACATCCTCCTTTCAGGGGACGATCAGTTTGACAAATGGATGCGGAAAAAGGGTGTTACTGCCCCTCGAGACGAAGGGGTACTAGGCGTACTAATTTGCGAGTATATGGGTGTGGATTGGGATAGCATGCGAGAAAACATTGGAACAGTATTGAGCAAGCCAAAAGCATATATCGTGGAGGTAGAGGGGGATAAAGACTTGGTATTTGCCAGATCCCCTAGCTATGCGGTGCACTTCCTAGCCAGGTACTATAAGTTTCCGAAAGGAAGTGCAATGGCCAAGGCTTGTGGAAAGATACGAGTGAGGGAGTACACAGAGGGTATAGGGGATTTCGATTCCCTAAGCATTGAAGAAGGGACCGTAGTCCCCATGCTACAGACAGGATGATATGAACCTCGCAAACAGGTATCTTATCATTGTCTCGGGGCCGATTGGTGGCCGGAGGGAAGATATTGTCGGGTTGCTAGCTGGAGGTGCCGCCTACTTATCCACACGCACGTCGGAGCGGAAAGATCTACCCACAGATCTAGATTCAACATACGCATCTGTAGTAGGCGCAGTAGCCACTGAGCACACTCCGGTGGTGGTCATCTCCCCGGAGGATGAGCTGAAAGACAGCATGGGTAGAATAACACTACCTGCTGATGAGCAACTTGCCAATGACCGCTCTCGCTTAGAGCGGTCATTGACCAAAGTCAGAGCGGCTCTGCACAAAGGCTACTCCATTGTGATAGTGCACGGGGCATTCACGCACGACGATGTCTTTGCTATTACCGAGACAGCAAAGACCCAACCTAACCTCCCATACGAGGTTATTGTATTATTTGATGGTGAGTATAGGGGGGTTGTACTGTTCGATATCAGAAAGAGCAAGGGCCACCAGATTCCAAATACCATGTCGACCCCATACACCACCATTACCCACCTGTCACACACTTTCGTACACAAAAAGAATGATGTACCTACAATTCCTGTGGGTACTCGGGATGACATCCCGAGTACCCCAGTCCCAACAGAAGGACCCCCGGTATCTGATAGTCACATCAGTTTCCGGATACAGAGTACTGAAGCCCCTGTACCGGACGGGAGACTCCCAAAAATACAAGAAATGCTTGCATCTCTCTTGGGGATAACAATGAGTCGCTCCGAATTGAGGAGGATTATAGACAACCTCCCATACACGGGAAACTTATCACACAGACAGCGCATAAGTATGCGAGATCATCGGATTAGAAACGCGACACTGCGGAGATTTCAAGAAATTGGGATTTCAGTAGAAATTGACATCCGGTGACATTAGCCGTACATTCCTGCCATACCGAGTCTAGGTTTTCTACTAGGTTTTCTATGAACATCCAGTAAAAGGCGGAATGGTATGGCTACCATATTCGGAGGACGTGATGAGATAAGCATTGAGCGACGTACCTCTACACGTATTGACCACCTGGAAGACGTGGTAACTACACACATTCGCGAAGATCTCATTCCTCGGGTATCAGAACACCACCGAATCTCAGTAGCTACCGATCCAGTGGATTTTCTGTACTTTAGTCGCATAAAGTTCGGTCGAGTGTGCACATGTTGGACCGAGGTAGAGTCCGAACAAGACTTTGACTGTCCGGTATGTTATGGTGTGGGCATCCCTACTGGGTATAAGAAATACGGGTGTGTTTGGGATTGCTTAGACTGCAGCACCACATGCAATACCGTGAACGTTGCCCCCGATTTTGACGCACAGACACGCCCACAGAGCTTCACCCTGATCAACAATGCCGTCCGAGGGTGGATAGACTGGACGGTACAAATTCAACCCAATATCGGGCTGATTGACATGATGAAGCTTGGTGCGTACCAACCCGTCGGAACTCGTATCACTCTCTATGTTCGGAAGAGCACCGAGTCTACCTTTACGGAGGTAGTGGGAAAAGACGCAGTGGAGAGTAGGTTACTTGATTCATCCGGTCTCCCAACCACCTTAGTTTTTCGGATACTCATGGGGAGATCCCCTAAGGGAAAGAATCCGAAGGTGACATTCTTTCATGTGCGCTATCGTACACGTACAGAAATCACTGTACCAGTTGACATCCCTAAGGATAGTCAATCCATCACCCTCGGCGACATGGGCCTTTATGACTCGTGGCAAACGTTGCAGATGGTTTTTGGCACCAAACTTCGGGACCTTGGTGTCAAAGATTTCTTTGTGCGTGTGCGAGATGCTACACGGTGGAAACTTACCACGCTAGAGCCTTTCAAACCAGCGGGCCATCTGGTAGGGTATGATGGCACTTCTCGGCTGGTACAGCCTTATGAACCATATACAAAGGTCCCCTAGAGGAGAGATGCATGGCACTGGAAACCTCGTATATCAAACTCGAAATAAATTATGCGTATGCTCAATTCGTGGCACTAAGCGCACAAGCCCGACGGTCGTTAGCTCTTGGTATTGGAAAAGACGAGACCGCGGCTGGAGTGTACGTGGAGGGTGCAGTCAGGTCACAACGCCGAATGGGGCTCGTGCGGGATTCCAAATCTCTCTGGGTCGGACGTGGGGGTCTCACGGTTCCATTGGAACAACTCTGGTTGTTAGGGGAGCGTACACGAAGGGAGCTCTCTGAGTATGTAAATGTCGGAGCAATGACAGCCAAGGTAGTGAATGCTGGAAGAGAACTCTCCGAAATCGCAGGGATACCCTCGAACGACCCAGCAGCTTGGGGCTACGCAGACGGTTTTGTCCTTACAGGGTCAGAGATCACAAGGTTCTGCATTGAACCACGAATACTATACAAGGATATCATTGCCGACCCAGCATTACCTGCTGCAGACTCAGATCGATTCATCTACATCCCACAGCAAGGAGGTCTCTCGGGGTTGAATACCTTGGTAATTGAGGTATCCAGGAGCGTAGGTGCATCGGTGATTGGGTTGAGTCTCTACGCATTCAATCCCATTACTTCAGCAGTTTACCTCGATTCAACCGAAGCCAATGTAGTGGGTAGGAGAATTGAAATGTTACCAAGCTCGGCGTGGATTCATCCGGTGGTAACAGGCATTGCGGGTGATACTCTCCGTGTGCATCTGGGTGCCAATTTTGGTCGGAGTGGTGTGTAGCACAGGAGAAAAAGATGAAACCCAAGTCACATATAAAAGACATCTCGTCCGCACTGATTCTTACTGATCGAAACCATGTCATTTCTGAGATGGTTCGTTGGACCCTACCAGAATTGCTCCGCTTGAGTGAAACTGACAGACAAACTGTAGTTACACTATTGATCCAGAAAGGTAGCGAATTCAATCTAACTATGCCACCTTTCTGGAATGATATAGTATCTCGTCCTGAATACTATTCCGAACGTGCGAAAGATGCATTCGGAATGGGGGATGATATCCTGGGAGGAGATGAGGATACCGTAGACACACACCCCACATGCGCTATTGAACCCGACAAAGGAAACCTCTAAAGTAGCTGACTCAGCTAATTTCAACTCGGAGCAAATCATGGCTTCATCGGTATTGAAGAACACTTACCCGACAATAGAACTGCGCAATCCTTCTGTGAGCGTACTCCTAGCCAGTGTGCTGGCCCGTAGCCTACCTGGGTACTTCAAGTTTGCACACGGGAAGAATCCACGATACATCTATATCGAACGAGAATTCGACATAACCCATGAAGCTGACGAGGCTGATCATCAGTACGAAAAATGGATTGCTATGCGTGATCGAGGAGATTACACATATCCAGGTGCGTACAATACACCGGATTATTTGACCAAGTTGAGGTTGTGGCAGGATTATAACGAAGCATTGTCTACACTCGAGCGCGACAGACGGAAGGACCAGGAAAGAGAAATACAACAAGGTAATTTGGGCTGGGCTGAGAGAGATGCGGTTAAATCGAAGTGGAGAAAGATCATTGATGCGGAAAGACAGAAGCTTTTCGAGAAGATGGGGAAACCTACGGAGCAGAGGTATGAACCACCAAAGAACCCAATTCACACATTTGCCAATCGAATCTTCCGGATCAGCCTTGCCGATCGGTTGATTGAATACTACAACACCGATGGAAAGCGTAGTAAACTAATTCTTGAATCAATCCAACCAATACGCACGATAGACAAGATCAAGCTGCTCGATCGTGCATGCACTATCCCCGACGACGTTGCAGATCTAGTAGCTGGCGGAAATGGTGTGGGCTATCCAGACTATACCACCCAAGTGTACCAGAGCTTCCAAACTCAGGTATCTACTTCCGATAAGTGGGGATTTCGTAGAAAGCCAGAAATCCCCATCATTGATCGAGACATCTTCCTTCAAGATGTCTACGGCATCCCCGGGGAAGGGGATGTCTGGGCAATGAAAAGTAATGCTCAGAACAGCGGGGATACTGATAGAGTACGGGAATTGAATCAAATTGAAGGAGAAATGACTGGAACACAACCGTTAAGCCCAGAGGCTCAGAAATGGGTGGAAAACAGGGTAGTGGAGAGACAAGAGTTACTGCGCATAGCCGATCAATATCGTGCTCGAGTTAAGTACTGTGCTGATCATGGGTATTATGCTGGAGATGGTGTAGAGAACGGCGACAATATATTGGCAGGGAGAACTCTTCCTACCCAACTCACACAGGAATTTGACGCAAAGACCCATATAACAAAGAAGATCCCACCGTGGCTCCCTGCTAGAGAAGCTGCGAGCATCCCCCATTTCAAAGATGGCCTTCAGGTGGCCACCGAAACTCAAGATGACCACTTCTCGGGTGGAGACTCGCATCGTGAGAATCGAGGGGACGCATTCATTGCTTCCGCTTTCTGGTCAGATGACTTCTACGTAGCCGCTCGGCTAGCGGTATCAGAGGGACATAAGTACGAGCAGTTCAAATATGAGCGGGATGATCTTATCAGAAAACATTCTGGTCTAAAACCAGAAGATTGCCCACCTATCCCTCATTTGGGGAAAGGCGTCGAATTGTTCCCGCACCAAGCCCTTGCGGCTGCACATCTTGCAAATTCCCCCGATGTTGCCATTATTGATATGGATATGGGCGGTGGGAAGACGGTGCTGAACTGTATCATAGACGCCATGTTGATGGTGCAAGCTGGGGGAGCTAAACGCCCCGCTGTGATTATGCCCGGGAACACCATTGCTCAGCAAGTGGATGAGATCCTCCATAAGTTCGGCAGCGACATCAACGTGATTGCAATTACCTCGCAGTCATGGAAAGCATGGGACAACGGGGAAGATGATGTCAAAGATACCGTTCGTGATATCATTACCGCAGCCCCACCAAATACGATCATCTTGATTTCATACTCATGGTTGGCGTACAAACCCATATTGATCGACACAGGAAAGGTCTATACTCGGGGAAAAAAAGCGGGTCAACCAAAGTTTGAAAAAGTGTTTTGGAAGGGGACCTGGTTGGTAGAAGAGTGCGGAGTAGACATGGTGACTCTGGACGAGAGCCATCGGATAAAGAATCCCGACAGTGATGTCAACTCCGCATGTTGCGCAATGTCCAGCGCTGCCGTGCGGCGTATTGGCTCAGGGACAGTGTTCCCGAATACTCCCGGGGATATTTTTGGGCAACTGAAATTTCTGGATCCCACATTCTTCGGGACATGGGAAGACTTCTGCTCTCGATATGATCTCGAAACTGAAGGTGGTAGTGTAATAGCCTATTCCACTGAATCGTTGAAAAACATCCGAGGAGATCTTATCCGTGATTTGGGCATGATCTCCATGCGACGCCAGTACTGGATGTACATGCTGCCTGAGCGGATTGAACGTAGACATGCTGTTCGACTCTCCCCCACTCTCCAAAAGTTCTACAACGCGATCTGGAAGGAGATCCTGGACCAGCTACAGAACCCAGATAATCCGTTCTATGACGCTAAGATAGCTGCCGTATGGAACAGCTCACAGGGGGCTACCGACGAGCTGGACGAAGCAGAAGAGGGGTCAGGGGAAGCAGCGTTGCTGTTGAAGATCTTGGTCCTCGATCAGTACCTTACATGTCCTACTGCCACCATTGGTGGGCAGTTGGAAGGACGGGAAAGGAACAAGACAACCGGAGAAATGGAGTCCGTATCGAGATTGAGTAAAATACCCACAGAGTTTCTGAGAATCAGGAAAATCATTTCCAAGATGAAACCAGAGGATGCCGTAAGTCCCAAGGTTAGGAAAGCTGCCGAGATAATCGATGAGCATTTCAGTTCCGAAGACAGTAAGATGTCCGACGGAAGTATCGGGAAGGTCATCCTCTTTGTTCAGCACCGCGAGAGCGCTGAACACTTCAAACAGTGGCTTCCCAAGTTCAGTACCACCATTGGCGCCACGAATCTCGTGTACTACGAGGCAGGGATGCAGGCATCCCTGGATGCATTCCGACATGATCCTAGCGTCAAGGTGCTGTGCGCTGTGGACAAGTCCTTGCGAGAGGGGCACAATCTACAGTTTGCTAATTGCGTTATTAGGGCTGACATTCTTTGGTCCCCGGGGCCAACAGAGCAGGTGTACGGGCGGGTTTTTCGCCCAGGTTCCAAAGCAACCAAGGTATTCATTCACGCAATCGTAACAGAGGGTACAGGCGAGGTGGCCAAATATGGCAGATTATTGTGCAAGTACCACTATATGCGGAAGGTCAACTCGGATTTCAGTGATGATGTGGAGCTGGATCCTATTATCATGACCCCTGAAGTACTCTCCCCTGCTTCGATCAATGATCTGGGGCATCCAGAAGTCAACCCCGCAGCTATCCTTGAGTTGAATCAGATCGGGTCGTACATTGAGAGATATGACGCTCAATATGATTACGACATGGAAGACAGTAAACGCTTGTCGGTCGAACTGGGTCACGAGATGCTACAACGTGCTGGAAGCCCAGTGCCCGGGTCTCGGAAGATCTTGGGGTACCTCCCCGAGTACGCACAAGAGGATATTACGGCACCATTCCGATGCAAGTTCTATGAGAGTGCCAAGAGGAATGGTCCGCCACCGTACATTGTGGTTGATGACGACTGGCTCATGGAGGTCATCCAAAATGATGGTGACGCTAGGTCATTGGGTCTCAAGTATGTGGATTCAGATGGTGACACATACTTCACTCGTAAAGCCCCAAGCCGACTGGCGGAATGGATTGCCTTGGTTCACGAAACCGGGTACTCACACTTTGAAATGACCAAGTTCAAAGACGGAAAGGCGTACCATTCAGGAGTATATGGAAAGGATGGCGAGTTGGAACAGGCTATCCCTACTGGTTCAGATCCAAATTTTTTGGTTCCAGCGGGAACTCCTAACGTACCTACTACTCCAGAAGCCACAAAGCCAGTGACAACTGCACCTCCGATACCCAAGTCTGCTCCGGTTACCCCAGAGCAAAAGCCAGAACCTACACCACAGCAAGAAACGCCGACTGATCCACCACGGACTGAGAAAGTCAAAGAGCCATGGGAGCTAGTGGCAGTGCATGATTGTGGATACAACTCCGAATACGACGGTGGGCGCCACGAGGCATATGTTATATATCGGCGAAACTTGGGTGATGCTAAGGGACGACCTAAGTTTGAGTATACGCTGCGATACCATTTCGATCAGGACTCAAAGGAAACACTGCTTGGGGATATTAGGAATGTGGATGACGAGGGGCTTGAGATCAAGACCATCCGGAGTAACAAGGACATCCTTCCTGAATTGGCTATTCCCGAGAGTGTCTTAACGAGATTCCAGGAGATATCTCATTCCTTTGATGAGGAAATGCCCGATGACTACTCTTGGAACTGGAAGCAAGCCCATCAGTCGGAATTGATGATGGACTCTGCAAGTACCCCAGTAGACGCTGTGCCACCGGAGCCAAGTCCAGAGGAATCTCCAACTACCCCCTCCCCCGAAGATGAAACTTCCTATCCAGATACAGTGATAGAGAACTTGCATGTGGTTACGTTCAACGGAATCACTTATCTAGCTGTTGGAAGTGATGAAGATGACCGAGTCAAACTCCGCCGGTTTGGATTCCGTTTCTTCAACGCATTAGTGATGCGCAAACTCGCGAACATCACCGACGCAAAGCGCATCCTCAAAGACTTGGGGACACACGGGATTGTCCCCAAGAATCCCGATTCCTGGGATGGTGAGATTCGGCGTGTCCTTAAAGACATGAAACTCAAATCTCACGCTACCCGGGCCAGAGAACAATTAGGGGAGATGAGGATTCTCAAGAAACGTTCAGGGAAAGTCAAGCCTATCCTCCACGTTCTCCAGATTGGTTCGGACACATATGCAGCCATTAGGAAAATGGAATCCAATGCTGTACTCCAAGCTTGCCCAAGTGCGAGATTCAAAGTCCAGCACTCGGCCTACTGGGCGCAGTGCTTGAACCGGGATGCTGCTAGCAAGATTATCAAGAGGTTGGCTGACGGTGGGTATCAGGTCCAGAATTGGGACGAGTTCAAAACTGAGCTGGATACAGCGTTCTCACTTGTTCCCGCTTTTGACTTGAGTCTCAAAATGCGCCCACAGAAAACTCCGGTTACCCACCCAACTCCTTCGGCAGCGCCAGTGAGAGGCATCGACAAACCGATACCAAGTGAAAAGCCTGATAGTAAGCCAGAAACCGAGAAAGTTCAAATTGGCACTACAACAATATACATGCCCAAGGCGGATGCAGCTTTGCTCCGAACACAAATCGACATATACTCACGCTCTCTACCGGGAACTCATGAGAGCGTAAGTGCCATCTCGGGGATAATGTGGCAGTTGGGTGAACGGGGTGTACCAAAGGCCGATGTTGATGCGTACTTAGCAAACGCGAGGGGCGCAAAGGGGGTAATTAAACAACCAGAAACAACCCCACCACCTGTGGAACCGGTAGCAACTTCTGGAAAAAAAGGTCCAAAACTACCACCGCTCCCAAAAGTAACTAATCCGGAAGACCCCCTTGCTAATGTGATAGATAAGCTTCGAGAGATTTACAACTCGTTGGATGCAGATGAGGTAGCATAATGTCTAGAGACACAGCTAAAACCCAGCTTCAGGTATTACTCGATCAGATGCAGTCTGGGGTACTTTGTGTATCGAGTACTACAATGGACGTAGCACCTCTTATTTGTCGCGTCCGGGCAGTACTGCGTGCATTATGTAACGAGTTGGGTATGCAGTATCCAGATCGGCTGGACGGTCAATTTCATCCAGTTGAACCGCCGCCGTTGCAACTAAACCCAGTCAATCCTGACAACCTACTACCAAAAGCATTCAACAGTCGTGTATGGGTGTCACTAGGGCCAGATACGCTGATTGTAATCGAACGCCACAAAGGGTCAAATCACCGAAAGCTAATCATTCCCAGATACATGGTTATCCCGGAGTTTATGGGCCTAGTACAGGCGGCTACTCTTAGTGAGAAGGTATTCAATGGTGTGACTTATCACAGCGGAACAGTTGCAGTGCCGACACAACTTATTCGTAACGTATATAGATCAATGATACAGCCCACCACCGTTGAGTATCAATATCACGCTGTCGAGTCAGCATCCGAGATTAGTTGGAAACTCCTGTCTGACACCAATTATCGATTGGTAAGGCCACAAGACATCACGCGAGAGTGGTCACGATACTTCCCATACAACACAAATATACCCAATGAAGAACAGCCATTGGTGTGGACAACTGTACCGCCCGAGGTTATACAGTTCCTACAGTCGCTACCTGCAATGTCAGTACCAGAGACCAGCACCGACAAGACAAAGAAAAAGATGTATAGTGTACGGTTCCATGCGCGGCGCGGTATGGCCGGGGACCTATTGGTGTGGGGCTGCGGAAATGACAGTGGGTTTGGGGATATACCACTACTATCCAGTCAAGACAAGAACACTGAAGACTATCGAATATGGGATCAACTCCGGGCAAGCTTACACAATGCGGGGGTGATCCTCCACCCACCGAATGATCAGGAGGTTACTATCGAGATCAGCCCAGAAACCATGAAGTTTGTCCGAAAGTACTTTCCTACCAAAAGAGTCAACACCCGAAGCCGAAGGTAATTCCTTATGCCCAATAACACCAGCCAACCCCGCACAGAAACCAATGTATCCCATGCGCAGGAAGTAGCGTATCGAGGGGTAGAGAAAGCCTTTGAATTTGGCTTCTGGCAGGATGACGCTCGGTTGGTCCCAGTCATTCCCGGGAACTCTGCGATTTATCCCAGAATTCAAATTTATGATCCTGACGGAGAAGTCTACCTAACTGCCACACCTCCCGCGGTGCAAAGCAGTCAAAACCCCGGATACTGGGTCTATCGATTTTCCACACCCATTGACGCTGACTTAACTGGTATTGGGGAGTTTTGGCAGTTTGCTGCGGAGATACTCACTGCTGCTGGCAGACACGAGGTCTATAGGACTACGTTTTCTGTCCACGACCCGACTGTAGTGAAAGCCACCAATTCCGAACGCTACTATGTGGTAATCTCGGGAAAGGGTGTGCGTATCATGTATCGATCCTTGGTAGAACTCTACAACGTAGAGGTAGAGATCCCTCTGGGGACGGCAGAAGACACTTATCTCATGCCTACGGTCAGGGGGGGGTCGGGACCTTACGACATCAAGCAATCTCAGGCAGGGGATGGTGTCTACATCTACTACCTCGACATTCCCTATAGCAAAGTCACCGGGTTCACCACGGTCAATCTCACCGAAGGTGATTGGCAAGTATTCTGGACAATTCAGGAATCCGCCAGTGAACCCGGAGATCTAGTCTACCAGTTCATCAAGGTACTTAGCCGATCAGCGTTGAACTTTGTCCCGGATGTCCGTTTCATTGTTGACAAGCTAGAGAAACGTGCTTCCTCTAAACAGGCTATCCGAGATACTGATGTATTCTCCGGTATTCTCCGTGGTCTTCAACTGGTCAATATGACCTTTCCTACTACGTCATGGTCTGTGGTCAACTGCCCCGAACAAATGGGTGTATTCGTAGTCCTGGGGGCAGCGTACTGGGTATATTGCGGGCAGCTAGGACTCGCGGTTGATCTAGCATTCAACTTCTCCGGGCAGCAGACAGTGTTGGACCAAGACCAGACGGGCGGGATTGAGTCTATGCTGGAGAGGTACCGGGCAGAACTCCGGGATCAGTTGACTGCGGTGAAGACTGACTTCTTACGGCACATCCGCCCAGTAGGGGTAGTTGCCACGCGACCAACACGAGCGAGGCACCTGTACAACACCGTATTCAAAGTGTCATCACAATCCTCCACCACGATGATCCAATTCTTGAACTCCTTGGGTCTATTGTGATTAGATAAACCCTATACAACACAGTGGGGTTTATCTATATAATGCACAAATACAGAGCATGGGTACAGGAGGAAGACGACATTCTCCTGCGACAGGATTATAACTCCGTGCCACAAGCTGTCCGTATGCTCAGGAAGAAGGGGTATATTCGGACATACAGCGCGGTTACACAGAGGCGAATCCATCTTGGGTGTCTACCGACTAAATCAAGACATTTCTGGTCGGAAGAGGAACTCCGGATACTCCATAAGGCCAATCAATTGCATTGGACTGCTAAGAAGACATCGACAATACTGGGTGTTCACGGATTTCATAGGCTGGCCAGTCAGGTTGCAGGGAAGAGATCGGAGTTGGGAATATCCTCAGAGAAAAGACACAAATACCAATACGAAAAAGAGGAGATCACACTGCTCAAAGTAGCATTCAGAAGGAAGATGTCTATCCCGGAGACACAGAGACTACTTCAGAGTCACGGTTATGTGAGATCCAAACCATCTATCTATGTAAAACGGAGTAAGTGTGGTTATGCCTCCCGGGAGTTTCAAGTAGAAAACCACAAGCGCTGGTGGAAAAATCGATCTCCAGAGGATCTATCAAAGTGCTATGCTAGGTCGTTTGAAACCAGGAATGTCCTGTGCTCCTCTGGGAAAATTGGAATACCCAACAAAACCGAGTGGGTTTTGGTTTCCAGAGCGATAGATGGTCTAATTCCAACGCTCACAAATATGACATACCGGGTAAGGCTAAGAAGACCTAATGGTAAGAGATGGCATAAAAATCCCGATTTCTCTTACTGTTGGCGCGGGCCGGTGGAGAATGGAAAACCTCTACTGGTAGTAGAGGTTATAGGGTATGGTCCTTGGCACACCAAGGAAGAGGTCGATCACATGGCTAACGAATACGCTAGGCGCGGTATACGCTGTATTGTACTAGAGGACTATGCCCTACGCAAAAACCCCGATAGGTATGAAAAACTCATTCGGAGAGAAATACAGAAACTTAGTGTCTAATATAGTATCTTACAGGACCCTTAGATATTAAACGTATTTGGTCCTGACCGAGTGGATCAGGATCTCTTCGGATAATACAAGGAGGAATCGCATGAGAGTACTACTTCCCACATTAGGCACCAAATCATCGCGCCACGCGGAACATGCTCGCGAGCTACTAGATGCCAAAAAGGCGCTATGGCTTACCAACACGTCGGATGAAGCATATGGGACCCGAGCAGTCCACTTTTTGGCGTTCACAGATTCTCGAGGGAAGACCATCCACGTCAACTTCCCAGACTCATTTCTCCCCATCCGCATTACGGACACAGTGCCCCACGATGTACTCCTAGAGTCAGCAGATCTCTGGGCGTATATCAACCACGGGTTGCTGCGCCCAATAGCGGCAAAAAAGGCACAGATGATCCTGGCCACGGACGACGCCAAAGAAGAGAGAGAAAGGCTCACCACACGTTCCAAAGGGATCCGCGAATCCGATGGAGACAAAATGCGAAGAGAGGGTGGTGTAATGCCATCCGGACAGACCCGGTTTGACTCACAGCACCCCGATGATCGTGGCGGAAAGCCTGTGGAGGATGATCGCCCCCCGGTGGTGCAGAATAGGGTGATGGCTATCTGCGGTAGAGTAGAGGCGGGTCAATTAAAGCCCCGCGCAGCCATCGCGGAATTCAAGAACCTGCGCTTGACACAGGAAGACCTCGGTTATATCATGGGCAACGCCCGATGTCAAGGTGAGAACCTTGATGGACGTACACTATTTGACAACTCTGTTATCGACTGGGCATCGGATACACTGGTGGGTAGAGCACAGGCGAAGTCTGCCAAGAAGGGGTGTGTTGACCCTACACTAGCGGTAGATGCGATGCTCAATAAACAGACGAAGATCAAAGGGACGGGTCGCACCCAAAAGGGCTAGGATCTAATCCATTATGTCGGATATATTAACCGTCACCGAGATAACTACCCAACCATCCACACAATCCGATGTGGAAACTGCTGCATCGAGTGCGGGATTCAAGGCAATTCCGGAACTCACCAGTGTCTTGAAGTCCCGCGCACACTCAATTGAAGCTACTACAGGATTGATCCGCGCACCCTTTATGTTCACCCGAATCGGACGGAAGGAAGGGATCTATACCCCTTCCGGTGGCGCGGATTTCTCAGTCATCTACGCCGAGTTAAACCCATCGCAGTATGGTTTTATTCTGAAGACTCGGGAGGTTCTGGAGAAATGTGGTGGTGGCGAGGTGCTGCACTCGTTTCAATCCAGTGCAGAGCGGGCTGATCGCTTGGGCGCATACCTAGATGAAGTGCCATTCAGCTACACACTAAACACCGGAAATTGTATTCCGGTACGGATCGGTTGGGACGGTGAGATTAGAATCCCTGGTGGGTTGGATACTCTCTACGCACTAACCGAACTGCTCCTCGAAGATCCCCGAATATTACCGGATGGTCGATCTAATGATCTCATTATCATTCAGACATCTGTTGTTTACCCGTCACTTACTATTGAGGGGAAGCTTGATCCCGGGGGGATCAATGGGTTAAACCTGGATGCAGGTGAGCCACTTGAAATTCGGGGCTACTCCTTTACAGTATCCGCTAGAAGAATCACACCACGCATAACAAACCATGCCGCACTACAAGCGGAATATCTCTCTACTACCTTTGGCCAGCAAGTTTCCCGGAGGAGAGATCTGGAAATCCCGAAGCTTGCTGGGGAACCGATAATTAGCTCCGATAGTTATGCTTCTTTGGCATAACAACCCTCCGGCACCGGTGCTTGGAGAAAATTGATATCACGTGGGTTGCTGAATTGGGGTTAAGCTGTCGGGTGGGTTCCAGGGTTGATGCCACCCTGGATTATAGTGGGTATTGGGTAGGAACAATCACTCCAAGGGGCATGTAATACCGTCCCCCACTTGGTCTCCCCACACTTGCCCAAAAGTAGCGGAACATTCCAAATCGGGCGGGTATGTGAACGACACGAAGCAGACATAGCTAAGCGGGGCGACAATAGGGCTCTGATAGCAGACGTATGACTCGACATCCATCAGGTCCCACTCGAAACTACCAGTATTGAAATGATGGCACACATTGGCATCGGACAGCTCCCCGAGGTCATCTGTGCAATCAACCTCATCCCAGAATGGAGGAATCTGCGGCTGCACTGCGACCTCGGCGATCACATTGAATGGCAACAGTACCAAGAACAAGAACAACATCACGTACTTCATCATTCACCTCATTAATGCCCGGACATCCGGGCCGTTGATCACCCACAGTCGAAATGACCTGGGCCGAAACAGTATGGTCAATCCTCATGATATAATCGTGATTCAGTCGTCTCCGAATCCGTGCGTCACATCCTCGCGCCACCCCATCCCTTGAGTCAATTTTATCTCTGTCGTGCCTTCGTGATAAGATCCGACTACTACACCCCAATACATATCACAAAGTTTTCCATCCACATATTGACGAATGGAGTCAATCGTGTGTGGGCCTGGATGCGGGACGGCAATCCGAACCAGGTCTCCAATCTTACCATTCATACATCACCTCTAGTGAACCCAGGATGGGTGTGATCCCCTAGCCGAAACCACTTACGTGCTTCTGTTGTGAATCCTGGCGGTTAGTATTTTACTACCATTCCATACGTATATCCTCTTCTCTAAGCTTTAGAGATTTTCAGATTACCCAAAAGAAAAAGGTAGGGATTTCTCCCTACCTTTTCCACGGCTGCTTGCTACTCCTCGTCATTCTATAACGAGTTTCAACTCTTGCCGCAGTCGCCACATACATAATACCCACGGGACTTACGTCGCATTCACTTGAAGAAGGCGGTCAACTATTGCTTCTATATCAAAACAGGTAGTCCTTGACCCCAAGTTTTCTACTAAGATCGAAGCTATCTTGATAAGCATCGATCACAGTAAGATAGCGCTTATGGTGCTTAGCGCGGGCGTCTTCGCTAGCAGCGTCTTCGTAAGTAGCTTCCAATAGCTCACAAACATCTGTAATTGTTGCACATTCTTCCAGTGTCATCATCATGTCATTTCATCCTTTCATTTTTTATCGTTTCTAAAAGTGGAGGTGGGGGGAATCGAACCCCCGTCCGAAAAGATTCGGTACACACAACGTTAGTCAACTTGCTTACCGTTTACTGCCACTGGTGCTGGTAAGCGGGCACCACCCATGAATAAGGGAAGGGTGTTTTCCCCCTCGAGTTCTGTGGGTAATCACCAATACACTCCCACTATCAACCCATTGAACTAGTAATCCTGATAGGGGTCGTGTAGCCTAAATTATACCCCGAAGATTCGGCTAGTCTCTACAGAGCACCAGAGATTCAAGATCCCTGGACTACGCAACCATCCTTGCGGGTTCGGATGCGTAGTGTTTGGTGTTGTTCGCACCTGATTTTTTTGGATCGTAAGGTGATCCTTACCTCGACTTCTGTGTGTACCTAGAGTCTCCCCGTCGAAACCAAGTCACCCCCGTACATTCTCTCTTTACAGATTACAGACTCATTTGTTGAATAGTCAGTGGGTGCAATTGCGCATCCACTACGAGCACGTCTCTCTCATTCCCGAAGCGCAGGGTCATCCCAGCAGTCACTACTTGTGATAAGCATTCCTTAGACTCTGCCACTACCCCATGGGGAATGCGAAGGATCATTCGATCTGGCCCAACCCCTGTACGGTGGATGTCATTCTGGGCTTGTGCTACCAACATCTGCGTCAATTTTGCTGATGTAGGGATAGCTTCTTTGGTAACCCCGTGCTCTTGTAGACGGGTGGAGAGTGTATAAGGTATGCGGCATTGACGTTGGAGGAACCCATGGAGTTTCTGTAGATCCATAACCGACCTACTTCCCACGGATGCTTTTCTTGTTCGTGTGAACCGCTCTTCTATCATCTCTAGCCGTGCGGGAATGGTGATCATAAGCGAGTTGAGATCGGTCACTGCTTTGTTCTGCATCCCCCATTCCAACCGTTCTAGCTGCTTACGCATTTTGTCTGAGAGCATAATCTCAGATGAGTTGAGTATTTCGGTAATTTTCTGGAGCAGTTTTCCTTGTTCTGCTGCACGGGTACGCTTGAGGGACTGCGCTTTGCTGGTGCTTACACCGTGTTGCGCCTCGAACGTTTTGATCGTCTCAGCATCATCGGAGTCGTCGCGTTTACCCTTCCCCAGGGACCATGCCAAGTCAGCCAACGACTTTACCAGTTTTGTTCGATCAACTGCGAGCGGGGTAGTCAAAAAGAAACGAAAGCCGTTGGTCCGCAGATCTGCGGAATGATCTTTAATCTCTTGTACACCTTGAACATCCCCACCTAGCTTATGGATCGCCTCTTTGGCTTTTTCTTCTGCCGAGTGTCTGCCACCCATCAGTGTCCGATTGTAAGCATGGAACCTCAAGAACTGTTTTCTTTTGGTATTCGGGTCGGTGTCGAACGTCAATTCCGTTGCTCGGAGCAACTCCAACTTGATCACACATGTGTCGGGTGTCTCTCCCAGAGATACTTCACTGTGAACCTTGTCCCCCGCCCATGATCGGAGAATGTGATCTTCACCATCCCGTATTGCATGTCCAATCATCTCGACTTGATAATTCAGTTCAGCTTCGGGATCTTCCGTTGCATCTTGCATTGCGGCCATAGCACCCTGTACCCAAGAGTTGAGCACCCTAGCTATCCCATCGGATTTGAGTACAAAGCGGAAGATCAGCCCACAGGTAGTGAACGCGGTGGTCTTAAATGCCAACGTCCACTGCACTGACGAATCTTCGTGGGACAATAACACATACTCGACAGTATGTTTCGCACGACACTTGACTTTGAATACTGTCTCACCATACCCACCACCCCTAAGGGTGCCATTCTTGAGGTTGTTTCGGTATGTCTCAATTGCACGGAGATATACCGCAGTCAGATCCTTAGACTGAATAGTCGGCATAAATGCGTCCAGTCCCTCCGAGTCGAATACTCGTTGGGCCGCACGCTTCTGAGGCCCACTGATTGGCGGTACAATCCCCTGTAACTCTTTGACACCAGCATCATGCCGCAATGCTCCCCGGAACGCTGCAGGGATTGTATACACCTTCGCAAAGTTACTACGTTGCTTGTGTGCACTTTCTAGGATGTCTGTGAGCACGTCGCGGAGGGTACCTTCCCCAGCAGACGCAGCAGTTCGGATTTCTACTGCGCTGGCGGAAGTATGCCCCACTGCGAGGTCCATTCGATCCAGTATGTTGTTGACCTCCCCGGAACACGCATCCAGGTACCCAGGGAGATCGCCGACATTGTATCCTCGGAATGTACGGAGCGCCACTGCACAATGTGCCAATGCAGTCACTTGCGCTTGGAGTCGGCGCTGTAGTGAGATCTGCTCCTTTTGATATTCGGGAGTAATCTTCCCGTGTTTTCCATCTAGTGTCACCAACGCCACCCGCTGCATCGCAGCGTCATATGTGTCTACCCAGTGTAGTGCCACAGCCGATCGCAGAGTCGGGTGATCCTCGGGATTCATACTATCTAAAGCGGCTACACCCGTCAATGCGAGTTTCCGGAGGAACAGGGGTGGTGAAAGATCTGGTGATTGTTGCTTCTCGGTTATCATGGAATTCTCCTACGCAGGCCGGGTGTAATTGAGAAGGTTACTGCGGGTGGTTTCCTCCACCCATCCCGAAACAAACAGCTGGACCACGTTGTCTGTTGTGGTCCCCGTGCCATCAAATGCAGCGTAATGTGTGATGGATGGGGTTGTTTCGGATACGACCAGTGAGTGAAAATTCGGAGTGTATGTATAGGAATCCCCCGATGCCAAAGCATGCCCATCCACTAACGTTTCTGTGACACTGCCAGTGTCCTCTGGGTCTGCGGATACACCTAAGTTGACCGTGCGGGTGATGGTCAATTCGACGGTCTCGGACCCAAAGTTGATGAAAATCAGACGTGGCTCCAGTACTTCCAATACCGATTCCAGATTGTCCTCGATTCCTAACGGATCCAGAGCAGTGTCTTCGGGGATCAGAAAAGATATCCTACCGTTATATGCTGCCAACATCACAGCTCCTTTGGGAAAGACCTATTTCTATTTGAATTCATACCCACCCCGCCACCAGCGTTTCACCACGGATTGGAGTCGCCGCTCTAGTTCGGGAATGTCCTGAATTCGATCCTGGATTAGAAGGAATGCATTGGCCCGGGTAATAGGGATGACCAAGCGGAGGAAAGTCTGTCCTTTCTCGGACCAAAAATCAACGAGATACCCAGACTTGCCCCCTGAGAGGAGGATCTTTTTAGAGGATCCGCCGCCTTTTACGAAACCCCATTTCCCCAATAATGCACTATTAATGTTCGACCTCTCTTTGCTACCTGGTGGCAAAGAGGTTTGATAAACAGCCGAAATCCAGAGAATGTCATGTCCTGGGATGTATTTTGCGGTATGCACACTAGCCTTCGTAGGAAAGTTCAGTCCATAGTCATTACGGAGACTCCCACATATCCTCCTCGCTTTGGCTAGCCCTAACTTGGTTGCTAGATTTAGTGTCTTCACTAGACGTGCTCGTTTGCTTTCTCCTTCTCCTGGAGAAGGAGATAACGACGCAACCCCTGGATTCCAAGGGGATATACTCTGTTCGAAGCAAGTCTGCTGGTAAATAAGGATAGCTGTTGCCCACTCACGAAATCTGTCCCCACCCCCAAGGCCGGTAATTTGCGGAGCGTACTCAGATATTACCTCGGACCATATTGGTTTGCCATCTTCCGAGATGCCGCGTGGAAGTTTTTTCCCTCCTAGCGGACCACTGAGTCTACCTGCTGCCTCCCGGGTAGACTCCACCTTCTCGAAGATCTCAGCATCCTCAACAGACGCTAAGGCCACCCGGGTAGGGAGCCGGGGTATACCGGTGAAAAACCTTCGTAAGTACCCCAGTGCTTCCATATCTTCGGGTGACGTGAGTGGGATTCTCTCAATAGCAGAGGTTACCCCCAGTTGCACGGAATTCCGTGCAAAACAGGCTCGAATAGAGTGGGTATGCTTCTGTGTGTTTTTCATCACATCTTCGGGGGGCATCCTTCGATACAGCCACTTGAAAAACTTAGGGGGGAGTAGTCCTAAACCTTTGAGTTTGTCGAACAGCTTGGCTAGTAACCAACGTCCGATGATGCCACCTAAGAAAGATGGGAAGATCAGCTCGGTGAGCCACTGCAATCCGGTATGATATGGGGACGCCTCGATAGCAACAGGTTGTGGCTGTATATCGTTCGGAGATATTGGTGGATTTTCCATTAGGTTTCCAGGATGTTAGGACGATTGTCTCCCAAGTCACCTTCGGAGTTGGAGTATGTTCCCGTCGTAACTGCTACACTCTTAACCCATTGCCTATCGGTGGTGTCTACAAATACAGCACGCGCACGTAATCCTCGATTGACCAGGGGGCGATTGAACACTACAGTGAACGCCAGATTCTCATCGGCACAAAATCGATCCAACCCTGTGACATCTGCAATAGTAGCACCCCCTTTGCGAAGAGACACATCGCATGATTGAATCTCTGTAGGGTCTACTGGCTCACCGTCAGTATCGTATAACGTGGTTATCACTTCAATGAAATCACCGGTTTCATGATAGACGGCAGAAATGCCGAGAGTTGCTATGGTCACGTGTGTGTATCTCCACTTTGGAAATAAAAATGGGATGTCCCCTGGGAGAAGACATCCCATACTCGATCAAGAGGTTGGGTGAACCGCTCTTGTCAGCTCAACTCAATCACCCGAAGAACTCTCATGACGAGATTCTGACTGCCTTGGACACGGCCCGAGGAAATACCGCATTCCCCTGGATCTGGAACATATACCAACCGCGTTCGGGCTGACCAAAGTTGTAGCGGTTGGTTGGTTCTGCCTGCAATGGTCGGCGCTGGGTGATGGTACCCACTGCAATCTGCGGGCCCAGGAAGTAGATCTCACCATCCTGCAGCACGCGCAATGTGTCGTATCTCAGACCGTCAGTGATGAGCTGAACATCCATCAATGAACCGATTTTCCCATCCAGGATCAGTTCATGTTTGGTCACGGGATCAAACCAGTTTGCAAACTCTGGCTCGGCGCTGATGTCATTCCAGATATCCCACGCCAGGATCGCACGGGTACATGGGATTCCCCAGTGGTCGACGTTGATCTTCCCCTGGGAGAAGAACAGCGGTGTGAACGCATTGAATGTCAGGAGCGGGTTGAACACACCGACGGTTGAATCGAATTCATTCCGTATATGTTGATCTTCCCGGACCATGACCTGTTCGAGCGCATCCTGATACTTGTCGTCCAACAGTTCGGTTCCAGCCTGGGCAATTTCTTTTTCCTCAAGGGAAATGTATGCTGTGATATAGTACTCACTGGGATAAACCCAGTATTGTCGGACCATGACCCGATTGGTGTTGATATTGGTTGTGGAGATCTGCGCCACGACATCCTTTTTGCGGACCCGGACACGTCCGATTTCCTTGTCGCCGAGGTCACGGACCATGAGGCAGTTGCGAGCGAAGCCCTCCCTCCCCAGTGTCTCATAGACTTCGTCGCCGAGCACCTCACCGAGGACCATGAAACCCTGACCGGTTCGGTCACTGCGAGCAATCCTTAGGGCATCTTCGTACTTGGTCTTGAGATGCTGATCGTACTCGGTGGTGGTGCGACGCTCGAACAGCCGATCTGCACCACCCTTGCTGGGCTGATTGCCATTGACCAGATCTCGGATCTTGGCCAACAGCTCGACTTTGTTACTGGCATTGATCTCCCCGTTCTGCCCGAACAGTCGTTCGCCTCTGCCGCGATCCAGTTCGATGGCAGAGGGTCGTTTACCAGATCCTGACATCTGAACGGATCCAGTTCGAGTACGTCCCCAGTTACGTGCTTCTGATAGGACTGGAGAGTCCGGACGACCGGACAGCACCAGATGGCTTTTCTTTCCTGTGAATGCCCCGTGGGGGTTGGTTTGTGCGTATCCCATACATACCTCTCTTTTTTGTCGGTGATTTCTCGAGAAGGTCTTACTTCATGGCCCCGGTACAAAACTTCATACGCTTCCCATTGATGCTAACCTCACGGGGTTTCACATTTCCATTACGGGAGAGTGTCACCCACGACCCCATCAATGTGCCTTTGGCTTTGCCGCTGGATGTTCGATATTTGCATACCGCACCCCAGACTACCGTACCTTTCCGTGTTTTCCGCTTCTCAGGTTTGGAGCAGCAGAGCCACCGCTTCATTCGTGGTGGGTGCATATTGATCTCACGGCGGATTTGCCTCCATTGGGCTTTGGTCGGGCGATTACCCGACCCTGCCGTCCGCACGGCAAGAGAGACTGCAGGGTGTTGCGCCAACTCGTACACGCTGGCTACTGTTGGATCGGGATTCTCCCCCGGCAGAGATGCCACCTCTGGATGTTCCAGGGCGTGATCCAGCAAGTGCGCTACGGTGGAACCAAGATGTGTTGCATCTTGGTTCCGACCTTCACGCAAGAGACTGCGTTGTGCTGTGATCAGAATGCCTACAATACCGGAGAGACTCATGTGTTGCCTTCCCCATGGTTGGGGTGGGTTAGTAATGCTTCCTCTGATTATCTGCTCTAGCAGCGGTTATCAGAGGCGGAAAGCGATGCCCAACTTGGGGTTGTCGGCGCTTGGGGTCTTGATCACGCGCATCCAGGAAGACACATCGGTTCCACCACCACCCATGGTCAGGGTTCCGAGTGGTCCAGTGGTGAGAGTTCCTGTGGTCCAGTTTCCGACGTGAACATCGTACTGATCGGTGTAGATCTGTCCTTCACCTGCGATGATCCCCACCACATCCAGGAGGTCTTGGGCCCCGGCATTGACATGGCGTTGCTGATACTTCATGTCCCGATCATGGGCTGACAGTGTTCGGCGGTAGACAACGTTGATCACAATGCCCGCTTGGGCGCTGTGGAACTCCAGGATACCGTTGGCACCGTCACTGAGAGTGAACGTGCCGTCTGCAATGGCGGCCCCCAGTGTCAGCCACGCGCTCCCGGTAACGTTGTACACAGCTACGTCACCATTGGCGTTCAATGCACTGGTCACCGCATCGTAGTTCAGTGTGACGTGGTAATCTCCGTCAGAATCGGCGGACGCCGGGACTTCGAGACCATCTTCCTGAATCACTTCCACAGCCGCCGGGGAGATTGTGTCCAGCTTGGTGAATCCGAGAGGAATCAAGCTGCCAGCCACGGTGCAGTGGGTGGCTTCCTCTTCTCCTGTGATAGCGTTCATCGAGCGCACCGCCAACATCCCCTCCTCGGTGAAAGATGCGGTGGATGCACGGGGTCGTTCGTACTCATACGAGCCCATCGTATACTTGGTGTCAATAGCCATATCGTTTCCCTCTTCTTTCTGTGTGAAGCATCTGTGTAAAGCCTGATGACTGGCGTTAGTCAGTCATCAGGCTGTGTTAGCAAGCAAAAACTACCAAAGCTAGAGATTATCCACGGTTACGGGTTCGGGCATGCCGTAGAGCTTCGCGCAGGACATCTGCGTTCACTCCCGAGTTGCTGGGATGTACCCCTGGATCTTCCCCGAAGCCCATTCCGACGACAGGGATACTTACTCTGGCCAGTCGTTCCCGGAGGGTTTCAGATGATTCCGGAAGTATAGACGCTGTGCGTATTTCCACAGGGTGCTGAATGATTTCTCGAGCAATGAACTGAAGTGCCTCCGGTGGCATCTTGGACAGCTCTTCGGCGCGAGCAAATACCAGCTTGAGGTATGTGCCCAGGACTGGTTCGTAGACCGGCTCGTCTTTGTCATTCACACCTGCTTCGATCTGGAATGACAGTGCGTCCTCGTACACGGCGATCGGATTGACTACCCCTGCTGCAGCCAGTCGCTCATGTAACGACCACTTCAGGGGGTTGGGTACCTTCGAGATATTGCGCTCAAACTCTGTGTTGGCCAGCAATGCCAGGTCGATGAGATCATGGACCCTGCGGTTGACCCGCTCATCCATCATCTTGTCAGCCACCCCGGCAACCCGTTCCTGTGCGCGCATGGCCACATCGGATTCATTGAATGTGGTTGCGAACACATCAGCCCGCACTGTCTCAAGCGCAGGAATGGGTCCGTAGTCAGCGCAAGCTTGCCGGAAGCCATCTGCGTAAGTCTCTGATGTGAAGACGTTGCGGATGATATCAGGATTGGCTTGACGGGACAGGCGGATTCGCCCAACTGGATCTCCACCCACCGTGATGTTCCAGTAAGGATCCTGCCCCTGGGCATCCCAAAGCTCCATCGAGATATCATCTTTCCCAACATTGGCCTGGCGGAGGGCGTCCAAGTCAGCCAAGTACACCGCATGCACGGCGATAGCCTTCTTGGACAGGTAGGCTTTCACCTCGTCCACTGACATATCCTTGGTGGGTCCCTCACCACACATCTCAGTATAGCATGACCATCGGGCGTTGGGACTAGTCATGTTCTTCGGTGGCTTGGCTACCCATGCCAAGGCTTCCTTTGAACACCCCAGGGTGGTGCAGACCTTGTTGGCATCCTCTTCGCTCATGCCGTAGGAAGATCCGGAATCCGGCGGAGGCCCCATCATGCGGTTGGGTGCTCCGGGGGTAATGGGCTGGGAGGGATCCATGACTGTAGGCTTGACATCCGGGTCAACGTTGTACCCGGCCTGCCGTAGCTCAGCCACCATCTGTGCAGCTATGCCAGCTTTTCCGGAGCGGACCAATCGACTTACCACGCGAGCCGCCTCCAGGGCATCTGCCGTCGATGCATTCACCAGGATCTTGGCTGCTTTCCTGGTGAACTTGCTCTGTACCAACTGATCGGTGACACTGGCCAGAATGGCACTGCTGGAAGCGGTGGTATCCACTCCTGCATCCGGTGGCATGTCGTCGTCATCATCGTCATCATCGTCATCGTCAAGGTCATCCCCAGAGCCGTCATTGACCCCTGTATCGTCGCCTTCCCCATCGGCCTGGATCTCCATCTCTGCTTGAACCCATGCGGCTGCACGGAAGGTCAGCCAGGATGGTGCATCAAAGCGATAATCCACCTCTTCCAGATCGGCCTGGATCGCCGTTTGGAACTGCTTCTCGATCTTGGCCGCCCGGTCAGGGTCTCCAGCAGCAGCAGCCCGCTGCTGAATAGTCTTCATCCTGGACTGCGCCGCTCGGACATCCCGCAGTGCCTGACTGCCGGAAGAGTACACAGGCGCCAGCAGGGAGTCCAACTTTGCAAACTGCCGGGTGGAGAGAGACTTCACCACCTCGGCTCCACCCGGAAGGTGGGCTTCCCGCAGGACTGTTACTGCCGCTTCCTGGGTCTTCGGGGTATTGTCACGAAGATGAGCTGTCAGCATACCGGCCACAATGTTGGTGTCCACCCAGGCTTTGGCGTCATCACCCTCGTCATCATCCCCTTCGTGGTGGATGTCCATATCTCCGGTCTCTTCATCATGCGTGATTTCCAGATCGGATGCGTCTGTGTCGTCGCACTCTTCGTCAAGATCGTCATCTCCGCCAGGGAGGTCATCGTCATCATTGAGATCCGCCGAGGTATCATCACCCTCTTCGTCATCATCATCGCCACCTTCGTGGTGGATGTCCATGTCTCCGGAGTCATCGTCGTGGGTGATCTCCAGATCGGATGCGTCTGCGTCATCACCCTCATCATCATCCGACCCGTCATCGGTGTTTGCGCCACCCATGTCATCCAGGTCGAAGGCATCCAGATCTTCACCCTCGTCATCATCATCATCTGGGGATTCGTCTCCGGGGTCATCTAGAGGGGCGCTGTCGTCGAAGCCCTCTCCTGTGGTGGTACCTCCCTCGTCTTCGTCATCATCGTCATCCGTTGATGGATCATCCTCTGTGGTATCCGGATCGACATCTGCGGTTCGGAGATTGGTATTGCGTCGTTCCTGTTCTGCTAGACGTTCCTTCAGGGTTTTCTTTCCGACTTGAGTCTTTGCCATAACGGTTCCTATAAGTTAGTGTTCGAGAGGCTGATGTAGCCATGCAGAATCGATTACGAGAGGCTAGATGAGAGACTGATGCACGGCCCGAGGAGTTAATAAGACTCAATCGGGTTTCTTTTTTTGGTCATCTAACATATATCTATTCTTTTGTTTCTCTAACATATCGTAATGTTTGCCTGCAAGCTTACGGGCGTGATTCATACCATTGATTGTGCTAAGAAACATCCTAGTCTCAGCACCTTTGGGGTGAAAGAAAAGTTCATGTCCAGTCCCTTGGACGATGCTGTACATACCACGGCTAGTTGAGAATGTTCTAAGTGTGTTACCAAACCCGTCGTCATCATACTTACCCCCCTTTGTTACCGGCCACGCACCTACTTTGGGATGTTGTTGCACCGGGTCTTGGTTGTGCCAACCATCGAACAACTTCTTCGCAATCGGGTGAGATCCACCCGAAGCTTTGTAATGCTTTGAGTATACGGCTCGAATCTTCTTCTGCTCTTCTGAGGGAAGAGACTCAAACTTCACCATCCTACCGGACTTGGGATTCTTGAACTTCTTCCCTTCGATTGACTTGTCAAAGGGGCTCTTTTTAGGTTTTTTATTTCCGTGGGATGAAGCTGCAGCTGCAGCCAATCGAAGTACTGTCTGTGCGATGATGTTCATGCTGCTTCCCTTCCTACCGACCAGATAGCATCCTCTTCCCAAGCATCTGGGTCAGCCGGCTCCTCGCCTAAGTTAGATGTTTCGACGTAATTGACACCGTATACCCGGTCATACACCAGTGCTCCACGGAGCACCTTACCCTTTCCGGCGGCTACATGACTGCAAGGCTTCGGGGTGGTTACATTCCCACAAATTGAACAGAGCGCGTAGTCGATTAACGCACCCATCGAATAGCCAGTACGCTCTCTCCGAATGATAGCCTGCACCAGTTGAGGATCCTTCTGCCGACACCACCCTGTGAGAATGCGGACCTTCCAGAGATCTACCGGATCGGTTTGAGCGTCGTACCCTAGAGCTCCCGGTTGGACGTGATACTTTCGGAAGGTAGCGTCCAGATGGATACCTTTGGCTTTGGTCGGATCGGAATTCTGATGATCCTTGTGGCACGGTTTTGCTAAAAAACTCTTGTACACCACCCGCCCCAGAATCGGAGAGAAACGAGTCAGCTCTTTGTGGGTGAACGAATCCATATTGCGATTCGGAATCCCCGCAGTCACAATAGGGAGTGAGACAAAGACGTAGTCCCGTGGATCCGCAGAGATCTGATACGCCCGTGCCGCATCGGGGAGGAAAGAGAGATCAATCTTCTGTCGATCAATACCACCCCTGATCGACCGAGTAGCAAGAATCATGTGCGGGGTGAATCCACTCTTCTTCCCCATCGAAGATGCAGTCCGCTCCAATGCACCCGGAGTAGAGAGGTAACTCTCCACGGTTTTATGCCCTTGGAGGATGACACCGGGATCCCAGGGAGTAGGCTCCGCACGGGCGGTGATGAACATCCGCTCGGAGTCTAAGGTCCTCCCACGGTGGTTAAGGGAGAGAACTTCACCAGTGCGGAGATAGTTGGTTCTGACTATGAGAGACATAGCTCACGTCCTTTTGAACGTTCGGGATTTCAATGACCCAACGGCACTGGTCCTTCTATTCGATTCTGCTTGAATACACATCCGAGCGATTACATTGAAGCGTTGCATCATGGTGTATCCCCGTGGGGACAGACAGTAGCGGCCATCAGGGACGTAGAGGATCATCCCCTTCTGCTCGAAGGTACTTAGGGCCTGAATGGCATTCTCCTTGCTTACTCCCAGAACGGCAGCAAGATCTTCTGCTTGCGATCCATCGGGCCAGAGGCTCTTGAGATGCACCAGCATCCGGTTGTTGAACTTACCGGATACCCCATCTTGCTTAGGTATGACATCATCTGTAGCGTTGTCGGAAAGTCCGACCGCGTCCACGACATGTGTTACTTCTCCTGCAACATCCGGATACTCTGCCAGAGCCTGTCGGAGCACTCCCACGTTGGATGTGATTCTCCCTAGAACGTCCCGAACGTTCTGTTGCAGTGCTGCCTCTACCTGCCCCGAAGGACGGGGGTGGGGAGATTCCTTCAAAGCTTCAGCCAACTGGAAGAGATCCTTCTCCAATCTTCCGAATACAGAGTGGAGCTTGAGGTACATTGACCTGTCTGTAGTGCGGATGGCAGCCCGGAGCTTGTCGATTGCACGGGAGATACCCTCCACCTCCTCCGGATGTCGGTCAGTTTCCCGTTCTTTCAGGAACTCTGGGGGATTCTTTTCCTCCGTGCCACCACTGGACTCATCCAGCAGTTTGTCAATATCCTTACCCTCAATCTTCGGAGGTTTCTCCTTTGGGGCATCGTCTTTCTCATCCGGATCTTTCTTGGCTGTTCGATACCACTGCGCCAAGTCTTTGGTTAATAGATGCAAATTGGTATTCCGAAACCGCGAGTCCGGCTGGAAAGGACTCATCTGGTCCAGGAATCGGAGTGAGGATACGGCAGATATACCGGTTTCGTCGGATAGGCGCTGGGCCACTGCACTTCGGAGTTGGTGGTGTTGTAGTGGCTGTCTCTTGCTAATCATGTGTTCCTCGGTATGCGATATCGAGTGGGTTACTCATTTCGGAATCTCTTTCTCAATGTGTCCAGTGAGAAACTCACGTTGGGTTAATTCAGGTCCTCTGATTCGACTGCCCAATGAGTCGCTCTTCCGGGAGGAGGTTGATTGTGCTTTTGCACATCTAGCCAACGCTTGAACCTCCTGAAGTGCAGTCTTCCTATTAGTCCGGGTGGCCAAGTGTTCTGTAATACTAATCTGCACTTTTTCTGGCATTGCATACTCAGGTGTGAGTCCTGTCCGGGTAAGTAAGTAATGGAAAGCTGACGCCTTCCGCCCCGTCAAACCAGATGCGAGTAGTAATTGCTTGGTAGGGGGTCTCCCCCCATCCCGGAGGATACAGGGGATAACCTTCTCCATCGCCTGTTGCGCTTCCCGCTTCGACAGACCACAGAACTTGTTGGTGCGATCCCAGATGGGGATTTCTCCTACCACTCTGGGAGCAGCCGTGCGTAATTCACTTCGTTTGGTGATCCCTGACAATGGGTATCGGACTTTCCCGAAGATGGATGGGCCACCTCCCCCTTCGTCACTATCTTCCCCCTCAGATCCTCCTTCGGAGCCACCCATCCCCATCCCACCCCCACCGGTGGCGGATACCCAATCTTTGAGCTTCTCACGCATCTTAACATCAGTGTCCAGCATGGTCATCGCCCGGCGAAGGTTGAATCCTCCCGCTGATGCGTAATGCTCCAGGGTAACCGGTAAGCCAGCCTCTTTCATACGATCAAGGATGGTAAGGTATGACTCATCCCCCACCGGGTGCAAACTCTTATGCCACCGCAACTCCGGAACGATCAACCGAGTAGGATCGATTTTCATGGCCTCTCGGGTGGGCATTAGTGCAGCTTGTCTTCTACCGTGGGGCGTATTCTTTTCCGGACGGACGAACCCATGTGCCCTCGCGATGGTGTGAAAGATTCTACGGTAGATGAACTGGTTGGTGAGGTGTTCACGGAATCCACGGAGTCGTTCCAGAAAAACTGACAAAGCCATTTCCATATTCGAGTTATGGATGACCAACCCGTTGGCCACAAACGCAGGTTCAAATCCTTTTTCCATGGTCAGATCGTAAACCGGTTTGATCCCGTTGTCCATGACCTGGGTAATAACGGCGTAACCATACCCACCATCAAATGTTCGTACGCTGTCCCCTGGAAGCAGTTCGCCCGCTTCAACATACTCCAGAGATGCTGTTAGGATTTTGTGATTGTAGGTGCATTCGATTGATGCGCCATTATCCAAATGCAAGATCAGAGTAGGCTTTTCTCCGTTGTAGTGCCATTGGCTCGTCCAGCCAAGCCCATCCCGAGATTGTACTTGAACTCTTAGGTGTTGGTGATCCCCGTTTGATCGATCAGCCAAGGAATCAATCCGTTTCAGCCCATCCTTCGTCAGAATCAGTGTACTTCCAACCACGCAGAACGTGCTCTCTCCGCTTAAGAATGCGTCTGACACTCCTAATGCCCGCATCTTCCCCTCGGAGAGAAAAGCCCACTCGTCCGAAAGTTTCCAGGCATCCCCTTGAGCCGATGCCCCCCGATCTGCTTGAACCCCACTTCGGGTAGCGACAATCCCACCACCCTGGTCCTCTTCGGCCTGCATCCACATCCCTGCTAGAGCAGAGAGTTCTTCTTGCGTTGGCTCCCATCTCTCATCTCCGGCAATGATGTGGAGTACTCCGGCTGCACGCCGTCTGAGACTTACTACTGTAGTGTCTAACAACGCTTTCTGGATGGCTATGAAGTTCACTAGGCGGGAGTAAATTGAGGTCCCTACATGATCGTAACTACCACAACGGCGCCGAATGAAGGCAGTGTTAATCGGATCCAACGGGATGAATCCGGAATTAGAGAGGGTCTCCATAATCCGGGGAGGCAGCGTGGATCTTACGTCTACTACTCGCTCATCATCAGAGTCAGCAAACGCTTTCCACCCTGGGGACGCCCGTAAGTCAACCATTGGGTCATGCCCAAAGATAGGCATGGGTGTTATTCGACAAAAATCAGGGTCGTGGGGCACCATTCCCACAAAGATCCCTTTGGTATCATCCCAAAGGAGTGAGCTGATGCTCCGTCCGATTACCAGATCCTCGGAAGATACCTCTGGGAGGACTGAGAGGAAGTCCATCGACCGTGCCGTATCCTCATACGGTCTGAGCATTTCTTTGTCTTCCATCCCCAACAGATCGTAGTCCGACCATGCCATCTCTTTGTAGATGTCTACCATCGGACCACCTACCTCATCCCGTAGGTAGATCATCCGGAGCATCTTGTTAATCCCTGGTTGATCGCGGGGAATCCAGTCTTCTACTACACTCCCCTCATCCAGACGATCAAATGCGGGGTTATAGCGCTCTACCCCGTACCCACCACCCCCACTGCTACTGGAGGATGATGTAGAAGCAGTTCGGATAGATGGTGTACGGGATGTGGGTGGTCTGGACGCAGGTGTGGAGTCACGATGATGTACAATTCCAGTACGCACTAGACCAGACACTGGCTGACCAGCTAGGGGTTGCCCGGATTTGTCCTGGTCGTATGTCTTGAACATAGATCACCGAGATTATGGTGGGTATAGTATAGGCGAGTGGTGTAAGTAGGGTGCTAATTAATACTGCGAGATCATCATATGGACTACGAATGTAGTCCCATTGATTTTCTCGTCACTTGCTGCCACACCTTCATACACTAATTTTCCCTTGTTCATCATGAACGCTGCGGCGGCTTCTTCCCCATCGGGGTCTTCATTCGTTTTGGGGATGGCTAACTGTACGCCATTCTTCTGCATCTTCACAAGAGCATTGGGTGCGATGCTTTTGACTCTTTTACACGCACGGACGAGTTCTGGTGGATACTGCTTCTTGGTATCTCCGATAATCTGTTTGATACCTACCCACGTAGATGCGGCCGCAAGGATCCTACGATAACGTTGAATTGTTGCTTTAATGTGCATAGTACACCAATCCTACTAGTTGTTTTTGATCAAATCCACCCCCGGGAGGGGGATGGCATAACGACATCCGTTTTCACAGTAGCGTACATTAGCCCCGCTTGCCAGACGGACTAACGAAGACGGACGTTTACAACGGGGGCAGGTATGTGCTCGAATTTCCCCAGGGACCCCCATTCCAGATGGCTGGAGAATTGCCCCTACCCCGAGTACGCTGTTATGCGCCATGAAGCGATCAGCCAACCCCCCTTGGATATCCACACCAGCTAAACGCATACCTCCCGAGGCTAGGGCATTCCCAATGGGAGAGATTAGCTGTTCAGATTGGGTCAAGAGTTGCTGCGTTCGTCGAAGGTTCATCATTGTCTCCGCGTACTAGGACTGTCCCCACCCTTCCCACCGTGGGTGGCAACGTTAGAGTATGAGTTCCCACCGGTAACCCCCCCAGCTGCACCACCCCTCGAAACGTACCCACCTAGCCGGGTAAATCCACCACCCACCTGTGCCATTGGGGATGAGCTACCACTCCCACCATGCAACATGATAACTGAAACTGCGCGGTTTACTCGCTCCATCTTTCCTTCACGATGGAGCAGCTCGAAAAAGCTTATTTCCCTCCCGTCAATCTCTTTGACTGCCTTCTCACTGAAGGCAAACCGATGTGCTAATACCATAGTACGGTAAAGATCATCCGTACCGCTGGGTGGTTTGGTAACTGTACGCCCTACTTGGCGTACAGTCTTGTACTGTACGACTAAATGTAGAATCGGTGCTCCACGGACAGCTTTGTCGTAGTCTGTGTAGACATCCGTAAATGGTCGTTCGGGGGATGGGAGTCGGAGTTCGCGGGCACTGGTCTTCTCTTTGAATGCAAGGAAATCCGACCACACCAAGCTGTATTGTTCGGTGTATACCCCTAACTCTTCAATTGAGTTCATAATCTGTGTGATGTTCCACCGGTCCCCAATAACCCCCACCAGATTGAATGCCCGAATGATGGGTTCAATACAGTACTTCCACATCTTTGAGAAAGACACCCTATACTGGTATCCACTTTCGTTTACAAAGGGTTGTACCTCAATAGCCCCGTCGAGCTGCATGTAAGTAACTCTGCCACGATGCTCATCACCAGGTACTTTCGTGTGTTTCTCTGCTGCTATCGCCGCCATTACCACCCGGATATCCTCGTCATCGTCGTCATCGTCGTCTGACTCAGCCATGGTGTCTGCCGGTGGAGCAGGTAAATCCACCAATCTCCAGAGAGTCAATGCAAATGAGTTATCGGACTCACCAGCGTCCAAGCATAGCAATCTGGGTGTAACATGATCGGATTGCATACGCAGAGGCACGGCATAAACCAAACGCTTTCCGCTCTTTGTGGTGCAATACTTAATCTGCTGGATGAACACTTGGTGGAGTGCGGGAACCTCCAGGTAATCAATTGCATCGGGAACTGGGTGGAACGGATCTTTCGCAAAAGGGGGGATAGCTCCGAAGTCTCTCTCTGCTGCCACCGGATCGTTGAGAAACTCGGCTTCCATCTGTGGATCATCTCGATGAAGATTTGGGTTGAAATCCCAAGTGGGATAGTGGTATGCTACTCGGGTAGGATCTTTGTCAACTGTCCGTACCAGTGTCATAATCTTATCAAGGAGTTCCCACGGAGATGAAATGCAGAAGAGTGCGGGTGCGGGAACACCCAATACCCCTCTCCGGAGAAGCTGATCCGCTTTCCCCCGGAGTGTCATCAAGCTGTTGCCGATAGATTTGTGGACTTCGTCGGCATTTGCAACGATGCTCCCCTCCCTTTTTGCGAACATACCAATCTCATCTATGCCACCATCAAAGGATGTTCGGCCTCGCATCTTCTTCGCAAATGGGGGACGTAGGACACTATGGAGCAATGTGTTCGCATAGAAATGGTATGTCTCTTTGATACGATAGAGTTCTACTCCTAGTCGTTTGCCATGATGATCCAACCATTTGTGGTAGTTGTGCCACCACGGAGCAGCCAATACCCGAAGATGGTATGCCCCCCAAAGAGTGTCTTGCGCTTGTGTCATCTCCAGGGCGGTATAGATAGCTGAGAACTTCTGGGTGGCGTCTTCTCCGAAGAATTGCTGTGGCGAGGGGGAAAGCAGGTGGAAGCGTGTCTCGTTGTACGACATCATGTGTTCGGTCATGCGGGTTTTTCCACCCCGCTGCCCAATGCAAGCGTCCACTTCCTTGGGGAAACGATGAGGTTGTCTAGGGTCATTGAAAGCGTCAATGTATGTACGCTTACACTTTGGACACTTGCCGTGTTGGTAGAGGGTTACTTTGCTAAGGATTTCATCGTTAGTCCATGGTCTCCGATGTATACCATCCTCTGAAGGATAGGGTGATAGATGGATGTCTTTGACAAATTCTTTGTCACTACACCACGGACAAAATTCTTCAAAAAATCCAAGCTGAATCTGGAACTGTCTCGGGAAGATCGTGGTGTTGAGGTATTTCCTTCCGGTGACGTACTCGAAGAAATTAGGGGGGTTGTCTAGTTCTCGGATGTCCATGTCAGAGAACACGGATGGATCAAGATCAGAATCGATGGCATCTTCCATCATCGACTCAGGGTCAAAGCCATCCCCCAAATCGAATACAGCGTATTTGCTCAGTTCCAATCGAGTCTTACCCGCCACCCCTAGCCTCTGGTCAAGCATATCATCGGGATGGAGCAGGACCCCTTTGTCATAGAGGTCCCTACTGAGCTTTTTGCTTGAGACTACCCCCCGAATTCCCAAGCAAATACGCATGGCTTTGGTAGATCTCCCACATCGATCGTAGAGCTGCTGTAACTCGTTGATACTCAAGGAATTGTATACTACATGGAGTATACGCTTTGGATCAACATCGGTAGGTAGGACACACGGTGAGTTCATCTAGTAGATCCAGAATATTTGTTGGATTTAGTAAGTATAAGCTACCCTTTCAAAGAAACACTAAAGACAAGTACAGATGATAGATACAGACTTTTTCGCCTAACAACACAGACGGGTAAAATGGAGGTGGGTGATGAATGAATTCCTCTTATGGTTTGAGGATCAGCTTAATCGGTCACGATTGGCGGTATGTAAGCTGAACAATGAAAACTCAGGAATCTTTATCGCCGAGACGAAAGCGCGATTCGATGTTCTGGCGGAGGTTCGTAAGAAGTGGCTCGAGTTAGTGAAACCTGAACTTATCAAAAAAACTTAGAGGGTGTCAAATGATTAATCTTTGTCATTTCGCTGTCGCTGTTGCGGGGGTTACATACCCCGCAACAGCCATACACCCGCTCGTCTTCACCCCGGAGATAAAGCCAGGGGAGCCACCCTGCGTTCCCGGTTCTTTTGGGGTTTCACAACTGGGACGCAATTTATACTCTGAATAAAAGCGTTGATTACGGTGATGACGATCGAGACTGCCCGAAAGGACACACACCGAATACTCTGGGAGTAATTGTCCTGCGGTTTGCCGCAGCTGTTGGGTGGGCACGTTCTGCCAGTCTTGTTCCATTTTGTGTCCCCCTTTCGGGTATGCGTCAACCAGACGGGGGCTTCATCTGCGATGACCTCGATCGAGCCCCAGATGGGCTCGAGGTAGACTTCCTCAAAGTTCCTACTGCGCCAGATGGTGACGACGCAGGCTGGCCCGCGTGGCGCTCCGCTGGTTTTGTAGATTTTGTAGAACTTGCAGATTCACGCTTGCTTTCGATCCAGCGGGCGATCCCGGGTCCGTTTGTGGTCGATGTCCTCGATGGCCCGAGCTTGCATCCCGTATCTATCGATGTGCAAGCTATTAGACTACCTGATGGATCCATCCAGGTTCCCGCATGCTACAGTACGGCAATCCTGGTGCCACAAGATGGCCGCATTATTGATGCAGTACACGCAGCCAACCCAGGAGTGGCTATCTTAGTGACTGATATCATACGACCAGGTCAGCGTACTAGACTGTTCCAAGTACGTTGAGAACAGCTTGGATCAGCAAGAGCACACGCCCAATCCGGGGTTGTAGCCAGTCGTGGATCGTGTGTACCTATTACCCCTCACACATGTTCTATGAACTCCTGTCGCCATTGCATTTAGAGGTCCATAGAGACTGTTTGAGAATATCCTGTTACCGGCATTCTTGTCTCCTGTGTGCATGTGGTTAATTTTTCGCTTGACATCTGGCTTCTAATGTGCTATAATAAAGAGGTACCCTTTGCTTTAAGAACCCGAAAGGAGAAAATCATGAGTAACGTACTTCCCCTCACCGCAGCGCAGAAACGTGCGGTGAAGAGTGTCAAGGCCGTCTTTGAAACGATCATTACCAAAGGTACCAGAGCGGGAAGGCAGGATCTATTGGAGCTTAATACCCATCTGCACTGGGGACTGCATGAGCCTCTGGATATCATGCGTTTCGCGCAGAGTGTTCTGGGGCAGGTATCACGTACCGACGTACACTGGCTGGTTGACAACAACACACTGGCTAATGCCGGATGGAAAAGATGCGTCGCGGTTACCCTCCCCCACTGACAGGTATATAGCTTCGGAGGACAAGATGAAGTCAAATGTATTACCGAGCGGCACGTGTACTTCGGATTCGCAAGAACACACCCGCCTGACCAAATCCGCATGTCCAAATAAGCATCTACGCTTTCCTCCGGAATACCATCCCATACTTTCGGTTTGCTACATCCTCCACCCAAAGCCCTGATCTCTCAATCTCAGCAACCCACCCACTACACGTCATTCGGATGTTGGCATATGCATCGTAGACATTACGTTTCTGTGCCTCGTCCTCAGTCAATAACCAAGCAATCAGATAATCACCCACTCGAGCAAACTCCTTGAGTGCTTGCTGAACCTGTTTTCGGGTAGGGAGATATGTGAGTGCCGATGTCCACACTACATCGAAAGAATTGGGTGCAAATGGTAGCTTGGTGATGGACCCGAGAATGTTGTAGGGTCGAACACACTCCAGGGTTTGAGCATGCATCTCGGGGCATATTTCAATCCCAACTGCGTCCATTCCTAGATTTCGTAGTAGGTGTGTGGAGAACCCATTGGCACTTCCCGCGTCCAGGATACGTATTATGTGCAGTCCGAAGACAGTCTCACAGATGTCCCGGATCGCGATAGCATCCTGTGGGCCAAAATACAGCTCTGCACCACCCTCACAATAGTGCATCCCTTGCGCGTATTTCTCAAAGTACTCCATTGTTATTCGCTTAGCCATAAATTTCCTTTCTGTCTAGAAGATACTTAGGAAACCTTACCCCTGGAAGTTTTCGACTTCCTATAATACTCCCAGGATTTGGGTATTTTCGCTTCATCCTTGTTCTGCTATCTCACCCACTTAGCTCGTGTCTGGCTACCCGACAGTACTTATCGAATTCACAGAGTGTATTCTGGATGTCCATGGCGTAGAGCGGGATACCGAAGAGATTCAAAGGATAGTTGGTAGCATACCCCCGTGGCCAAAGTTGCAGTTGTTGTTCAAATAGCTCCAGAATCAAATCCGCAGTACCCTCGGACGACACTGTCTTTCTCACTAGTTTGTACGCACCACGAATAGCACCTGGACCGGGTACTACAAACTCCCCCATATCCAAGATCTTCTCGGGTACCCCATAGGAAAGATCGGTGGCCAATTGCATAGCCATGAAATCCCCCATCCCAGGTTGCTCACGCAGTGCTTGGTACATCACCGAAATGTCACAGTGTGATACGGTGTGCTGATTGACCACATCTGACAACAGGGGTACCAAGCGGCAGTAAGCCCGTGCTTTGGATTCTCCGGGTTTGACCAGGGATGGGATAGGCGGGATAAGATATGCCCCACTGAAGATGCACCTTCCGGAGTGTGCATAACTATCCAGTGCGTTGGCGCATCTCTCTGGGTCGTAGTCGCGGGGATCGCGAAACTCCCGCAAGACATTTGCCCAGGTGTCTATCGAGTTGAAAAGCTTGAATAACAGAGTTACATGGATCTTGGCGCGGGGTGGGGCTTTTTCTTGCAAAAGCAGTAAGTACTGGCTTGTACGGTCTAGCCAACGATAAGTATTGGTGAATCGATATTGTTGCAATACTCTGTCAGATGTCCAGGGCCAGGTACACCCTTGTCTTCTCTTCTCGAAGATTCGATTGCGCTCCCGGACAAATTCCCAGTAGATCTTTCGGATAGGGGATAGCTTAGGTATCGTACTCAAAACTCTTGTCATCCTCCCAGGGTCTCCGTTCATTAGAGCCTGAGTCCACAGAATCACTGTTATCCATAGCCACTTTACGCCCATTGGTAGCCATGTTACGCAGTTCCTGCAAGTCGCATTTGAGGACTATCCCGAGTTTCTCTGTGAATTCTGCATAGAGCCCCTTGTACGCTACCCCAAGACTCAAATTCATCTTTTTGAAAGCACTGTCAACCGCTATCTCTGCGGCTCTCGAAGGGCAGACAGCTCTACTATCGGTTCTGGCTTTCCGAGCCTCCATAACCGTTTCTCTCATGACTGCGGCTAAGAACGGTTGGAAGATGTTCTGGATGATCTCTAGTGCAGTTGTTTCGGGTTGCTGTAGATTCTCTATATCCGAAATAGTACAGCGTGCCTCGGAAGACAATGAGGTAATAGCCGAGGCATTATACCCAGTAGGTGAGTCCTGGTAGGCTGCCTCCGCTAGAGGAATAAGATCTTGTGTGATCTTCTGCAGACTCCTCCTGAGGATCTGAATGTGATTCGAGCGGAGTTCAACCCCACGTACCGCCGCGCGAATGGCCTTTGCTTCCTCTAAGATAAGGGTGGTCTTTCTGACTATGAACTTGGATGATTTCCCTTCGGCAGCCAATTTCCGAGCAAGACGTAACTTGTCTACCATCGACATATTGGTAGGATCTTGTCGGAACATCCGTTCTTTTCTGACTAGCTCTTCTTGCGGGGATGGCCTTCCTTTGTTTCCTCGGATACTGGAGTAAGTCTTGACCTTAGTACTGGTTTTCTGCATAGTTAACATCCCTAAAAAAATTACCCTTGACAGGAAACTGAATCCGTGCTACACTTGAAACTCTAAAGCAACGTAGACTGTTTTTTTTTTGGAACAAAAAGTAAAAGTAAAGGATGACCAAGATGGGCCAGTGCAATGATAATTGTCAACACACTAACACCGTGGTACTACAGCAGTACCCCGGAGGTCTAGAGGATCTTCAATGTCAGATCTGTGGTGTAAAGATTCCGGCACAGTTTCCAAGTCCAGGGGAGTGCTTGCACACGGATACTGTAGAATACGGGTCGCAGCGCGGGATGGATTATCAGCTATGGTGCCAGCTTTGTGGCACACAGCTAATTCCCTAAATCCCCGGATCAAATGTGGCAATACGGTGTGGCAATATGGCAATCTTCGGAAATCAAGAAGAGGCTGCACAAAGGAGAAGGAATGAGAGTGACCGTAGAGATAGCAGATTCGGTTGTAGCAGCTATGCTACAGGATGCCAGGGTTGAGAACGTTACCTTCAATGAGCTGGTGTTCATTCGGTTGGGCCTGTTGGTTAAGGCTAAGTACCCGACATTGCTAAGTATCCCTCTGGGATACGATGATGATGGTCGGCTGCTTACCAAGCCGGTCAAAGCGATCAAACTCCTTCGGATGTATTCCTCTCACTCTCATCAGCCAGAAGAGGATAAGAAGGTAGGTATAGTGCGTTGGGGGTTGGGGTTGAAGGAATGCATCGACTTCTTCAATCAGCCATACCCTATCGATATGAAGCCTGCTCTGGTGGCTATCCTGCCGCAGTACCGGGAAGGCTTCCTGGCAGATCTGCAGGACTTGGGGGCCGAGTTTAGGCACCCCTTGGTCACCCCCACCCCGTAATCCCCCAAATACCTACCCAGAGGAAACATGCAACCATTCAGCTATTTATAACCGCTTGGCATCATTGTGCCCCACGCAACCTACGGGTATTCCCTGTGTCACCGGGGTCCGGTGGCCAAACAAGTCGGTCTGGCCATGCTCAAGTGGAAGCCGGACTACCAGAAGATGGCGATGAAAGAAGCCATTGACCTGTCGAGTAGTGATCCGGGTAAAATCCTTGCGCAAATGGGGATCAAGTGGGATGGGAAGAAGCTTACGAAGATCTGATGGTATCGGGGGTTTATACTCTCACTTGGTGGGTACCTGCTTCAACACTTTCTCCAGCCACGCTAACACTTTCGAATCAACAGTCTGCGGGTGTAACGCGCACGCAGTAAACACCTCCGCAAACCACTCCATCACGTTGGTCTTCGCATAGTCTGATGGTACCCAAGTGCTCAGCCAATCACGAAGATACGTGACATCTTCACCCCTCTGCAGCTGGATTGCATCCTTGTTGTAGTCATCGATTCTACGCTGGAACTCGAGTAGAATACGCCCACCGTCACTGAACGCTGTCATATAACCTATCGCAGGAAGTTGATCCCTACCACCACTAGGGATGTACACAAAATCCGGGAAAAATGTCTTACTACCATGTTTACTACGAACCAACATCCCACCAGGGTCGTGGTGTTTGAACCACTGTTTAACAGCTAGTAGATAATCCGCCTTGATTTTCTCCAACATATCAATCGAGCGTTTGGTGCGAGATCCTCCAGTATCCTCATCCAACTTATGATTTTCATACCCTTCTACGATTACGGGGTTGTTATAACCTCCCGGAATCCAGTTGTGATGGATGTAATGTGCCGTTTCGTGGATTACTGTGTTCAAGGTATCCGCACGATCCAGCGATTTCAACGAGAAAACAAGTGCGCCATATCCTTGCATATAAATGTAATGCGCCAGTACTCCGGCGTGTCCGCCCTTGATTTGGAGTTGCACATAACAAGGAATGGTGTTTCGGAAGCGTACACCTACGTCGACACAACGTTGCTCACATTGAGTCAAGATCCCCATCAGTTTGCTCAGGTGCTCCTCGATCGTTATCCAAGAATATACCTTGCGGTAGTAGAGTTTGAAGTGTCCTTTCCATAGCACATCGAATTTCCCTTGCAAACCCGCCAGATGATGCAGTTCTTCGGAGGCTGGGGGGATGACAATCCGTACAGGAGGTTGCAGCAGAGTATGTAATGCCTCCACCGAACGCATGGCTTGTAATCTCTCTACTCCCCACACATCTTTGGGGCTGTCAAATGCCGCCATACTTGGGGACTTTAAGAGGTCGATGAAGAGCGTCTGAGCTACACTTTGTTCTGGTGGTACTTTCTGCATCTACTCCTCACTCAGTCGAAATACCCGTACACTACCTGGGAGCCGAACCATACTGTCGATCCCATCTATTTGGAGTTGAAACCGTGTGGAGAGGGGGTCCCACCCCAAGTATGTAGCCTCGATTCCCGGTGCAATCCGAGTATCTCTGTCTTGCTTGACAAATTTGTGCGGAACATAGACGTAGGCACCAGGATCATTCACTCTTGGCCGAATATGGAAAGGAGTTACTACAACCAACCTTACACCAGGTGCCATCTTGAGTTGAGCTAGTGGTAGAGGCGGTGACTTTACAGGGAGTGTTTTTGCGGACTTTCCACTCACCATATCTCTGGCTATCTTGTATACCATACTCAATGTGATATCATCAGTAAGCAAGGCCCAGTGATCCCGCAAGTAGTCTCGAACATTTTGGAGTAGCGTGGGTAGGGTATCAGCCTCGTCGACATACGTCTGGAGATACTCCGATGGGACCTTTTCCTCGAGGTAGAACTCTATATACGCCCTTAGATCCTCGGAGGATATCACTTGCAGCAACCCCAGATCCTTGGCGGTTTTACGGGGTAATGAATCGGGGTAAGTGACGGTTCCGAATGGGTACCCTGTGCGATTCCCGGTGGTTATGAATCCAGGAGGGAGCGCAGCTGACATCAGCGGTCGAAGGGTCAGCACATATGTGGTTATCAGTTCGGATTGCTCCGGGGTAGTATCCTTGGGTTTCGGTTTGTCTACCGGTGCCTTCCCCGGATTATCTCCTTTCCCAGCTGCTTCTAGTTTAGCCAACCAATCGTTACGCATCTGCTCCAGATCAGGATAATCAGAGAATCGTGGTGCAGGTGTACGTTTCAACCAGCGGATACCATCACTCCCAGCATCGCACGCACGTTCTTCCCCTGCGCTATTACTTACTGATCGGGCCTCATAGTGTTCCAGGTTGAAGCGCCGCATCAGCCAACGATCTAACTCGGTTTTTGTTGAAGTTTTTGAGTGTTTGAACGATAGTGCTTTGTCGTTCTCTAGATCTTCCGACATCCGCAACTGCAAGTAGTGCCAAGCGACAGCATCTGCTACCATCTCATTAAATGTAGCTGTCTTTAGCGACAGTGTGCGATCGGACACTCGTTCTGGTGGGGTTAAGAGACTAGCTGGCACTTCGACATTTAGTATCCCGCCTACTACCTCTACCACATGTTGTATGTTCAGAAGTGTCGCATAGTCCTCTGATGACCTTTCTAATGCAGTACCTAGATCCCTAAGCATATTTCGGAAAAGGCGTCTGATTTTAACTGTTTCTATCGGCAGCATGGGTATCCTCCGTTGTAGGAACCTTCATTCGCGGGAACGGTGAACTCCCCCAGGATGCCTGTCGATCCACATCGCAATAGGCTTATGTGCAGTACTATCCCGATACAACCCTTTTCTCCCCCCCAGATACTTGACCCCTTTCCTCCCCACTAAAACCTGATAACTGAATCGTCTACCCTTGTCTACCGACCATTCTACGAGCCGACTTCCTACTGGGACACTATCAGTATCTTCTAACTCCGTGCCGTCCATGAGCAGCTTGTATCCACGGCTGGGATCTCCGTCGTTCTGGGTTTGGATCCACTCCCGTACACGTTTGACAGGAATCCGAAAGACACCATCCAATAGTTGCTTGTGATACGCTTTCCCTTGTGGGCCTACGAAATCTGCTTGTAACCTGTATTTATTGATTATTCGGCTAATACGACTCATGGTTACCTTTGTTTTCATGATATCCTCGGAAGGGTGTTCTGGATGATTGCTGAAAGAGCGTCTACCCCTTTTTCCCCTACAAAGCTGATTAGGTTATCTACCCCGGCGTACACTCGCAATGTGCGTACCAAGTCACATACATCCACCAAAGAGAGATCCCGGGTGGTATACGCTACCCAGACTAAGTCGCACTCCAGTGCGAAACGTGGGACCCGTAGTGTGCGTAGGACTGGTCTAGTAGCACGCCATTTCCAAGGATTAGTAACCTCTGGAGGGGGTGGATTTTGTACCACCAGCTCGGTATCAAACAATGTGACAGCTTGACCATCTAATGCCATCCGCTGGACTCTGCGCCCCACATGCGTCTGCACAGCAGGGGGTAGCTTACGAAAGAGAATATGGCTCTCTAGGGACGTGGCGGCTACCAACAGCAACGCGCGGGTAGTGCCGGATAGACGTTGCTGACCACTGGCGTGGAACAAGTCTCGGGGGTCCATGAAATAGTAACCATTATGTGGGTAGAGATGGTGAGAAAACAAGCAAAGTATAACTGTTGAGGAGATGACTAGCGTGTTGTTGGAGGATGGGGGATTAGAGCTGGTCAGGCGTGAGGACACTCTCTTTCGCAATGTAGGAGATAGAGATTTCGATCTCGCCAGTCTCTATCATGTTGTCTGACTTCACATCCACAGATACTCCCATGTCCGCCCAGGGTGTTCCCTCACAGGTGTGCCACCAATCCTCGAGGGCGTCCACTGTCTGGGGGGTAGCATTGGAAATGGTCGTCAACATGTGGATAGCCCCCATGGACTTGCACACCCTAACAGGTCTCTCGTCGCATCCAAAAGACAAGGTAGCACGCGCTCTCAACGCATCCTCTTTAGTAAGGATGGGGTAGGACTCTCCATCAGAGGGGCTTCGGTACCGGGTGGCATGTACTCGAGTAGCTCCATTTGCGCGTGCTGCTCTGGCGGAAGGACGATGAATCCAACCCCCTACACCACCCTCTGCATCCCACGCGACATAATCCTCTGCGCCTATGTAGTACTTCGCAAACCGCTCAGCCAGTAACAGACGTAGAGATGGGCGTGCGAGTGCTCGCTGGTGTTTAGCCTGTTTTTTGGCCAAAAGCCTCACAATGGTCTCATAGTTTTCCTCCACGAACGTCTCAACTTCTGCGTCTACCTTTGCCTTTGTGGATGCCATGGTCTTGCTCTTCATCCTCGTCCCTTTCTTTAGAGGTTTACTTTTGCGCACTGTCCAGGTCAGTATAGCATGAAGGCAACAGGATGTCAAGCAAAAAAGAAGGGGTGCTGGGTTACGATTTGGCGGGAGTGAGTTGGAAGTATTTGGCTTGCTTATCTGATCGAAGGTGGAAGTCCCCGGAGTATTTGCGGCCATTGGCAACAACGTCGACGTAGGCCATACCACTCCGATCGGTCTCTACTCTGATTTCACAGTCATCTTGAACCACATCGTATACCTTCTTCACGATTCTCTGCATGGTGTTCGGAGGTATCTCTGGGTCACTGTACACATGGAACTTATGCCCGTATTCTACCCAGGGTACCGGGATTGGCTCGGTTTTCTTCCGAGCTACTGCTGTACGAAAGGGTTGTTTGTCTGCTTGCCACCCTGCAATGCCTTCACGGCTTCGTCGGTATCCACTTCCCACTCGAAGCCGTTTCCGTTGTATGCCGCCAACACCATACTCGATGCGTTCTGCGGACCCAGCCTGTGGACTTGTCCGGGGGTACGCTTCATGTTGTCCAACGCGATGGTAGCTGCGTTGACATCGTACAGCCCCCCGTCAGTCAGAAACGCTACCAACTGCTCACCGGTACCCACCTGGGGTTGTGGTGATGCTTGGCGGACGAGATCCTTGGCGTACTGCGCGTCTCCGAACATCTCTGCAAAGTACTTCTCCAGCTTGTCCTGCACCACCCCATCCAACTCGGCGGTGCGGAATACCTCAGTTACGGAGTTGACATGGATTCGTGGGGGACACTGCTCCCCTGTGATGTGCATGTTGCCTTCGCGATCCGGCTCGGACATTACAGTAGCCAACCTGGCATGTCCATCGATCCCAAAGAACTTCACTTGTGTTCCAGCGGAGGGGTAAGGGGTCCCTTCGTTGTCGGTGTATGCCACCCGGGTGGTGCTGGGGTGAATGAGCTGCCCGGTCATCTGGCTGAGCACTTCCGAGAGATTCTCTTCAGCAACCCGGTAGACGATAGGGGACCCACCCTGATCTTCCAGCTCCCAGACATCGTTAGTCTGCGCATGCAGATACCGTTTGCCTCCAAGGGGGGCAAGTTGACTCTGCATCTCGGAGAAGGGGGAGAAGGGTCGTTGGTGCACCACGTTGAGGGTGATGGTGTTCCGTCCTGAGTTGTCTCTGCGGGTGGCCTCGTGGGGTCGGAGCCTTCCAAGACTGGCTTTGATCACAAACTCTGAGAGTTCCGATGTAGTGGGGGTTCCGTAATCCGCGTGGTTGTAGCCAATGGCGACGGTGGCCAGATTGGCACCTGCCATTCGGTAGTCTCCCAAGTACAGGTCAGGGCGGGCTCCGACACGATCGTTCATCTTTGCCTGCAGCCGCTCTCCGATCCGATCACTTACAGTGGTCATGCGGTGGATTCGTCCAGCAATACCCATCTGTGTACGTTCTTCCATGTTTTACTCCTTTTGTGATCCCTTATGCTCGCAGAATCGCCTCGGGGACACCCATGGCTTGCGCTGCGGCAGCAGTTGTTGTATAGTTTTCTCGCACCCACTGCAGCAGGGTAGCTGCACATATTCCGGTACGGGCCTCTAGTAGTGTATGCTCAGGTGGGGAAACAGTAGTACAGTGCTCGGAGCAAAAAGCCACCCCGTCGATCACTTTATACGGTTTAGATTTTATCCTTCTCTCACACTTTCCACATACTCGTAGGTTGTGAAGGAACACAAAATCCTCATTCAGCTCCGCTATGGTCTTGGCTGCGTTGATCGACGCATGCCGCATCTTTTGAACTGCGGCTTTGATAATCTCTTTTACATTGGGCTCCCCCAGAAACTCTGCAATCTGATTAACACCCAACGGATTCCCCCTTGAGTATACCAATAGGCAGTTAAGACTCTCTTTTTGGTTATGCTTGTGGAAGCGACAACCCTTATCTGCACATGGAGAAACTACTACGGTGTGTAGCACACCACAAGCATGTGTAAGGCCCATTATATGTGTGGATGTCTTGAGTGCACTAATTACTTCTACCAAACCCAGAATCTCAAAAACCTTCTCGATGATCCTACGGAAATCTACAGGGGCTGTAAAATATACCCCGATGAGTGATTCCAAATCGGTTTCTAGGGATTGACTCCTTAACTGCAACTGGTAGCGCTGTAATACACGAGTACCTGCTGCACGCGCAGCAGGTAGCAGGTTACGATTAATGATATGTGTCATTCGGCTAGCCACACTCCACATCTGGGAGTTTTTCCCCACAGTATGGACAGTATTGAACTCCCTCTAGTTCCCCACCAGGGATTCCGGCAGGGATTCCGGACTGATTGACATTTATGCACCATCCGGGGAGACGTAGTCCCACAGTGAATAAATGCCGATAGACTACCACACCACTTTTAGCACGATCGCAGCACATAGGTCGGATTTGTTGAATATCTTCTAAAGAAACATTGATGGTAGCTCTGATATCGAAACTTGGTAACAGTAACCCAAACCAAGATTTGTCAGCTGCATATGGGAACACCTCGAACAATTTCCCGTTGTCTGGTGTGTATGGCGGACTCACAAAGAAGACAGGTGTGAGCTGCACCACGGATTCGGCAGGGGGTGGCATGGCCACCCCATCACTGTCTGCTCGATAGATAAACATACCATTTTCATGTAACTCGTGGAGACGACCCCCACACTCAGGAGTGCAATCATTATCCACTACACGAAACAGATCCCCTCGCTTTAGGTCCAGTATGCCGACACGGGTATACCCAGGTACCTCATTATCCCACGTGTGGATGACCTTGGAGAGTGTACCTACGTCTACAAGTTCTACCTTAAAGACCTTCCGCAAAGAAGTATGTGTCGCCCGAGTGACCTGATCTACCATTCTATACTCCTAAATCTTCTCGGAATGCTTGAGGATGTGATACACACCCAAAGTCCCGGCGTCAATTACGTGCTCACAGGGATCTGTCCGACCCAACCGGGGGTGAAATGTCCCATGTATCTGCCCTATTCTCTTTAGGATCCCTTGGGGGTACAGAGCTGTATGAAACCGCCTGTAGGAGTTCTTATGGGCTGAAGCGGTGTACATGTACACCGCTATACCTGCGGAAATAGCCAGTGTGGCCAGCGTCCAAATGATAGCCCCCATAATCTCGGATACATTCCCACCACTACCCGCTCGGTGCATGTACCTCTCTAACACAAGATGGTCCTCGGACTGCATCTTCATTCGAGAAAACAACACTTTTACCTCCTGATGAAAGCACAGCGAGGATATCTCACGGAGGGTACTCGGAGTCTCAAACCTCCCCGAATGAACTAACTTCCTCCCTTCCCAGCAGGTATACCACGTGTTAGACTTTCCGGGGTCAATAGAGAGTACTCGAAGTGTGGACATGACAGCACCTAGACACAAAAGACGCAGGTATCATCGAGGCGCACGCTGGTATAACCGACACGGGCTCCCTAATAAAAGTGAGCAAGCTGTGGTAGATCTAGCAATTCCCGGGTTGGTTTGCTTGGTGGGAAGACGAGATCTCTACGTCCCCCTATTCCATCCCTGCGGGGGGAGGTTCCGCAAGCGGTATATGGAATACAAACTTCCTGATCCTAAACGACCGTGGCGAAAACATCCTGATTTCGCCTATGGTTGGGAAGATTTTGGCTTACCACTCCTAGTAGTTGAGGTGTTTGGGTTTGGGAAGTATCATACTATACCCGAGGCACTCTACTTAAAGCGGGAGTATGCTAGGGTTGGTGTGCTATGCTTGGTGTTTTCGGATGGAATCTGTAGGAGAGATCCCAGTGTTGTGGGGCGCCGTATCAGAAATGCTATACGAGCAGTAGTAAATGGGTTTAGTGTGGTGCAATACGCCCATCCCCTGAAATAGATGCTCTACACCCACCAGAACAGTAGGAACACAGACAATACAGTAGTCACATACCACACTAACGAAGCCAGTCTAGTGGCCGCCCCAGCAGTCATTACTAGCATGACTACTCGGGTTTCCCAAGCCGTCTGTTCCGCACATCCCCGCTGTCTAGGATTGGGCCTAGCTTGGTATCCAGTAGGTCCATTCGGTGGTTGACTTCGATCAGATGCCCAGACACCTTGCGCTCTGACGCATGTTGCTTCTCCTCTATTTGTTCGATATCTTGACGTAATGACGAAATTGCGCCGTTGACATCGGAGCGTACTCCCTCGACTGAGTTCTGAATCATCTCCAGTAGCCGATCGCTTAATTGTTGTTTTCCAGCCCGATCTTCTTTTATCAGTGATTCGATCATCCCCTTTGCCCAGAGCAGCATCGGAATGACCAAAGCTAATGACCCGATTTTGGGTAGCCACTCGAACACCTCCACAGAAGTTACATCCATTTGACACCTCCAGTCTTCTCCGGATTATATCCAGACCAGCTCACGCAGACCACTATAAAACATCTGTAAGATACTACTAGATTACAAGCCTGGAGCAGGACGAAGAATTAACAGACGACTAACACTTCACGGGATCTCGGTGTGGTGTATTCGTAACTGGAATCATACACGGTTATAATCCCACACACTACTACTCAAACCGAACTCTGCTCATCTGTCCAGGTAATATATACCTAGACTCCGTAATCTAATCAGCCGCTACTTCTTAGGGAATCGACAATCATTAGTCACACATAAAGTTGCCATTCATACTGTGAATGGATCTGGGGTCCACCCATTAGCGAGACCGAGTCCTTTAAGATCCTCTCGAAATGAGCGTACCCAACCGTATGGTGCACTTCCAACATCGTGATACCCATCTTTCTTCTTTGGTAGAGCAGCACGTACCACACGAATGTCACTTTCCCTAAGATCCTCTATTACCCGTGCATGGGCCTTTTCTCCGGCGGAATCCCAGTCTAGTGCCGACACTAGACACCGTAGCTCGGGCAAACCAATCAGCATCTGTGCTTTGCTGGGGTTCCACACAGAATCCGATCCCAGATTGGCAATAGCCGGGATATGATGCTGCCACAGCCGTAGACAGTCATACACACCCTCTACTAGTACCAGTACCTGAAGTTTTTCTGCATGAACTTGATCCATTCCGAAGAATCCCTTAGGGCTAGGGAGTTTGAGTGACGCCCGATACTTTGGGTCATGCTTTGGGTATCTCTGTGTGTAGTCGCCACGCCCAGCTTGGTACCCAACCAAAACTCCGCCCATGGTGATGGGGAACAGTATGCGATAGTAACGACTGGCGTCATCGTACCACCGGAACACACCGATCTCCAGAAGGAACCGACGACGCAAATGTCGCCAAGGTTGACTCCACTTGGTTATACCATGGGGTAGTTCCATCTCCGGAAGATCCACATTATCTGATCCGTGCGCCCCATCTAAAGCTTGGTACAGATACCCCAGGGAATAGTCATCTTCGGTATCTTTCTCAATCTTCGGGATTCTTGCTTTGCACAACCCGGCGGCCTTGGCATAATCATTCCAACCCGCATGATGTTCACACTTCCAACACTTCCCAATCTTTCCACTTTTGGACAACCAATACCCGAGGCTCTCGCCCTTGTGGAAGGGGCACTGCACGTAGATAAAATCAGTCTTCTCGCGATACTTGATCCCGTTGGCTTTCAGCACCCGCAACATTGCAGCGGGTACTTCGGGATCATACAGATGGGAAGGCATCATTTGAACTCCTGACATCTCTAGCAGTGGTAGACCTTTAGTCCTCGGAAGGGTTTCTGTATGAGTAGTGGCATCGCCCGTATTCGGAAAGTAGTGTCAACAGCGTTCCTCGAAATGGACGAACGCGGGAAGGGTTGGCCAATGCACCATCGCGCTGAGTTTCGCGCGTCATCCGGGGGTATCTGCCCCCGGGACATAGCGTTGACCACGTGGGTAAGTAAGTCGCATTCGCCGCCGACTGAAGAGTGGCGACTCGAATCTTTACTTTACACCAATATGGGCACTGCCGCACATGCAACGGTCCAAGCCTTCCTTGGGTACCATGGTTTACTATACGGTTCCTGGGAGTGCAAGGATTGCAAAAAAATATGGCTCAATTGTCTAAGTCCACGGGTATGCTGTGGGCAGATGCCGGAATATATTGAGTATAGCCTGGTCCATCCCAACCCACTGATCGGGATTGATGGTGGGGAGTATGGACATTGCGATGGAATCATACCTACACCCTGGGGGTACGACTACCTTGCATTGGAGATAAAATCGGTGTCGTTAGGGAGGCAAACCCGGGTTGTAAAGGATGGGCCATTCGAGGAACATCTGGACCAGGTATCCGTATATGGAGAGTTTTTCAATTGTGGGTACTGTGCGGTACGTAAACGGGGGAAGTCCACACTGAAACACCATCGTGGGAGAATTCTCTGGGATAAACCCGCAGTGCTTCCTCCGGGAGAGTGTGCGGGTGTGATGATGATATATATCCCACGTGACAATCCCCGGATCAGGAATTGGACCCCATTTTTCCGCAAGATTAAGCGCGGTGGGTTAGCCCGATTAGAGAAAACCGTACCAAATACTATGCGAAGGATAAGTAAAGGGATACTACCCCCAGGCCACTGTAATGTCCGAGCGGATGCTTGCGATGAATACTGGCGTTGGTGTCCATGGGTCGAGGTATGTTTCTCCCCATCCCGGGATGAAATTGTAGCCAAACTGCAAGGAAAGAGGTCGTAATGTTGGAGTGGGTACCTAGTGCCGGTTGGCCAAGATCTATCACTACCATGCGGATTTATATCCGCTGGAAACGTACCGGGTTACTCTACGGATGGGAAGCCGAGATCCCCCGCAAAGAAGTGACATTTGCACGTTTTCCTGATCGTGAAATCCTGATAGTCTGGGAACCCAAAGATTATCCGAAGATGTCTGAGTGGGACGAGGTGGTAGATCTCTCTCCCTACGAAGATGACACCGTAGGGAGGAAAATGCTTAATAGTGTGTTGGTATCGGCACACAACGTCAATGACAAAGCGTCGTTAAGGGATATGGAACGCGCCCGACCAGGCATCCAAATCCAAGATATGATCACATGGAACAAGTCTGGGTTAGAGGTCATCGGGGATTCTGGTGGGGCACAGCTTTATACCGGAAAGACTACATACATTCCACCAGAAGATGTCATTCGTTACTTCAACAAAGGGGCTCACATAGGAATGGCACTAGACATCCCACCACGGGAGGTAGACCAGGCATCGAACAAGATAGTCCACGCTTGTGCGCTTGCACAAGCGCACAACAATGATGTGTTTGAACAGCTTCGAGGGCCAGATGTCAAGCTGTTCAACGTGATTCACGGATTTGACATAGCACAGGCTCGAAATTTTCTCAAAGTGGTATCAGGAGATGGGAAGTTTAACCACTGGGACGGGTGGGGCATTGGCTCTGGAAACTGGATGGAGTTGAGTCTCCTCCGAAATTGCATCTTGACATTGAAAGAAGCACCGTGGCCAGAGAAATCCTATGCCACCAAAGCAGATGCTACTACCAACGCATCCTGGTTGAAGACCCGGAAGGTACGAACCGGATCTGGGGATGTACGCTACAAACGAGCATACCAACATCTGCATCTCTTTGCAATGTCCGGGGCCCATCGTATCCCGGCATTTGCTTGGTTGGGGCGATACATTGATCGATTTACAGTGGATTCCACACAGTGGATGCAGGGTATCCGTTATAATCGTTACCTGACGCTACTCCCGTCAGGTGAACTGATCACCTTCCCGATGGGAAGGGAGCGCAACAAACAGGAGTACATAAACCGTAAGGTCGCTCCAGTGATCGGGGCACCTCTACCATGTTCCTGCCCGGTATGCCGGTGTATTCCCACATGGGATATCTTCACACTTCCGTCACGCTATAGACTATACACACTTCTAGGGTGGCACAACATCTGGATAACTCTCCGCATGACTGAGATGTGGGCAGCTAACGCAGCCACAATGTCAGAGGAACAGTATCGGGATGAGGCGGCGTATGCCACCAACTCCGGGGCACATTTCATCATTGACTTCATTGAACAGTGTATTCACGGAGACATGGACGCAGCTCTCGAACAACACAAGATGTTGTTCGTTTATGAGAAGCAGGGGAATGGGGGGCAGATTCACAGCATCCTTCCCGGAAAGAAGGGTGAGAAAGCGGATGACCCTCTCTCGCAGATCGGGGCCACTAACATCTTCATGAATGGAGAGAGCTTCCCTAGTCTACTGAAGACCACCCTCCCGAACTACCTAGCTCCCGAGGAGATTCTGGAGCTAGGGCTCACATGCTACCCACCGACTAAAGGTCGGAAGAGAATGTTGGAACGCAAGAAGGCCAGGAAACGGTACAAATACCGTTCCCTAGGAAAGGTAGATTATCGACGTGCGGTAGAGCAATACTGCACGTCCTGGGAAGCAGACGGTGCCGGTACAGACGCCTCATCTGATTTACGAGATGACTTAGCCAAGTTGAAAGACAACAAGTCCCGAAGGTTGTTCTGTGTCCAGCATGGTGTAGCACTGCCTAAGAGGGAACGAATAGGTGAGGTAGTCCTGGTAACTGATGCTGAGATGGAAGCAAAAAACATCCTCAAGCACAAGAGGCAGGGTTCTCGGTATAAGCGGAAGAGATTGAAGAGATCAGTTAAGAAAGGCGGTCGGAAATGAATCAGTCAAGACGCCTTCGGTTGCTTCCATCCACGGCAAAGAAAAGTAACCCACTGTACGAACCATCTGGGGTGATGATCAGGGTAACCACTCGGGTGGAAGCTGTTTATACATCCACCCCTGAAACAGATGAATTTGTTAGAAACATCCAGCGGGATTTAGATCCGCTACCCTTTCTAGGGGTTGGTGCGGCAGCAGCATACTTTGAATCGAGAGCGCGTGGGTACACCACTAAAATGGTGACTGAGTTTGAATATAATAGGGAATGCCCGGGGATTTCTACTGTGGTAGAGCTGGAGTTGCTTCGACAGGTGGATAGGAGTGGATAGTGGGATGTACACAGGAAGGGAAATTGCTCGTGTTGTATCCGATTCTCTACCTACATGGCCATCTTCTTGGCAATGGAGTGGATCTCCTTTTGAATATTCTCGGCCAGGGATTGGATCTCCTTTTGAATAGGGGATAGCAATTTATTCAGATCTTTCCGCATGTGTTCTACCAACTTAACACACGCATCCGCTTCGTCATTAGTGAGAGGCATCCCCGACCAACCGCCTAGTTGGGCTACCAACCGATTGTGGTGATGTATAATGTTGGCTAGCTGCGCCAAAGTATCCCCTCTCGGAATTCGAGTATCTACAGCCAAGAGTAGCCCTTGGCTGTAGCCCCTTTTGACCCGCTGGTCTGCATGGACCTGAGCGAGTACCTCGCTCAGGGTAACAAGGGAATTCTCAGACACTTTCTGTTTCTGGGGTTTCTTCTTCGTCATGGTAGTCTCCTTGTGTTGTGGATGGGGCTTGTGTTGTGGATGGGGGAGTGGCTACTCTCGAAGGTCCATTCTGGTGGGGGCATTGACAGCCCAGTTGAACGTCTCGCCTATGAGGTGGTTGTTCCACACATGCATAGTGTGGATCGGCACATGGGACACAGTGCCCCCGGCTGGCATCAACAGTACGGTATAATGCTTCCCCAGGTACCACCCCGGACCCTGCTCGAGGGGGACACTTTCCCATTCCTCATGGGTGAACTCATTCTGAAGACGATCAATAGTGTCAGTTACGCTCCAGTCAGGATAGATACTGTCAAGCATCACCCGACCCGCATGGACTACCTCCCCTGGTATGGTCTGTGGTAGGGAAGGGTAAAGCAGAAGTAACTGTAGAAAGACTCCAAACAAGAGGTAAACATGGGAAAAACGAAAGCGCTTGTATGTCTGTCTGGCGGTCAGGACTCGACTACCTGTCTAGCCATGGCCCTAAAGAAATACGGACCCGAGAACATTTATTGCATGTCGGTCTATTACGGGCAAAAGCATTTGCGTGAGGTGTTACTAGCACAGCTGTTAACCGATGAGTACGTGACGCAAGTCATCGCCAATGGCGCTAAAATGGCACATGTCTTGGCTGCCGAAAAGCGCTGGTATCTACTCGACATGAGCTTCCTCGGACAGATCACCACTACTTCGACACTGATCGATACCACACATAATACCCACTTCGACAGGAAACCACAATACCACTTGCTGGGAGGGTACGCTACTTTTCCCGTCAGAAAGAAACACCGGGGTAACACAGTCGGAAATGCCCCCAGCCATTTTGATCCCAGTCTCCCAGACAGCTTCGTACCGGGACGCAACCTGATTTTCCTCTCAGCAGCGGTGGCACTGGCCGCCAACCTCGGGTGTTCTGAGATCTGGACCGGAGTCTGCGAAGCCGACTACAGCGGGTATCCAGATTGTCGGGAGGGTTTCATCCGGTCATTCGAGTTGGCGGCCAGTGTTGCTCTCGGAGGTGACAAGCATATCGGATTTGTGGATTCCTATTATGACAGCCAATCTGCGGAGCCTGGGCGTGAGGTTTTCCATGGCGGACGCATTCGTATCGTTACTCCGCTCATGCACATGACCAAGGCGGAGGAAGTCATAGCACTGCACGACATGGGTGACTACTACTTCCAAATGCTCCGGTACACCCACACCGACTACAACGGAGCATGGCCACCCATTGCTGACAACCCTGCCACAGTACTTCGGGAGAAGGGATTCCACGCTGCTGGCATTGAAGATCCTCTTCTTCTTTGCACTATTGATCCTCTTAGCGAGTACACCAATCGTCTAGCAAGGGAGCTAGTACAGCAGCTTTCGCATACTACTCATCCCCTTGCAGTATACGCTAGCGGAGTATATAAAATGTTCAAACCAGAAAAAAAGGGAGAATAACCAAGGATGCATTACCTCGAAAGGTTATTGGATCACGAAGCCACCATAGATACACCCAACACTACATGTCGACGGGAGCGTGCTGGGCATAACTTCTGTGAAGAGTTTCATACCTGTTGGTCGTGCTCGAAACTCTTTCGAGCGATCGAACAGTGTCAGACTTGCCTGTGGTACATCTGTCAACATTGCCGGTCGTGTGGTTGCACTCTGGCAGAACAAGACTCTCGTACTCACCAATTACTGGAGGGGCTCGCACAACGATTTTGCTATCCCGAGGTAACTCCGGAGTTCCTCAAGCAGAAAACAGAGATCCTCCGAGCTGCTTACCACATAGTCGTGGGTAAGCAGCAGTATATAGTCGACTGCCCCAGAGAGTCGTATCACGTATATGTGAATGCGTATATTGAAGCACCGCCAGAAATGCGGCATGTGATCATGGCCATGGCCAAAACGTTTTTGGCCTGCGCACAAGCCGAAGATCGCATGTTATTGCGATAACAAGGAGGATTTATGGGGCTGCGATACACAGTAGAGTTCCCTGACGGACAGGGACATCACTTCGACGTGAAACAAGTGCTTTCCTATGGGAGCACTGATGTACATAACGAGGTGGGTATCTTTGTCACCACAGGTGGTGACAAAGTGTTGGTGATCAACGGAAGGGAGCAGAGTAACTCTAGGGTAATAGATGCTTACCACTCGGCATTGGTAAAGCCGCTACTATGTGTGGTTGACCGGGCTGAGAAGCACGTATTAGTTCTAGGCACAGGTCCCGGGGCAGCAATACGGATACTGCTGGATGCAGGGTGGGGTCATGTAACAGGTGTGGATATCGATCCACATGTTCAAAAGTTGGCCAAAGATCACATGCCGGAATGGTGGACATATCAGAACCAACCTGATGGTGACGAGGGTGAAACCGGTGGTGTCTTCACAGATGATGCAATCCCCAAGAGGGTGAATCTGATTAATGGTGACGTTCGAGAAGTAGTCAAAAACATCTACCTAACACCAACGCGCTTCTCAGGAATTGTATATGACCTATCAGAGCCAGACGGTGACCCGTGTGCAGTCTTCAGTAAGGAGTTTTTCAACGATGTAGCTTTACTTCTAAAATCGGATGGGATATTCTGTGCACAGGTCGGGTATGCTGGCATCCAAGGGAAGGACACAGTCACCGAGGCAGTGCGGCTGCTGAATAGCACGTGGCTTAAAGGGGGTGATGTATTAGTAGACACGGAGTCACTTTGGACATTCTACCATTTTACTCGAGTTTGTCTATGACAGGTAAAAGTATGTTTCAGAAAACAGAATCGGCACTCCCGTGGTTCTCAAAATGCCTACTTGACAAAACCGTCGAGATGGGTGAGTTTCTGCAGACTAAACTGGTGTATGATATAGCGTACGGACTGGAAACGCAACCGTTGGATCCGGGCATGGAGAAATACTACCTTTTCAACCCGGATGAGTCATGGTTTTGTCCAATCTTCACTACAGTAGAGATTGGACAAATGTACACCACCGGAAGAGCGCAGATAATCCCGGTAGTGCGCCTGATCTACTTCGAGGGGACATATGACAGCATCCTTGAATGGTTTGTTCGTCCGGACATACCCTGGGACCAGTTTGGGCTGGAGTATACCCCAACTGGGTGGCGACAACTTGTAGTAGACAATCCAACTGAAAGACAAGAAATCACATTTTGCGAATGGGTCAGCAAGCACATCCGAGGGAACTATCGATCCCGCGTGTATGGGTGTCGATCCAATGAGCTACAGTGGGATGTGGTCACTAAACCTGAAGTAGTAGTGGAGACATTCTACCAACTCCTTCCGAGCCTAACATCATACTGGTGTCAAAAAGCCAATAGCTCGTCGCTTGTAGGAATAGATGACGGATTACCACAAGCTGTGTCAGGAGAGTCTCTTTTTGCCGACGCTACTTACCCCAAACTTTACTTTTACCACTCGTTTCTGCCAGAGCTAACACGGGGGTGTGCCTTTGCTGTAAGGTACAGTGACGGGCGTAATCCTGTTGGTATGCTCATGTGTAGGTACGCCAGAGCAGCACGGTGTTACAACGTTTACACAGATAACGGATCAGAATATAGACCGGGTATCGTTGCCACCGAACTGGTGGTGACCAATAAATCAGAAAAGTACCGGAGCTTTGGCTTGGTTCCAATGCTCTTTCTTCGGATGTTTGAGTATGTCTTCTGGAAACTGCATATGCCCGCCGTGGCATTAGGGACCAGTTTCGACACGAGATTGGACAAGTACAAAATGGCATTTCGCCCTCGAGTGGTTGATGTCCCGGGTCTCCGTATGAAAGGAGTTGTGTAAATGGCATTTCAGATGACAGATCAACCTTTGTCGTGGTTTCGTGACGTTGTCCCTTGGTACAGCGGGATCAAATTTGGGCTTGATCAAGCAATAGATCTAATGATTTCCGGCTTGCCTCTGTCATTGTGTGGAAAGAGCATGCGAAAATTCTACATCTATGAATCGGACAAAACATGGTTTTGTCCGATTCAGGAGGATGTAGAGAGAGTGGGATTGTCTGAAGATATAGATGCAGGTAGAACCCCGTCCTTTCAGACGATACCATGCGTATCCACTTTTACATACGAAAACGAATTTCTCCTCGAGCGATTTCTTCCAGAGAACGTTCCTTGGAGCGAGTTTGGGATGGTGCGTGTCTCAGATGGATGGAAAACCCACGTGATCGATCGACCGTTAGACACAGAAAGTTGGGTACGCACCACCCTTAAAAGTCGGGGATTCGACTATATTTCCCATGTGTATGGGGAGAAATCTAAAAAAGTAGGATACTACTCAAATGTGCCGGGGCATATTTCCACACATGACACTTCGTACTACACCAACGCATCCGGATATGCTCATGAAGTACTCCCCGATTTCTTGGATCGGTGGGAACCCGAGAATGCTCGGGTATACCAAGAACTCATGGGTTTGGCACCTGAGAGAGCAGTAGACTTCCCGGTACTCTACCAATGTCCCACACTCTGTAGAGCACAAGCACTAGCAGATTTCGAGATATATCTGGGGACACAGCTGTTGCCATGTCTTCGAGCTGGCTATGGGATAGCAGTTACCGCTAAACTCCCTAGTGGCGAGGTAGTTGGTTTTGCTGGAGGTACATTAATGCCAATGCCAAAATGCTACCAAACAAATAGCACACGGGAAATGGCAGCCAACCTGGAGCTGGTTATGTCAAAACAAAGACCAGACCTGCGGGGGTTGTCTATTGTCCCTAACCTTTTCATTCGGTTTGTAGACTGCGCATTCTCAATGGAATACCCACCAGTAGGAGTGGTTGATATCGCAGCAAATTGGGACGCATCTGTGGATAAGTACAAAGAAGCATTCACTGATCGAACAATCCCTATCCCAGGGCTTCGGTGGAGTGGCGATGTGACCAGATAGAGAGTTTCGATAGAACCGTCGGACAAATAACACTTCCACAAGGTGTAATTAATGGCCAGTGTCGAATTCTGTGTAACCTCAAAGTGCAATCTCAGGTGCTCGTACTGCTATCAGGGCAGAGGATCCACGTCATCATCCGGCGTGGATACTCGGATGCACCAATACCCAATTCTTCCGGTGACCACTGCTATTTTTGCAGTGCAGAACATGTGTCTTCCAAGGGATTTCGTAACGTTCACTGGAGGGGAGCCACTCCTTAATCAAGAGTGGATCGAAGCTGTGATCCGTGGGACTCGAAAATTTCGAGTCCGTTATGGCTTGCATACCAACGGTACACTACTATCGAAAATGACACCATACATCAGGAACCATCTCGATCAAATTCAAATATCTATAGACGGTCCTAAAAATGATAACGATATGTCTAGAGGAGAAGGTACCTTTGACAGAGTAACCAAAGAGGTTCAAAAATTCCAAACAATGACAGATGACAAAACTGTAGAAATGATTGCCAGAATGACTATTACCCCATCCGCAGGGCTATATCGGTCTGTATTGGGGGTAGCAAAGAACTTCTCGAAGATCTACTGGCAGTTCCAAAATCGTCCAGATGGAGACGCGATGGATCTACAGGAGAGACTTCACGATCTTACGGAGCTGGTTGACTGGTGGGTACATCGACTACTAACAGGAGAAGAAAGAGTAATATTAGTTCCGTTTGACAATGTAGCACACAGACTACTGTACCCACAACTGTATGATCCATTCGAAAATCTAGTAGCAGGGTGTGGTGCGGGTACGCACCACATGACTGCGTTCAATGATGGAATTGTATATGCCTGCCCGGAGCAAATACTTAATCCGAGGTTTTGCCTCGGACCAATAGCCCAACTCCACCATCACCGGGAAATCCAAATCGGCGATACCCCAGAGTCTCGCGTGTGTCTGACCTGTACAGATAGGCATATCTGCGGATGCCGATGTTTACATTATGTCACCGAACAATATTGTGAATGCATCCGCCATGTCATTAAACTCATCAAAGATATTCAAGCTTATGGTGGGTTTGCAGACATCGCTTTCGACAGAGTAGAAAACATCGAATCCATGTTCTAGGAGATACTATGCAAAAAGTTCTACTGGGGACCGCGTTTGGACCGAAAGATAAACCCATTCTTCGGCATGTCAAAGGAAATCTGGATAGTGGAGATGCTACCGACTTGGGGATGCTCTTCTACCAAGCCCACGGGGAAGACGATCCATTCTTCGGGAATGATGGGTTTTACTACTACCCAGATCACCCTCGGAATATGGATGCCCTACGTCGAATGAAAGACGTATTTGCCTCCCGAGAGTATACCTTGCGCGTCAACCTCCGAAATCTACGTGGGGAAGACGCCAAACCTATCATGCTCCCCTCGCAGGTGCCCACCCTGCAGAAGTCATGGGCGTCAATCTTCGGGGGCAATGTCGAGCAGGCAGGGCAGGATGTCCGAAAGGTGGCAGATGACCTGATCGTACAGTATCACCACCACCTGGCCAACGCTGGGATCCTCTTCGTACTGGAGGACTACGAGCCCGACAAGATGGGTGCCGCCTTCGGAGTACAGGGGGAGGTGTGGGGATTCTGCCAGAGACTGGGTGGGGAATTCCGACGTTTGACCGGATACGACTTCAAGATTACTTTCTGTGCAGGGGTGTGGGAGATTGTTAAGCCTGTAGTGAAGACATGGCTATGTGATCACGAACTGATGCACTGTGATCGCAACGAGAGAGGCGTGTGGTGTGTACGGGATCACGATATCGAAATGTTCACAGACGAAGCAGAACGCTACCCAAAGATGGGGCCAATAGTGGCCAAAATGAATCGACTATTGGAGGCACGATACGCAGGGGACTCTGAAGAAGAACCAGAGGAAGAACATGAGATTGTACGCCCGAAGCTCAAGAGGAAAAAGAGTAAAGATGGGGTGGAAGCACTGGTTATAAACAGTGCGTCCTCCCGGACTTTACACAAAGCCGCACGCAGCAGGGTGGGGGTGTGCACTGTTCCACGAGGGATGTACCGATGGATCAAAGAGCATCCTTCGGAATGATATACTCGTGGAGATAACAGCCGTTACAGTAAGGGGATTGGGGCGATTCATACAGTATGAGGTGGTCTGGTGGTCAAGGGATAGTACTAGGAGCTGTGTATGGGTCGAATCTCAAGAAATATCCGTGGATTCGACAACACATAAACTAACTATCGGATTTAGAGGGTAGAGTGTACAATGAATATCAAAAAAAGATTCCAGATTGTCCGAAAGGTGGCTGAGACCGACACTGGTCATCGCTTACTCGACCAGGTGAACCTAGACGGTACTCCGGGAAAGTGTAGCACACTGCACGGCCACCGATATTCGTTTGAAATGGCAGTCACTGGAAAGACACTGGATAACATCGGGGTATTGATAGACTTTGGTGTACTGAAGACGCGATTGGGTGGTTGGATTGACCAGAACTGGGATCACACAATGATCCTGCAGAAAGGAGATCCACTCATCCGAGCACTGTATAGTCAGGGAAGAGATAAACCCCCACTCCTAGAGATTCCGACTGCCGGATCCATGACGGATCTCATAATGGAAGCACAGTTAGTCATACCGGATCCGGCATCCAGTATGGGTGCCAAAAGGAAATACGGATTTATCCTCCCCTACGCACCGAGCGCCGAGAATCTGGCGCGTTTTATCTATGATTTGGTGTGCCCACGTATCTTCAGTGATGAATTATACGCCAATCTCTTCATGATCGATTGGGTCCGCGTATACGAGACACCTAATTGCTCAGCGGAATACCCAAGTCCAAGATACTAAGGATTTACATGGTCACTGAAAATAAAAATTATCGGTATGCTAGCATACCACACCTCCCCGGTTCTAGTGCACCTAAAGGAGACGAGAGTCTTTCAAGAGATGACGCACACCAATTGACACAAAAAACCCAACACGGGAATTCTGTGTATGTGGATGTCAAGGTGGACGGCGCTTGCTGTGTCGTAGCCAGAGATGGTGATAGTATCCAGGCATATACCCGGTCTGGAAACTCGGCGAGCGCATCACCACACCCACAACATAAAATGTTCGCTGCGTGGGTTAGACGAGAGAGCGCTCGATTCAAAACCCTGCTTACTTCAGGGGAGCGTGTCGTGGGTGATTGGGTCGCCATGGCACATGGTACAAAGTACCATGTCAAGGATATTGGTGAAATAGGAAAACTCCCGCTACCTTGTCGAGAGTCATCCCCATACGTTGTGTTCGACATCTTCGACAATCAGGGACAAAGACTACCTCGACCGGACTTATGGAGTAGATGTTCGGAATTGGTTCAGCACGTGCGTTGTATCCATGTAGGTGATCCCGCCACCATCCCGTACATTGAGAGTAAAATCCGAGAATTGAGTTGGGACTTCAATCCAACTCAGAACATTCCCGGAATTTCTGGAGAATTGGATCCCATTGAGGGTGCAGTGTGGAGGTTAGAAGAATGTGGACGAGTAACTATGCTTGGGAAATGGGTAAAACCGGGATTTGTTGCTGGTTTCTATCTACCTGATATCTCCGGGTTACCTTCGATATGGAACTGGCGTATGTATCAACGAGTGAGAGATATTTGATATACCTATCGTTTTGGTGCTATGATTGTCAAAGGTGAAACAATGGCTTGGTGGGATAGATATATTATCGGATTATACAAAGCATCCTTCCAAAAGACACTTAAAATAGCAGAGTCCATCGGTGGAGTAGATTTAATCATGACATCGCCACCATACATGGACGCGAGGGACTACGGGGCCAACGTAAAATGGGGACTTCGGGATTATCAGACGTTGGGGGATTATATCCTTCGTGGACTCAAACCCGGAGGTACGTGCCTGATGGTAATAGACTCCCCTATTCGGAAATACAGAAAAGGGTTTGGAACAGAGAGAAGTTTGGTGATAGATAAGGTTAGAATCGATTGGGCTGAGCGAGTTGGCCTGCGAGTCCCGGATAGAATGATCTACCAACGCACGGGTGCAGTAGGTGCATTCTCTGGTAGGTTTCGCAACGACTTTGAGCACCTCTTTTGGTTTGAGAAGTTAGGTGGGAATCCGTACATAGACAAACTAGCGGTAGCACAAGCAGCTAGCCACGGTACTTACGGCTGGAAATCAAACCGTGGCAGAGACGGTCTGATGTGTAAGAAAAGAAAAGCGTCGGGTAAGTCATTGGGATTAGCCAATCGGGGTACCGTGTGGGCATACACGGTTGGGTTTAATCACGATGATCCTTACCTAGAAGCCGTTGGGCACCCCGCAAGATTTTGTACCCAACTCGCCATAGACGCAATCAAATGCTTTTGTCCACCCGGTGGTAGTGTGTGCGATCCTTTCCTTGGATCGGGAACCACAATGATAGCGGCCATTGGGCTAGAGAGAAACTTCTTAGGCGGAGACAAGTTTAGCGACAAAATAGGGGTCCCTTGGGTGGATGTAGCCCGTGGTGTAGCTCTAAAGAAGTTTGCAACCCACCCATTGTGGGAGAGATGAAATACTCGATAACATTATCCACTTACAACAGGGTAGGACGCGACGACTGGTGGACGGAGCAACATGTAATGTGCACCGGGATCCCCATTTGCAGGAGTATACGGGAGGGGAGTTACTTAGGCGGATTACCTGCATCACAAAGGGTGGGGCGTTCGGGTTACCTAAAAACCTCTGTGTAATGTCGATCCAACCTCTCATAGGAAATTCCGAACGTACATAGCCGCTTCGGAAACCTCTTCTGCTGTAGGAACCGCCTTGTTCCCGCGCTGTAGATGCTCCTCCAGATGACGCGGGAGTCTCCCCTTTGCTGGGGGGTGTACCGATTTAACCGGTTGCAGAGATTTCCCTATCTTCTGCCCACTTACTGCCACAGGCGCTAGTGCGTAAATGTGCTTACAACCGTAGGGTACCATTCGGGGGTTTGTGAAGTCCGGGTAAGAACCATCACTGAAGATGATATCAGTGACCCCAAACTTGTGCAGGGCCACTTCGCAATGAAACTTGAAATATTCACAGTTACAAGTTACCCACACCGGAACATTCCACAATTCTGATCCCTTCGGAACCTTCAATAATTCCTTGAGTTTCTTGGGGTCGTCAGGTAGATTCCCGGGATGGGTGTAAAACAGAATGGTAGTCGTATGGGTTACCGTATTATGCAGGGTGTTGGCATGTACCACCTTGTACACCCCTATGTTGTCGGTATCAACTTCCACCAGAAAGGGTTGTACGTGTGTCTCAGCAGCCCGCCTAATCACGTCTCGCTCAGTCAATCGTCCGATTTGCTTGATAGTGAGCTTGGGTAAGGTGGCCCCCGCGGGCATGTGAGTATTTTGCAAACCTTTTAGAGATACTTTTTTCTTAGTGGGAGCCATATGATGCCTCAAAAATACACGAAGAAAGTCAGCAGGGTAACAGCAAAAAGCAGAGTCTATAACCAGATTCAAATAAAACACGAAGTGGTTTTGTGGCTATATCTCGAGATATTCACATATCTCCGAGACTCTGCATATGCCGTATCACATACAGGATTCTTCAACCATTTCATGATAGATACATTCACCCGGGTGGCCGGACGTATTCTACGGAACAGTGCTATCATTGAGTCAGATACGTCCCTAGAAAACAGGGGACACAAAGGAACTGCGCGTCATCCCGCATACAGGGTACTAACACTTACCGCAGGACATGAGTTTTTATATGCAGCCGCCACGGGTGATAATATCTCGGATATCTTTCCATCACTATACCAGCACCTCCCATTTGTTCCCGCAGTATATAGCATTTTAGTCAAGTCGTTCGTGCGTGCGGTGGGAAATTATTGTAAGTTGATGGATCAGATGCTGTGTATTCGTGAGAAAATGTCACATTCACACAGTCGTAAGGCATCCCAGCAAATACTACACCGTCTTTCCAGACTGGAAAGACAACTAGCACAGGTCGAACAGCGTGTTGGCGGGGATCGTGCCACGCTCTATGGAATAATTCAACAGGTGCGCTACAGAATGCGTCTGGTAGTCGAAATGCAAACCGCTATTTCACTAGCGTATGGGAGACTTACACAGCAAATAGCGGAGCGCTATGGACGCGCGCCAATGCAAATAGAAGACAACTTCCAACACGGGACGTATGGGCTACTAAGAGCTATTGAATATTTTGATCCATTTAAGGGAAAGGCTATTTCTGGTATTGCCCGTTGGTGGATCCGGGCAGCCATCCTTCTGACCATAAAGGACGAAGCTAACCTTGTTAGGGTCCCCTCTGGGATCTGGAAGCAACATGAAAAACTTGAGGAAATGGCACACCAGAACGGTATTGCTGGGGATTTAATATCCATTGCGAAACTAGCGGGGATGACTTATGATGATGTCGAGTCGATTTACAAATCAGTAAATGTAAATCGACCATCCAGTCTGGAGGATCCTATCTCCGCTAGCCCCGAAGGGGATGGGGGTAGAGTAGGTGACAAGGTCCCCGACCCAAGTCCCTCTCCGGAGGAGATGATGCTCGAGAATACTGGGGGGATGATCCCATCATTACTGAACTCTCTTACGGCGGACGAATGCCGGGTGGTATGTTGTGTTTACGGATTATACAACATGTACCCACCCAAGGAGCATAATAGTTCGCCTGATCAAATCTTGGCAGAACGATTACGCCAAGTGGCAATTCGGACAAACATCGAACACCATAACAAAGGAGGTAGTTAATGGCACTACTTGTGTATTCCGACATACGGACGGAAATTGACACACTTGTCCGCGCGCTGTATGCAGGAAACCCTACCAAATTTGCCGCCGCCCTAGCTGCGCTGGGTATTCCTGCAGAAGGTGGTGGTGTGTGGGAAACCATTACTATCCCGATGGGGGGAGAATCCCTGATTCTACTAGTGGGGAGCGCATTCGGACCGGCTGCAGATCGAAACAATCCGGAGGATGGTCCCGATCTAGATACACTTGATCACACTATCTGGTCGAATGTGCTGCAGGGGTTAATAGCCCATATCAATACTCGGTATGAGACCGAGATCAGGGATAAAGTAAACGCATTGATCAATGATTACAACGCGCGTTTTGGTACTTCTTTTGATCTCTTGACTTAGCGGTGGCCACTGCACTATTGCCTAAAGAAACAGAAACCTCACACAATAGGGTAAGGAGCTAAAAATGAAATCGTTTGATGACAAAAAAGCATCGGGTAAGAAGCCCCCGTGGGATGAAGAGGTTGTATATCACGAGATAACTGCAACCGAACACAATTTTCGACCAGTTGGTACCATCCAAGATCTTATGCAGTACTGGGTCATTCCGGATGCAGCGGCATATGCCGACGAGATCAAAAGAAACAGATCACTTGCAAGAAAAAGGGGGGTAGAGCCCAAAGCCATACGCAGACCACCGGGCTTCCCTGTGATGTGTCCACGCTTTGATCCATACCGCGAGGTGTTGGTAGACTACATAGACCCAATCACCAAAGCGGGATACAAGTCGGGTGAGGTCCTCACTGCAAAGGATCTTCAACGTTCGGGGATACCTATTCCTTCCGATATAATGGCAGCACTCAAGGTACTCAAGAACCCGACGGCCACCACCAGTGCAAAAAAACGAGCCCGATGCATCGTATCTACGACTCGTTTTGCTCGACGGTCGTTGGACTTAGGCAAAGCTATTGCATTGGCTCCTGTATCCGATCCACTCTATGAAGATTTCAAAGCAAGGGCACCGCGTAGAACTATGTTCTATGCAATTGACCGGAAACGCCAGGCCAAACGCGGGGGGAGGCTCACCGAGGAAATGGTTGGTGTGGTTAATCGGGGTGGTGTCCCCTACACTGCATGGCAGGCAATGGAACGGCTCTCGCGAGCCGTGAAGTCCAACCCCTTCGCGAATGAGGGTGGCTGGGATGTGTGCATCACCATGGACAAATCACAACGCCCCGATCAGATGTGGTCTGTCATCCACGTTACTCAAAACGACTTGACCCGGGAGGAGATAGCGATAGTCTACGGAAAGTACAAGCTCTCTGATGGTACCACTGTCGGCTTGGATACTATCACATCGATGCGGCAGACAGCAAAGGAGGTAGACAGTGATGGGAAACCAACACGGGACGCTACCAAAGCAAAAGGGCTACTCCGCAAATACAAGACGCTACGTCCGGCGGCGATTGCTCCACTGGATGAGATGATCGCATCCAGCATAATAAGCGGGGAAGAGCTCAAAGAGACTTTGGTCCGTTGTGGATACTACGATGAGGAAGGACTTCCTCGTCCGGAGTTGATTGAAGAAGACACCCAGACCAAAGGGAAGAAATCCGGGTGGGATAACGAGGAAGATGACGAGGAAGACAGGGATGATGGCGACGAAGAAGATGCCCCAGCCAGGAAACCCAAACGCAGCAAGATCTCTAAAGAAAAGGGGTCAGCCAACACCAAGAAAAGTGCCGTAGATTCTGGACGGAAGACCAGAATCCCACAGGCTGCTCGAAAAAGAACCCTGTTGGATTGAGAGAAGGGTGCAACCAGAATGTCTTCGTCTTCCACACCAGTCGATATGTATGTGGCTAGGAGGATCACAGCAAGGGGGTTTCGGAAGTATATCCGAAAGTACCCCTGCTGTGTAGTGCTCATAATATCCCCAGATGATCGAAGGATGTCTGGGCATATTCAAGTTTTCTCGGAAAATGCACCATTACTAGAACATCCCACCATTGTAATGATAACCCCCGAGGATTCCCACCATATTCCCGTAGCGAGAATTCCCCGTATACTGAGATATCACAACGGTTGCCGTTGTGACAACATACTCCTGTCATTTGATCCTATAACTGAAGATGTAATTCGAAGGGTGGCCAGCCCTCTTGATGGAGCCAAAACATGCCCAAGCAGACAAAGCACAGTCGTCATGGCCAAAAAATTCTTGTAACAGACGATGAAAGGGTCGCCCGTGTTGTCCGCAGACTACTTCCACACTGGAGAGTAACTCACATCGATCCGAACATAGTGGCCTGGCCAGATTATCCCGAGTTGGGTATCTGTATCAAGACCATGCGCCCCCGCTGGGAAGTTGACCACGAGCTAGTACGCCAGCTCCAGAAGATGAGCGAGTATCGGGTATATTTGGCTACTGAACCTACCCCACGAGGAGAGTTTTTTGCATCTATTATGCAGGAAACTTTGCCCCTAGCTAAGCGGGTGCGCCTGATGCGTTTGACCGTTAGGGGATTGCATAAGGCGATAGCATCCGCCAAACAAGTAGATCTCCCCGTGGCACAGGCATATTGGGTAAGAGTAGCTATGGATCGCATGATCGCAGTTAAGGGTCGAGCTGTACTCCATGAGATCATGCATGCTCCAGAAGATCTCCCCATAAATCGAACTATTGGAGTGATTCTCCAGATCCTCGCAGAAAAAGAACAGCACATTAGGAGTACATGTAAAGACCCCGAGGCAAAGGTATGGCGAGTGGGTGTGACACTAGAGTCCGGGGAAACAATCTACTCTGGGCAGATGACCCGGATTAGAGCGAAGATGGTGGCTCACCTACTAGAGACCAATAAATATCGGGTCTCAATAGATGATGAGCCAACTGTCATGCGGGAAAAATCCCCATTCTCGATGATCAATGTAATGCGAGAGGTACATAGCAATAGTTCCCCAGGGTCAGCCTATGCGGAGATGCTAGACATATATCTACAGGGGCACATTGAATTTCCGGAGGGAGATGGGGATCTCTGTGTGCGAATGGCACCGGAAGCCATCCGAAAAGTGAGTAGAGGGAATGTAGGCAAATTAGCCATCCGTTGTTGGGGGGAGTCGTCCAACCCTACATATAGTAGTCAACGAATTCGGTGGTGTCACTCTATTCATCGGAAACAAATACTTTTGACACATACATCGAAGAGTGGGGGTTCTTGGGATGAGATGCATCAATATTTGTTGGATGCAGAGAAAACTCTGGTTACCGCCTCACATGTAGAGATTCACGATCCACAAAAGACACCCTACACTGTAGGTAGCCTACTCAAGACTCTTAGAGATATTGGAGTAAATGACATCGGGCACTTTGTCCGAAATCTGCAACGGGCAATTGATGCGGGATTCATCACTACCGAAGACTCATCCCTTCGGTTATCACAGACAGGGGAATTGGTAGGGCGGGTACTCAATAGAGTCTTCTCTTCGGCTGCATCCCCACGTATGATACCCAAAATAGAAGCCATGCTGCATGGCGTAGCCGAAGGAAAGACCTCTCCGGAAAAGGTGCTTCGACTGTTTTGGCGCAACTGCATGACGACTGCAGTAACCACGGAATGGTGCAGTATTAATCAGGTCTTCGGATCCGAAGTACCCACATGTGACAATCTTCGAGTACACATGAGGGTTCCCATGCGACTGATATACAAACCTACTCCGGTACTGCAGTGCCCAGAGCCCGGGTGTATGTCTATTTCCGGGATTGATTTTACAGCAGATGGTGAATTGACGTCATTTCACAGTGCCCCATCCGGGCACCAGTGTCCCCAATGTGGTTCGGCAACCATTTACGGTCTGTGTGGAACGGGAAGGTATCTGTTCTGCGCAGTATGTCGAAAGCGAGTAGAACAATGTTAAAGCCACATCAGCCAGGCCCCCTTCCCCATGGTAGAAAACCCCACAAGTCGAAAAAAAGTTGCATTTACTGTAAATGGATTGACGCACCATGTTTTGAGCTAGGTAACCCACGGTTAGGGTGTCGATTGATGAGGGGGGTAGCCAACTCGACACCCGCATGTGATCAGTACACCCCGACTGAGGTGCAGACACCGGATAAAACCCTATTAACTATTCTGGACAAAACCAGTGGCAGGCGGGAAGACGCCACGGTATCGACCGCATCCGTATGCGTCACATCCGGATGTTTAGTGGCTGATTTAGCACTGGGGGGTGGGATCCCACCAGGGAAGGTGCATACAAAAGCGGGGCATCCCCACGCAGGGAAGACAACCGATTACTTTGAGTCTATGGGTGACTGTCTTGCTAGGAGGATCGTAACCTATGTTTTCGACGCAGAGACAGCCATAGACTGGACATATGGCGCAGTAGCTATCCGAAAGTGGGGTGTAGAACTGGAATGGGACGCGAGAAATCAATCCTGGACCCATCCCTGTTTGAAACTTGTGGATTTTCCATCGGGTGACGACTGGTTCCGCTTCATGGCATGGGTACTGAAAACCTTACCGGATTATACATCCGGCCCACCACAGGTTGCGTTTTTCTGTGATAGCGCAGCCAATCTTACCCCTAAATCATTAGCTGATAACCCCGACAGCAACCCGATGGCTGCTCAAGCCCGGATGTTTGGTACCGGGTTTCATGTAGTAAGATCACTGCTTAAACGGAAGGGTGGTGTGCTTTTCTTCACCAACCATATCAAAGTAAAACCCGGGGTGGTCTTTGGATCTCCAGAGTACATGACGGGGGGATCGGCACTCCATCACCACTCGGATACCATCGAATGGATGTCTGCGCGTTCATCAGGCATGCCACAACCGGCAGTAAAAGCCAAAGGGAGGCGGATAGAGCAGTCTTGGCGTCTCAGTGGGAAGGATTTTTTTGTATACGCTGCTCACGCATTCAAGAAAAATCGAAGACGAGGATCAGCCACTGACCAGACATGGAGTCGAATCTGCTTCAAAGAGAGCGGTGGTGGTGGCTCGGGGGTGGATCGAGCGTATGATGTGTTTCAATTCCTCTGCATGACTGGACAGGCAGAATGGGTTGGTCGAGAAAGGGTTACCCTTAATGTTCAGGTTCCGACTGTTGTGGGGGATACAAAAGAAATAGTCTACAAAAAGGCCAAGAAATTCTACGGAGTGAGCATGTCATGGGTGGAATTCCGAAGACTAGTTTACGAAGAGGCACATGACCCCGGAACATATCTAATAGACCTGCACAACATTTGCAGACAACAGATGGCCACAGGGTGGGCATTTGAACAATACAAAGAGTTCACCAAGGATATTGAGTAGCCATGCGATTCATCCACACAGCAGATATCCACATTGGAGCGCTTCGGGGTCTACGGACAGTTAGTATGGAGCAGAAACTTCGGAGATATAGCAGTACTCTACAATGTATCTTCGATGCGGCTCGGGATCGAGCCGCATCCACCGTAGTGCTCGCCGGGGATGTATTCGAGCACTCGAATGTCTACCCTAAAGAGCGTGACGTTCTACTCAGATGTCTGCTAAGCAATTGGGACATCCGTGTTCTAATCATCAATGGAAACCACGACGTACTAGAGCGTGGGTACACATCACTACATTTCCTCAGCATTCTACAGGCATCAAATCGAATCCCACACGTCACCGTAGCAGAAATAAAACCCGTCCGCGTGATCGTTGATGGTATACATTTTCTCTTAGTCCCCTTTGTGGGGAAAGAACGTCTCTTCTATAAAAGAGTGTCCTTGTTGGTTAAGCAAGTAAGCGATGAATTCCCAAAGAAACCCCCACCCATTGTGGTGGCGAGCCACGAGATGTTTCGTGGCTCCATAACGGATCTGGATACCACTGGGGAGTATACTAAGTCTGGAATTCGCTTTCCCAGAATCCCCGAGGTGACTTATTGGGCATTAGGGGATATTCACCGATGTCAACAAATTGCGAAGGGTGCGCACTATTCTGGGCCCCCGGTACAAATGAACTTCGGGGAAACTTTGGAAAAAGGTGTTCTCCTAGTAGACACTGACGATCCTCACCACCCAGAGTTCATCCCTATACAACACTCCGATATACTGCCTTTGATAAATCTGGAAGACCCCACAGAAGATGACATCCAGAGGATCGCCAGAGACCCAGGGTGGGTTAACCTCCGGTCTAATCGGAACAATGTAGATGTCTCTAGCTGTGGGGTGGTAGTTAAAGTCACACCGAAAGCGTCATCCTCGACTAGACACACCCCTCAAGATTTGATCCGACAGGCACACAAGCAAAATCTATCCAGAGATCTCCGGGCATGGCTACTACACAAAAAGAATTACACTCCGGAAGATGCAGGATCTGCCATACGACTAGTCAAGCCATACCTACTACGAAACACAGAGTAAAGTTTGGGTAAATATACCAAAGGAGGTATTCGTGGCCAAACCGAGCGTAACAGTACGAAATAAAATAATGGAGCGGGCTCGACAGGAACAGGAAACTTCCGAGGAAGGCATTCCCCTAACTCACAAGTATCGACCACGAGATATGCGGAGTTTCGCTGGACAGACATCTGCAATCGAGGTGGTACGGGATGCGTTCAGTGCCAAGCGCATCCCGAGGGCATGGTTAATCGAAGGGCGGACAGGGACAGGAAAGACATCTTTCGCTCGGCTAATAAGTATGCGCATAAACTGCATCGGGGTAACGACCGGTGCAGATCCTTGTGGGAAGTGTGACTCGTGCAAAAAGTATGCTACTTATCCCGCACCTACCCACCCTGCACATATCGAGATCAATGCCTCGTCTGAGCGAGGCATTGATGATGTCCGCAGCTTGGTACAGCAATCGAGACTGCACACCATGACGGGGCAGCGTAGAGTGATCCTGTTGGACGAGCCCCAGGGGCTTACACCACAGGCACAGGAGGCTATGCTCAAACCGTTGGAAGACCCCGCGGGAAGTACCATCTGGATTCTTTCCACGACCGATCCAGGAAAACTCAAAAGTACTCTGATAGGAAGATGCCGAGCTGGGCACCTGAAGATCCGACCACCAACCCTTGCAGAGCTGGGCAAACGCCTAGCCAAGATCGTCAAAGAGGAACATGCCACACTAGACAACAAGTGGCTCAAGCGGATCGTTGTGGCGTGCAATTATACGCCCCGAGACAGCATATCTGTACTCGAACAGGTCCTAAACGCGCAGAGAAGGAAGGGTGGCGTTGATATCAAGAGGATGCTGCCCACCATCATCGACTCCGTACAGTCAGGAAACCCCGACCAAGTGGCTATGCACGTGATCGGAGAGATCTTGGCAGGAAACCCAACAGAAGCATTACGAACCGCAAACAAGTCGGGTATGGAGGCCCACTTGTTGCTCGGTGGAATGATCCGAGTGTGGGATCAGACAATCAAGGCGATCATTTCGAGAAGTCTGGTGGATCCCTACTTCTCGAGCAGCATGTTTCGGATTTATGCGGATGCTGGAGTCGATGCGGGTATGGAAGGCATCTCCCTCTCTGATCTCATTAGAGGGGGTGAGTATCTAGCTCGCCAGTATGAGAGGGCCAAAAATTTCATTGTACCGGGATCTTTGGTGACCACTCTGGTGGTCACCGGACTCTGGGACACATGTGTGCCAGAGGATCAAGCAGAATGAACATCCTGCTTGATGAGTTACGTGTCCACAACGGCCTCACCTGGGGTAGTCTTCGCCTCCCCTTAGCAGATCAGGGGTTGTGCCTGGTCACTGGGCACAATGGCTCGGGAAAAACCAATATCACCGAGCTAATTCTCGATATCCTCTATGGGAAGACCACTAAGAGTGGTCGAGCACAACGCATAGTAAATCGAGTTGCACTCCGCAACAAGCAAGGGATGACGCTGGAAATCATCTTCCGCCGGGAGGAGACAGCTGGGGAGTATACCAAATACAGGGTCTGCAAGTCCTATGGGATCAAGGGCAAGAAGAACGGGGTAGTAGTATATCGTGGTGATGAACCCCAACCCGTATCTCCTACTCGGTCTGTTGAAGCTCAGACATATGTTTCCAATCTAATCGGAATAAACTTTGAGGAATTCTGCTCAAGCGTATGTCTCCCTCACCGTGCGACCCACCCCCTGGTGTCAGGTACACCGGGCTCCCGTGCGAAGTATATCAGCGATGCTTATGGACTAGGCATCTATGATGAGATCCAGATCAAAATAAAAGCTCTTAGGGAAAGAATCCAAGCGAGATTGACTGGTATAGAAGATACATCATCCCGCCTCAAGCTATTGGAGTCCGAGCTGGCGCAAGAGGACTCATTGAATCATATACGAAGTGCAGTCTCTGCACTTCAGCAAAGGGTAGAGAACCTCAAAGAGAAATACGCTCAAACAGAGGTAAAACTTATATCCGCCGTGCGTAGGCGGGACAAGCAACGTAGACGCAAGAAATTAGAAAGAGAGATAAGTCGACTCCAAGATGGAGATGGTCATGTCACCCGAGAACGGATCCGTAAACTCCGAAGAGAAAGAGATACCCTGCGTGGGAAAATCCCTGACTTACGTCGCAGAAATGTTTTGGAAAAGATGCTACTGCAAAGCACTATGATAGGTATTCCGGGTTACGCAATCCCCGAAAACGTAGAAAAGAGAAAATCCGCGTTGAAAGCCTTACGTGTACAGTTGAGCAAACTTGACGCCCAGATAGAGATCATCGAATCTCTCAATGGTCTCGATCGGTGTCCTACATGTCGACAGAAATTGCGGGGTGACATAAACCCTAGCCGACTCGGATCACTCCAGCAGGGTCGAAACAAGATGAAAGCGGAGTTAACTCCGCTTCAACGCGAGCAAAAACTATTCGAAGAGTATATTCTTCAACTCAAAGAGGAGCAAAGACTACAAAAAGAGCTAGACCAACTACCGGTGGGGAATCTCGCGAAGATTCAGACTACCCTTGCACAGACGGACAAAGAGATCTCCGACATAGAAACACACCTAGAGGGAATCCTCCGTAGAGAGGCGTTGGTGGTAGAGATCTCCGATCTACCTAAAGGCCATCCGGATAAGACTCAGCGGATGGTAGATCGGGTAACTAGGGAAAGAAATGACATTCGATCCAAATGGGATAGGGAAAGCAGACGCCTATTGGCGGTACAACAAAAGATCTCCCGCATACAAAAACTCTGTGCGCAGATTCGCACGACACGAAAGGAAGTAGCTAAGGGTGTGGAGAATCGAAAGAAACTGACCATGCTATCCGATTGCGTAGACGCCTTCGGGAATAGGGGTCTACGCTTGGAGAGGATGCAACAAATCCTTGCAGAGATTCAGACTCGGCTAACACCCTATATCCAGAATCTGCTACCTAAGTACAATTTTACTCTAGCACCGGGAGAGGCTGAAATAATATTTGAGGCATCGGATAGGAAAGATCCTAAATGTGTGTGTTTTGAAATCGGATCTCTGTCTGAAGGTGAGAAAAAACGCTTGTCGTTAGCCCTACTTTTAGCGGAACGAGAATTGAGAGCAACCCAACTGAACGTGTTCTTCCTCGACGAGTTCGATGGGGGTTTGGACGATAGTGGTAGGGACACATTGATAGACATTTTGTCGGAATTACGTATTGAATTCCCGTCTATATTTGCTATCTCACACTCGGAAGGAATCCGTGGACACGGTGCATTCTCTCAGCATATCCATGTCTACAGAGATTCGGCAGGAATTTCGCATATGAAATGCAGAAGGCGCTAATCAAAAACCATAAAGAATTACCATGCTTAACAAATAGGAGCAACAAATGATGAAAAAATCCAAAGAGAAGACAAAGAACCCTTCGACCAAATTGGGAAAATCGCAGTATTTTCCCAAAATGGCAGGGTTTGGTTATCAGAGTCCCGCAGTTGTGTTCCTGTTCTCTACCAACATTATCGGAACACGCACCATCATGGTGACTGACGAGGTACCTCGCGAGGATATCCGAGAAGCCATTCACAACAGACATGGGGAAGAATCAATTGTATTCATTGTGTGCGGGGCACGTAACCTCAAGAAGCTGGGACCCCTCACCAAAGAAGAAATCAAGGTGTCAGTCCACGACGACCCCGAGATCCTCGATGCTCTCCGAGCGAACATCCGAATAGTAGACGCCAAGCAAGCAGTGGACGGATCCTGGGGGTTGATAACCCCCCAGCCTACCATAGCTGGGATTCAGGAGTCCATCAAGGCCGCGGGGTATCGACCAATTCACCCAACTAAAATAGACGCCGTGTTACGTACAACAACTGCTATCATTCCACAATTTAGCAAAGACTTTGACCCGATGGCCGCTCTGAAAACACTCTTTGGATGCATCCAGGAAAAGCACCAAGAAGCGTGTCAGCTAGCGATATGGCGGTTTCTCGCGGGTATTACCTCTAGGAGGAGTATATCCGGAGCTAAGCGGGTAAACATCACCCGCTTAGAGGATGGAAAAAATCCTGAGGAGTTCAAGCAGCTCTGGGCCAATGTGCAGATGTGGATTGAATCGGATGAAGAAGGCCGAATGGTAGCAGCTGCATATCAGCTGCTATCCGAGAAGAAAATCAAAAGCACAGCCATTGCTGCTGCTCGAATGGGTGCAGACTTGGGTGTATTGAATGCACTTGTTAGATTCATCCCACCAAGTCGAAAGATTATATTTGCTGGTTGGAAGTACCAAGGATGAACCACAGTGAGATATGTGTCGAAGAGCGTAGAACCACAGTCATACAAAGCCGCTATCCCCGTGGTGTGCTCCAGGCGAACATTGGTGTGTTCGCCTGGTAGATCCCCATCACCTACTCACCCATTTGATCATGCTCTCACGCGACGAGCAGAAAAGAAAGGTTGGGTATGGCGTCAGAAGCAAGCCACCCTCTTGTGCCCAGAACACACTGCCTTGGATCCAGAATAAGAATTCCCTTGACATCCGCCCGAATTACTGCTATACTCTATCCCACATAATGCAACCCCGAAAACGATTCCATGTAACATCCATGTAACAAAGGAGCATGCAATGTACAAATGTCCATTCTGCAAAGCAACCGTACAACATGAAGCAGCAGAACATGCATTTCACTGTGTAACCCAGCACGTGCGGGTAGATGACCGAGTTCTCTTCGGAATGCCCAATGGAGAAAGGACATTGGCCAAGGTCTTGAAATTCAATGGTAAGTCGGTTAAAGTGGAAACTGTAGAGGAAAGAGGTACTGGTAGAAGTAGTCAGGTAGGATCAAAGTGGACGTGTGCTTATGCATGTATCTTCCCAGCAGATGACGTGATGGAAGCCGAGAAAATCATTGCGGCTGAAAAAAATCGCTTGACAAACGGAAACAAATCGGGTACAATGGTAGGTGCAGGTGAGCGTAAAGCCCAGGGCGAGGGTGCAACAACAGAACGCCAAGCACAACAACAGCAAGGAGAATGGACCATGAGTAAGACAGCTGCCAAGAAGCCCACAGCAACTGAAATAAAGGAAATGCTGCAGGAGGCCAAGAGGCTAGGGATTGTCATCCCGAAGGGAACAGATGTGGGACAAATATGCTTTGTCATTAAGGATGCCAAGCTCATTGAAGATGGGCTGGAGGAAGACGCCGACACCAATGGGCTCCCCGAAGTGCCCGCCGACGCTTACACCCTGGAGCACATCCAGGCGCTGTGCAAGGACAAGGACAAGAAGGGTATCATGACTGCGTGCACCACCATGGGGCTGGGTGTGGGATCCCCGAAGGATGGGTACCTGCTGCTTAAAGGGTTGATCAACCCAACCGCCGATGGGTTGTCCAAGACCATCGGTATGCTCCGGGACAAGCACTACTACCTCGCGGCACTGCTGTGTGAGGTAGTGCTGGTCAATCTCATGGCTGGCCAGGCAGAGACCACCCCGGACCCGACGGAGCCCAAGGCCAAGAAGGAGACGGCCCCCCCGGCAGTGGCTGAGCTGAGCAAGGCACAGAAGAGTGCCATCAAGGCAGTGAAGAAGCTCATGCAGGATGCGGTTGACGCCGGGGCCAAGGATGGGGCGGCGACGTTCAAAGACATCAACACTGATCTCAAGTGGGGATTCCGGAAAGTTTCTGAGATGCTGGCCTATACCACCAGCCTGTTGGTCGAAGGAGCCACCGGGGATACCGCCTGGTTAAAGCTCAACAATCAGCTAGCGACGGCTGGTTGGGGGCAGCTCAAGATGGTAGACGTTCCGGAAGCCAAGGCTGACAGCAAGCCCAAGGGCGCTGGCAAGCAGCAACCCAAGGTGGAAGATCCCACCACCGAAGAGGATGACGATGACGCGGAAGAGGATGAGTGTGCTGGTTCCGGGGATGATGAGTGTGAGGATGCTGATGAGGATGAGTGTGCTGGTTCCGGGGATGATGAGGATGCCCCGGTGGTACTGGGGTACACCAAAAAGAAGGTAGACACCGATGTGTTCTACTGCCTTGATGGTGGCAAGAAGCTTACCGAGCTCAACCCCCTGCTCACCAGCAAGGTCATGAAGAACACAGGTTTCTTGTTTGACAGTGAAGACGACAACTGCTGGTACGTGGACAGTGAAGGTTGGAAAGAGGCAGGCGACGCACTCCGGGACGCGGTCGCCAACTTGGTCTTCAAATTCCACAAGTAGACAGACAGTCGCCCCCTAACCCACTCCCATCTTGCCAGGTACATTCTCACCAAATACATTTCAGGCTCACCCAATCCATTTCAGGATCCTTCTCAATCCCTATCCCCCGAAGCCAATCCTCTAAAGATAGAAGTATAGTAGTAGAAGTACAATAGCAGGAAAACCCATACAGGAGCCTCTTACATGGCACCGTCCGTTCCCACCATGACGCCTGGACGAGCTGCCTTGGTGAAATTGATGGACACATACCTGAGAGGTCTACTCGACCCATTCGTGACCATGCTCGAAGTATACAAGTTGCTATACTTTCTTCAAATAGCTGGTGAGCCGCTCCGCCTGAAGTTCAACAAGGTATTGCTTGGTCCCAACACGAAGAATTTGTGGCATGCCATGCATATGATCGAATACCACATGGTCTCTGGCTATGCAGGGCATGCACCTGACGGGCACATCAATCTAATACCCGGTGCCATAGAGGATGCCACAGCCATCCTGCAGCAGCATCCAGAAACGATGGCCCGGGTAGAACGTGTGGCAGATCTGATATCAGGTTTTGAGTCGGCCTTTGGGCTAGAGCTTCTAGTGACTGTACATTGGATCACACAGCACGAACCATGTGACAGCCTGGATGAGATAGTCACCCGTGTGTGCATGTGGAAGCACAAGAAACAATTCACCCCCCGCCAGATTGGAATTGCGGTGAACACGTTGAAATGCAAAGGCTGGTTGACCCCCAGCCTTTGAGTAGACTAAATGGTGTCGATACCTACCAGAGATCCAGAAGATACTAAACAAGTAGTCAATCCCCTATTAGATTCTCTATTATCCCCGGGAAGACAAAACCCGCCCTTACCATCCCTTTCCTTTCTGGATCCCTAGAAAGCACTCTGTAACGGTTTTACGTTATCCTTCTTAGTAGGATGTCCACTCTTCTTTTGCTTCTCCTCGGATCCCAGAGAGTAAGGGGATTATCAGAGAAGGGTATGGGTGGGTTGCTTACTAGAATGTGAAGGTTGCCCGTCTTTGCTGGTTGCAGAGAGTGCTGTATCGGTATGGCTACGTGTGTCTACTCCTAAACGCTGTAGCCATTAGGGGTCCTGCCAAGGAAAGTTATGCTCCCCGGAAGATTCCCGAAGGTTCTCTTGCTATTAGGTTACGAACCCCATCAACTAGTTCGAGTTATTCTGGTAGCAAGTCTACCTCGTATTCGCCTTATCAAAGGCACCGGAATCTCATATGCCTGCTGTCAAGTCAGGCGGTGTCTAAGCCGGGTTTGTCACGCTCTTTCTCCGTTTTCCCTGTAGTAGAATTTCTGGGGTACTCACGGATCCCCGAGGGACTATGTACCTGCCCCATGTGCTCTCGCTAAGCCATTCTTCGTTCTCGACGGCGGTTGTGCTGTATCCTGCTACGATAACCGGGCGGGGATCCCTCCTATGGCGTCCCTGCTACTTCCGAGGTTGCAGATGCTGTTATACAACATCAAGTTAGCACCTCGTAGTGCCCTACTCCTACTCTTACCACCCGTGAACATATACCACGTTCATCACGCATAGGCTTACGTGACAAGGCTGGCGGTTTTGACTATTAGTTCCAGCCGAGACGAGACCGTAGCCGGTATCTTTTCTAAGGGAGACTAGCTAGACTTTGTCGGGTGCCCAGTGACAACCAGGTCCGGATTACCATATGTCCGTCTCCGCTCCTCTCCGGGGTAGCTACCCGCAGAATACAGAATCGAGAACCTTTCCAGTTTTTATCCCGGATTACCAGAAGCTCTTTGTCATCAGAGCACCTACCGGGTTACTATTGAATGACACCTCACGGATCCTCACGAGAAGGGGGGTCAGACGTTTTTGTTTATTGCGAGACCGGTCGGACTGGCCATCCCGTCCTAACAGGAGATAGGCTCGAAGGTACCTTAAAAACTCCCGTTTCGTAATTAGAGGGACGTAATTAAAAGCGTTTCCCTATTACGGAGAAAACAGCATCGCCACCCGCATAGATTGGTGTTCCGATTACGGTCCAACCTGGGGCTTGCGGCCTGGCCCAGGGTCAGCGAGAGGACTTCCCAGAACTCGAAAGCGAGTTAAGCAGGGTTGCCAGTGGCATTCTTCCCGGGTCTTATAATATCCAGATGCACACCTTGTTATCCCTATGTTATCACCGGTTGCACCTTGCGGTGGAGAGGTGGAGAAGAGGGTTGAGTGTGTGGACATCACGGTGTAGGCTTCGACACGCTATTTCGGCGCTAGGCGCAAATCAGAAGGACCAACACCACGGGGCATTGTCACCCAACATGATCACGCTAGCGGCCAAGGCGGCAACATAATTACAATTAGGGCTCGCTGGTCGGATGTTGCATAAACACCCGGTCGCTTTCCTCCACCCGGGGATCCTAACTCCAGGACCTTCGAGGGTGGAACAAGGGGTGGAAAACGTACCCAATACACCCCACGTTTGGTGTTCCCGATTTTTCCTTTCACAAGTTTGGTTCGGTGGGGGAGTTGCTAAATTGATGGCTCCCATCATGCTTTATCTGCATTAGTGACTTGTTGGTGTGTACCGGGAAGCATACTGATTTTGCTATGTTTTCTTTTTTTGTTGACATTGTAGCAGCAAGTAGATATACCATATTTGTACTTTGCAGATATTCACTTAACGGTTCAGTAAAGTGAGATTTCTGTAAAGTTGGCTCAAGTGGTCAGAAACAAAAAAACGGAGGAGGCTACTACAATGAAGGGGTTTGAGTCTTTGGAGAGGTATGTCGTTAAGAACCCTGTGATTTTCGATGATCAAACCGTGTTTGATCATTTTGGTAGAATTGAACCCCTGAAGGTGTGCGGTCAAAGCACTATAACCGGATACATTGGAAAACGCTAGTGGGTGTTCCCGCCAAGCAGTTTGATGTTTGGTAAGTACAAGGGTGCGACGGGGAGAGATTGGGTGCTGGAGGTTGGTCTGTATACGGGTCCGCATGGGGGTGATCCCAGACTCAGATACCTGGTTTATCCCTACTGGTCCGACGATATGCGACCCATCCATGCAGGATTCGCCCGCGTGGATGTAGTAATCAAGCGCAACACCACAGTAGCCAGTATCAACGTGATCATTGCTGATGCGCGAGACACGACGAGATCGTGGATTGACACTGGGGTGGGGATTGATCTCAAGAAAGATGTCCCGCCGGACGCAGATGTGTGGCGCAAAGATGTATTCCAGATGCTTCCTGTAGTTACTACGGATTACGATGTGTCTAGCATAGTAATGTGGCATGCAACCAGGTACTTCTCTTTCCTCATCCAATTCGGGTGGGCAGAGGATGTAAAAGCTCTGGCTGCGGGTTTCTCGGTCCCCCCAGGGACAAACTTGGCTGGAGCAAATCGGTTGGCATCGCAGAGGCTCTACGCACTCGCCCGTGAGTGAGTGAGTGAGTGTGGGTGGGTGAAGTTGAACTCTCTGCAGAAAAGACGTCTTGGTCTTGCGGATGGAAGTTCGAGTTGGCATCCTCGGGATGATGTGAATCGAATGATGGCATTGGCGTGTGGTTTCTCACCGGACGGTGTATCGGAAGCTACGCATCGGGCGGCGTCACACGGTTCGTTTGAACCGGTACAACAAGGTTAGCGGTAGTTCTTAGCCTGTGAGTATAGAAAGGAAACATTACATGTACAGACAAGGAGATATTTTGATCCGGCGGGTGACCAAGATACCGGATACGGCAGTGCCACATCACGATAGAGTTCTACGTCGTGGTACAGCTACAGGTCACGCCCACGCACTTAGGAGTAGTGATTCGTCCCATGTTTTTCGCGATGGTGCCGATGTCTTCATCAGTGCGCAAGCAGATGCCTACATCGATCATCCTGAGCATGGAACTATTAGTCTCCCTCCCGGAGACTACGCAGTCACCCAGCAGCGAGAATACAAACCCGAAGGAATACAATATGTCCAAGATTGAACATTTGACACCCGAACAAGAAGCACTTCTTCCAACTTTTAGGCAAAAATGGTTGGACATTGGCCTATCCACAGAGCCAATCGACAGTCGATGTCGAGATGCCATCTCCCGCGCGTATCGGTGCGCGGGAGTTGAGCCACCAGCGATATGGATCCACCTAAACAGTCCGTTTGCCGGCTGTTTAGGCAGTGTATACTTGGTTCAAGTCAGGGATCAAGTCGGGAATCAAGTCAGGAATCAAGTCGGAGATCAAGTCGGGGATCAAGTCAGGAATCAAGTCGGAGATCAAGTCGGGGATCAAGTCGTGGATCAAGTCTGGGATCAAGTCTGGGATCAAGTCAGGAATCAAGTCAGGAATCAAGTCGGGGATCAAGTCAGGAATCAAGTCAGGAATCAAGTCAGGAAT